TGACAAATTTCCAATATCTCTTTCTTTAATTCTGGGTTATTTGTTTTTATATCAGTATTTAAATCGTCGTTGGATCCGGTGTATGTTTTCCAATCGGATTCAACCTTTACTTTTTTCTTTTTTAAATTCTTCTGGATAGTTTTACTAAAATGGAAAACTTTTTTACCAATATATTTTTTGTTATTTTGGGTGTTGGTAATTAGATAAACAAACCCAATTGCTTTTTCTGGGGGAGCAGTTAATGGTTCGTTGTTGTAAAGCCACATTGATTTTTACCTGTTCAAGTTAAGATAACTTTACTTAGGGTTATTCTTCGTCTTCAATTTCTTCTTCGTCATCAATTTCCGTTTCAATTTCACTACCACAAACAATACAATACCTAATATCATCGGTAAGGCATCCCTGTTGAGAGTGAATTTGATATTCTGAGTCGCATTCAAAACAAGTTATTTTTGTTATCATAGACTTCCTTGTCCTCTTTTTATTTATGTTTAAAGTCTGTTTTATACCATCCATTACCCTTTAACGCAAAATTAGTACGAGCGATTAATCTTTTAGGAGATTCAGCTGCACAATATTTACAGTTTAGAGGGTCAGATTGGTCTTTTCTTAATTCTTCCCAAACTTGTTTACAGCTTGGGCATTCGTAATCGCGTAATGGCATAGTATAATCCTATTATCAACAGTAGAGCATAATAAAAAATAGTTGTTGTAAAAATTACTGGGATTAAAAATAACCCCAGTAAAGCAATGAAATTTAGTTTTCTTACCTTATTTAGCATTTAACTGCATTGACAGTATTTTTTAGCAGGCGGAGCTGAAGTCCAATCATATGGGTGTTCATCAATAGAATTAGGTAATGTAATTGTATCTCCTTCAAATTTAACATAAGAGTTATCATTTGGATACCATGGAGGTTGAACTCCTCCGCCCACTCCTCCTATAGGACCAACGCCTACGCTTTCTGTAATAACAGTAGATTTTTCTCCAATAGATAATTTTCCGTCGAAAATTTTATGCAACTCATTATACAATTCTAATGCATCATGATTAGATAAAATTAATTCTTTTTTATCAGAAAGCGTAAAAACCAATTTACTTAATTTAGCCATAATAATTCCTTAACCGTGACAAGCAACACATTCACCTTTAGTAACATTTACTCCATTTTCAGATCTAACATAATACAATGATTTAATCCATGGATCTTTAAATGCCAATTTATGAACTTCGCTAATATATTCTTCATCTTCATCAGCTGAAAAGAAGAAATTAATGCTTTGAGCTTGATCAATATAACGTTGACGAGCTGATGCTAATCTAACAATTTGTTTTTGATCAATCTCAAAAGCTGTTTTAAATACTGCTTTTTCATTATCATCTAACCAAGTAACATGTTGAACTGAACCGTTATTACTTATAATGTCTTTAACCACTGCATCTGTATAAACGCCTTTGTTTTTCATCACTGTTAATAATGATGGGTTAACGCGATCCATTTTACCAGCAGAGGTATTTTGAACATAAGCATTTTTATAAATTGGTTCAATTCCCTGACTAACAGAACCACAGATTAAAGCTGAACTGAGATTTGGAGCAATAGCAACTCGATGAGTATTTCTTACACCATAACCTACACACCATTCCGGTTCACCCCAATTTTCTGCCATCCATTTAGATGCTCGTAATGATTCCACATCTAAATGTTTAAAGATCTCAGTATTTTTATAATAAGCGTCCATTGATTCAAATGGAATATTATGGTCTTGTAAATATGTATGGAACCCAAGCATACCCAAACCAAGAGCTCTAGATGCTGTAGCAAAAGCAACAACTTTTTCCATTCCAGGTTGTGTTTTACCGATTTCAATTAAATCTTGATTAACACAATCTAGGAATACTGTTGCATTAAATACTGCGTCAGTATCTTTCCACTCATCATAAAGTGAAGCATTCATCGAGGATAAAACGCAGCTAAATGTATAATCTTCGCTGGAGTGTAAAGCGATCTCCGTACAGAGATTAGATGCATTTACTCTTAATCCTTTATCTTTATACATTTGAGGACTAAGATTATTAACTCGATCAACAAAAAAGAAATATCCTTTTCCAGTAATCATTTTAGTTTTTAATGCTAATTGATAACGTAATGTGGCTTCATTATCATTAGCATCTAATCGAGCAATAAATTCATCAGTAACAACCCATCCAAGATTTGCATCATCGGGGTTTTTGCTAATAAAATTTACAATCTCATAAAAATCTGGATGATCAATTTCAATATACCCAGCCCAAGCTCCGCGACGTTGACTACCTTGAGAAATATCTCTGGACATTTGAATAAAATCTTTAAAGACTGGGAGAACGCCTGAAGCTCCTCCTTTAACGCCCTTGATAGGAGCTCCACGGTGTCTAATCTTTCCTAGGTAGCCACTAGTACCGAAACCATTTTTACTTAATACAGCAGCCTCTTGTTGAGCTCCATAGAATCCAAAAACGCTATCTGGAATTTCTCCTCCAGAACAACTAACAGGACAACCAAATCCAGTTCCCATATTAGATAAAACTGGAGTAGAGGCAGCCAACCAACCATTCCATAATAATTCAAAAAATTTAGGTTGCCATTCATCAGGATTTGGAGTATATTTTGCAGCATGTTTAGTTATTCGATTATAAACTGATTTTAAATCTGGACACTCAGCAGAAAGGTTTTTCTCCTTAAGCATTTGCCAAGCAATAGTTGTGCACCATGCAGGCAGTTGACCAGTTTCTTGTAACTCTTTTCTCTCATCACTCAATTCATCATAAATTGATTTTTCTTGCTTTACCATACAAATCTTGCCTCTTTCCAGTTGCGGTTGTAGTCACTACCAGTCGAACTAAAGAAATCGTGTAGTGTAGTTGATTCTAAGTCTTTATAAAACCATTCTGCAATTGGATTCCACGACGGTTTAAAAATAGATTTATAACCTAATTGTTTTAAACACATGTCTAATCTAGATTCAGTGAAATTATTTAACTGAGTTTCTGTAACACCTTTAATATGACCTTTTTCAAAAGTTTTACCATTAATAAATCCATCATGTTCTCTAATTACTCGAGCAGTTTCCTCTAATTCAGAACGTAAATGCAATTCATCTTCTTCGCTAAATTGTCCATCAACTTTTGCTTCAGCTAATAACGTTCTAAATAACCAAGCACCGCCTTGCGAATGTAAAGATTCATCAATAGCGGAAAAGTTAATTCCAGCATTTACATTAATTGCTTTATTTTTACCATTTGAATTAAAATGTTTAATAAAAGCAAACTGGCCAAATAAAACAGCTCCTTCAACCATAGAGAAAATTCCAACAGATTTTAATTTATCCATTAAAGTTTCTCTTTTCGATAAACGTTTACCGATCCATTTCATTCTATTAACTAAAACTTCATCATCTAGATATGATAAGTAAAATTCATCAGTATCTAAACCTAAAACTTGATTAATTTTATTATAAAAAGGAGCATGAACATTAGTTTCCATAAAAGCAAAGGCATCAGCCATTCTTTGAATATCAGGTCTCGGAAACACCTGAGCAACATAATTTTTCCAGTATTCATTAACTGAAATTTCATATTTGGTAAATAATTTTAAAGTAGAAGTCAATCCATAGAGTTCCGCTTCGTTAAAATTAGTTCTTATATCATGTAGGTCTTTTTCGACCTCAATTTCAAAATCAAACCACATAATTTCTTGCTGTTTTCTAGCAAATTCAATCGCCACTGGGTAATCAACAGTGTATGTTTCCTTTGGCGTCAGTAATCTAATAGCCATATTAGTCCTTTTCAATAAAAATTAAAATAGTTGCATCCCTGCAACTCATTATCCATATACTAATTATAAAGTTTTATTTTGTAAAATTTAACATTGGAACTGGTCCAGTCATATACTGAGGCAATTCACCATTCCATTTATCGATTTTATTTAGCTCAAGCACGCTTGGGTTATTTCTCAATGCAGCACCTTTAATTTCAATCGCCTCAGCTTCTGCTTTAGCAATAGCAATCTTAGATTCAGCTACACCTCGAGCTTCAGCAATAGTTTTATCTGCCTCAGCTTTTGATTGCGCTACTTCATTTTCTCGTTGTTGAGTTTTTTGTAATGCTTGAATTTTAGCATTAATAGATTCAACAATAGATTCAGGTAAACGCATATCGCCAACCAAATAAATGCTTTCTATTTTAATACCAACTGAATCCATATCATGACGAACAAGAGTAGTTACATCATCAATTAAAGCACTTTTACCCTCACCATAAACAGATTCAATATCTCTAGATGAAGCAGCTTTGTTAAACGCATCTCTCACGCTATTGCGTAATACAACATGAGTAATTTCACTAACGCCTTTGCGATATTTCTGAAAAATATCAGTCACTTTATCTGGTTCGATATGATAACTAATACCAACATCAGTATTTACAGTTAAACCTTGTCTGGTTTGAAATGTAAACGAATCATCATTTGGGCTACCTTCAGTAGAAGCTTTGGTCCAAACATGGTTTTGCGTAAATGTTGGGAATAAGAATAAGTCTTCATTAACACCGATCCAGTAACGCCCAACGCCTAATACTTGACTATCCACGCCCTTGTCACCGCCATTTAAAAATACCTTAATTCCAGTATAACCTGGAGGAACATTAGAACAAGCAACAAGGAATAGAATCACTAACAACCATAATAATTTTTTCACTTTTATTCTCCAATCATTTTTTTCTTATAATCAGCATAAGCCGTTTCCCATTTACTTAAAAACATTTCGGCTAATTGTTCTCTAGGTAATACTGCAGTAGCATCCATTAATGATTCAATATCCAAAATAAGAGTAACTCTAGCTTTCGGCGCAAACGTATCTTTATCAACAAACATCTCAACATTTTCAATTAACATATCACACACCTCTAAAAATATATTTTACAACAGATGGTACTGTTGCAGCAGTTAATACAATTAAAACAAAACCGGAAATTACTTCAATGTCATCTCTAGCCGAAACTAGATACGGGCAAACAATTCCGATAATCAAAAAATACAATATTAAAACAAAACCTGCTTCAATAATTGCTCTACCCATTACACGTCACCTTCTTGTCTAACTTCTGATTTAATAATATCAAAACCTTGCGGATATCTAGCGGATAACTTCTCGACATTCATTACAATAGCATCTTCTAACGTAATATTTAATGCATTACAAGCAACAACTACATACCATAAAATATCACCTAATTCGCGCTTCAAGTGAAAGATATTATCTTCATCTAGCGGTTTACCTTGAAATACGATTTTCTTAACAACTTCAGTAAATTCACCTGCCTCAGCAGTTAAACCAAAAGAAGCAGTTAATAATTCAGGAATTAAAATTCCTAATTTATTACCATCCAATTCGCTCAACCTTGATTCCAGAATACCAAAAATTGATGATGGTTGTGAAATTGTTGATTGGACAAATGCTTCATAATCTTTTAATTCAACTTTACTCATAATTTCCTCTATCTAATATAATTGTGTTTACTTAATGATGCATGATAATTTACTCCATTAATCCAATATGGATCGTACACTAAATTATCATTATGACATTTATTTTGTAATTGAACTTGTTTAAACTCTTGTTGTTCAACCATTTTTTGATCTAAATCAGATTTAAAATTTAAATCATAATAATATTGTTTTTGAACATTAATAGCTGTTATGTAATTCAAGCTGGAACTCATATTGGTGATCCTCTGCATTAAATTTATTTAATTTTTGCTCTACTCTATCGCGATACTGTATCCAGCCTCTAAAGTTACGATACCAATATGATGGATCTCCTGGAGTTGCTTGATGTTCAGCTGGACTAGCATGAATTGGAACCGAACCAACCAATCTATCGTGTAATATAATATCATTTGCTAAATTAGCAGCACTACCATCATGATTGCTGTAACTAACTCTAGCACAACGAGCTGTTGAAGCTTTTAATAAATCTTCTTCATCATAATATTTACGTTCTTCATCAGTAATGTACGGTAAATGCCACTCAGCATGTTCTCTTTCAACAGATTCACTGGATTCAATAGCATCATAGATTGCTTTAGCTAGAGTTTGAATCTCAGGCTGAGCATCCGGATGAATTCTTAAATCAAAAAAGTTATCCCATTCTGTTGAAGTAACAATAACATTAATATATTGCCATGGCTCTAAAATTCTATTACCAATTTGTTTATGTAATCCAATTTTATCAAATCCATAAGCAAAAATACAAGCAACTTTAGCTGAAGTTTTCCAAATAAATTTAGCAGCAGATAATTTCCATCCAGTTAATTCTTCATTAGCTTGCATTCCAGAAACATTAGCTCCCCAGTAAACCGGCATAGCTGGGTCATTCCAAACTTGAGAAATAATTTTACTAATTGGAATTGCTCTAGAACTAGATGCAGATCTAGAAAATACTCGATGTGTCATAAATTCTGCATGAATAAATCTAGGGTATTTTAATTGTAAAGTACAAATTCTATTATCAAAATCGTAATAAGAATCTGCAATCATTTTAGCTGTAATCATTTTCCAAAAGTCTCCAAATATAAACTTTCTAATTCCGGTCTATCTTCGGGAATATATTTTACCTGATATTTATCCCATCTAAACCAAATGCCACTAACTCTCATGTATTCTAGACCATCAATAAGGAATTTCGTATTTCCATCTTCGCTAGCATTAATTTTTTCTATTTTAGTTGTCATATTTTCTTCCAATTTAAGTATTCCAGTTCAGCTCGTAACCCAGAGAAGGTGTTATTACTTATTATAACTAATAATTCCTCCTGCGTCAAGCCATTTTTTATTGCATCATTAATATCCTTAACTCCAAATGATTCTGGTAATAAACAAACAGAGAACCCATTCTTAATAAACTTCCCGATATTTTTAACGATATTCGCGTTTCTAGGCTCGCAGTCAGGGATTAGTATCAACTTACTCTTATCAAACACATTAGCTGCAGCGGCCAAATTTGAGTCTGCAGTTGCGATCGCGTTTGGTAGGAATAAAGAATCGAATGGACCTTCTACAACATAAATCAGCTTCATTGGATCAACTTTATCCAGCCCAAAAATCTTTTCTTGTTCCCTGTCAATCTTTACTGTTATATATCTCATGGAATAACTATCAAGAGCTCTTCCCTGAAATGCAACTAAATCACCAGATCTAGAATAAAATGGAATGATTACCCTTGGACCAGTTTGATCAAGTTTTTTATCAGAAACGGATTCAACAAAAGCTTTAAAATCATCAGTAAAAAATAGATATTTAAGATATTTTTCTGGTATTTTGCGATCTAAGATATACTTTTTAGCAATATGACTATCATCTAAATCAGCAATAGTAGGTAAATCTATTTTTTTATCTTGAATTTTAAATTTTGGAATTGCAGGTTTATCAATAGAATTATTTTTCTTTCCAGTAAATTTTTCCTGGAAATTTTCCATGATATATTCTTGTTCTAGGTGAGGATCTAGATAACCAAGCAAAGATCTAAGAGTTGTTCCTTTATCGCAATTAAAACACGTGTAGAAATAATTATCGTTTTTTGCATAAACGAATCCACGAGTTTTTGATTTCATTTTTTGAGAGTCGCCGCAATATGGGCAACGCATGGTATATAGGTTGGTATTCTTTTGTTTAAAGAGTTCCAACTTAGGTGATAACATTAAAATGTATTTTCTATCTATCCAAATGCTCATTATAAAAAAGCCTGAAGTTTATATTCAGGCTTATTATACTACGAAAAGATAAAAAAGTAAAGCATTATTTTATTACAAATAATTTTTTGAGCATATCAATATTTGAAAATATCCATAAAACAACTACACCGCCGCCCCACAATAACCATTTGTATTGTAATAGGTCTACAGTTTTGGCTTCATTTTTATCAACTCTATCAGTTAAAGTTTTATTCATAGAATTAATTTCCTCTGTTAATAACTTCTCAATAGCATTAATTCTACTTGAAATATTTTTCTCAGAGTCTTCTAATATTTTATATAAATCTTCTAATTCATCTTTAGTATTAAGAAGGTTATATTCTATTTTCGTAGTTTTATCTAATACTGCTGCATGTTGAGTATCGATTTTATCAATTACGTCTTCGATTCTACTAAAAAGCCTATTAATAAATCCGACTTCTTGTTTTAAGACTGCAACTTCAACTTTTAATTCCGATAACGTTTCGACTTTTACATCATGCAACGTTGAATTATCTGCCATTATCTGCCCACCTTTAGGGAAATATCTTCTATTTTTGATGTTTGTTCAAGTAATTTATCTAGTTTATGAGAATAATTTTCTAAAGATCGCAATAAGTTAAGTCTTTTTGCTATATTACTTTTTGATAATATTTCTTTATCGTTATAATTATTATAATGGATCATCGGGGTTGCCTCTTTGACAGTCATCATAACAAATACCAGTTATTTCAATTTTTGTAATTTATAAATTGTAGTATTGCATAATTCAACAGATTCGTCAATTATATTTTGCATAGAAGTATCATCAGTAATTAATCCTCTATTTTTAGAAATCCAATCCCTAAATTCTATAATAGCATCAACTGCGATTTTCATTTCAGCAGCAATTGGAGGCAAACTAATAAATTTACCATATAATCCAATATAAGCTTCACAGAATTTATCTACAGTTTCAACAATTTCTTCATAAAAAGTTGTTAGAGCAGAATGTTCCGAAAAAGAATCTGTACTTAAATGAGCAAAATGAGTAGTTGTAGCTAGAGCTCTACAACGAGCAAAAAATTCAGAAGCAATTGCATTGGAAATTCCTTCTTTTGAACTTGGATCTTGAGCTTCTTCAGGCGGATATCCAGGTTTTGTAGCTTCAAATAAAGCTTGTTCTATTTCTTTTTGATTAGCTTTACGTGTTCTATTAAAACCGCAATCTTCAATAATAGAAGTTAATTTATTTTTATATTTATTATCCATTTTATCCTGCCCTTGTTATTGGAGTTCCAGTCATAACTGGAGATTGTTTTTTTCTTGGCACTCTTACTCCAGGATCTTTAAGTCCTGCTATACCATTTGTAGTATTAGTTGGAGCGGTACTAACCGCAGCAGGAGCACCTTCTCCATCTTCTTCTAAAAATTGTTTAAATGTTTTCATAATTCTCTTAATATTTTTGCGATTTCCATATCTAAAGGAATATCAGAGGAAATTAATTTAGTTCCATCATACAAAATTTCTGTAGGCATTCTATTTAGATAAACTAAAAACGTTTTTAATGCACTATAGCAATTATCATCTAATTTAAAAAATAACATTTTATTTACAGCTATAGTTGGTTCAAAAACGTTATATAATAATATTAAATGATTTAAAATTAACCGTTCAGCTAATTCGCCGGATTTTTTATATTTCTTTAACAATCGTTTAATGTAAATTATTCTTTTTAAATCGGAATTAAATTCAGTCATAGAATAATGCACAGAATAATAATGTTTTGCGGCAAATAATAAAAAATTATCTTCAGTCAAGTCATCCATAATTATAATATTATTTTTAATTTTGGTTAAGGTAATTATTTGGAGTATTAGCCTGTTCTAAATCGGTATTACTCATTTTAGCATCTTTACCTGGATAACCATAAAAAGTAACTTTTGCTTTTTTTCCAACACTATCTTTCTTAGCATCTTTAATAGTTTCAATTAATGTTTTTGTTGAATTACTTTCAACACTTTCTACATTATGCGCTTTTAATTGAAGCCATGCTTTAAATGCAGGAGAGTTTTTAATTCTTTCACGAAGCCTAGATCCAGCAACCCCGCGCAATTTATATGGATCTAATTTTAGATGTCTATAATATGTAACAACTTGATCGTAATTACTAATTTCGTCGATTTGTTCAAATTCTTCTGTTACTTCAATATCCTGTAAAGAATTCTCTAATCTAAGCTCTTTTATGGCTTTAAAATCCATTTAACTTCTCCTATTATTTATTGTTGTTTTTAATTGGGTGAAATTTAGCCGGCGGGTTAAATTTCGGCGTATGTTTTACAACAAAAGAATCTTGTTTTTGTCCAATAATATGCGGATCATGCATAGCAGGATTACTTTGATGTTGCGGATGATTTGGAATATGTGGAACAGGAGCATGCGGAACAGGATGACTTGGCGGAACTACATGAGGTTCAGTATGAGTCAAATGTTGCGTGTTAACAGGAGGTTTTGAATGAACTGCGCGTTCCGGAGGTTTATATTCATGATGAAATTTATTTTGATAATTTTTTTCATGTTCCCTATTCATAGTATTCATTAAAATAGTATCTGCTTTAATTTCGCTATCAGATTTAGTTACCTTTTTTTCGCGATTATTAAATTTATTAGTTAATTGTGCAATTTTTGGATTTGTATATCTTGAATGCAAATGAATACCAGCTTTAGCAAAACGAGCAGTTTCTGGATTTTTATATTGTCTAACAGAAGTATCTGTATCCTCAGTTAATCCACAAAACTCTTCATGATATTTCATTACTAATCTATCTTTGAATGATAATGAAAATGGCGAATTTTTTCCTGATGAATGTGCAACTAGCTGCGGGGTTGATGTATCAGAATAATCTGGAGTAATTACACTAGGTTTTGCTTCTTTTCCATGAAAATGTTTCGATGGATGAGTAGATGAAAATGCCCCTTTTAGTGAAGTAAACCTACTTGAACTATGTTTATTTTTCGATGGCATTTGGGATTACCTTTCTGAAATTTATTTTTTTAATTTTATTCAACACTTTTCTGGTATTTTCTTTATCTTGATCAGATTGCATACTAACTGTTGAAGATGCGGTACTTTGCATAGGACCGGTAGCTATAGGGGAAATATCATAATTAGGTGATTCAACTGATTCAGCAACTCCATTATAAACAGACCACGTCCCTGGAGTCATACTTCTCGTATCAGAAGTATCTGCAGGAAGTTTTAATGGAACAATTTTATTAACCTTTTTCTTCAAATTAATTTTTACAATTTCTTCTAAACGCAAATCGGATTTAAATGTTAAATCTTCTAAAATATCATAAATAAATTCTCTTGATTCAGTTAAATCCAATGATTTTGAATTATCCACAGTAATATAAGAGTTAAATAAACTAATAATTGCTTGTCTATTTGCATTTCCAACACTAATTCTATCCAATGATTCTTTTAAATTTTTTCTATCTTTTAATCTTTCAACAGCAATTCCTAAATCAGCCTCAACAACAATTAAATGCGTTGTATAACCAATTGCTTCTAATATATCTTTAGTTATAACAAACCCTAAATCAAATGAATTTCCAGTAACGAGTATAGAATATCTTTCTAAAAGAGAATCTTGTTTTTCCGATTTAGCTCGTTTAAATACTGCGTCATTATATAACATCTCATCAATTTGAGTTGACGTAAATTCTACAATACCGTAATTAGATGCAATATCTCTAATTACGACATCCTTTCCGGATCCAGGAGATCCGATAATAAAAATTGCTTGTTTATTTTGCATTTTAAAATAGTCTTATTTTGTTTAAAAATCCACGAATATATGATTCATGAACATTCATACCAGATTTAACATCACTCATCAATTCTTTTGCATGATCATCTGAAACGTGAGATGGAACTCCTTGTCTAAATGAATGAAAATCATTGTTTTTAGCAAATTCTCGCATTTTAGTTCCAGACATACCAGCAGTTCCTTCTGCATTTGGATCTCTATGACCAGCTGAACGCACTTCTATCTTTTTAAAATTATAATATCCATGTTTAGATGGCACTCCATTATATTTATGTATTAATTCTTCCATATCTTTTGTGCGATCCGAACCCGCAACATAAATTAAATGATCATGACCTTTATCGTGTAATTTAGATAAATGATGTAATAATGTTGGAGATTTAGAATCAGCTACAGAAAAATTAGTTCCAGGAGAATATCTAGATAAATGTTTTAATTTGTGTTCTGAAGTTAATGGATTTTTCTTTGGATCATGACTACCTGAAGCGATAATATCATGATCAGCATTTTCTTTTTCTGCAGTAGAACGAACAGCATTAATTAACTGTAAGTGCCCAGTTGTAGGTGGATTCATTCTACCAAAAGCAGTAACAACAGGATTTTTAGTGCTCATTAACGTACCTTTAACAAATTAGCTTTAGAAAATTCTTCTCTATTAACAAGTTTAGTTGGTTCTCCATTATGATGAATAACAAATCCTTCCGGATTTGTTCTTTTGTCACCAATATGGTGTTCTAATCCACCTTCATGTTGATTTAATGTTTTGGTTAAAATATTTTTAGCCGACTGTAAATGGCCATGCATTTTTAATAAACGATTATAATGATCAGAATTACCAGCAATATGAGATAGATGACTAGTCAGTTCAGTATGTTTTCTAGCTTTACCTGCATCACTTTTTAACTTATCAATTTGTTTTTCATATTTACCTACTATATGATTCTGCAATCCATCTGCAGAAGGTTTTTCGCCAGTTCTAACCGTATGATTAATATATGTTGCTAAATGACCGCTGTCACCACCATGAGGAGCTGTAGCATCATACATAGTATCTTTATGCGTTTTATGAATTTTATCAGCAGCATCCATATGTTTTTGAAATTTAGCTTGATCAGCTTCGCTATAATGAACGTTTTTGGTATCGTGTTCTGGAGTTTTACTCCAAACATCTGAATGAGATTTAAAATTATGTAAATCTGGATGAGGATCAGCTTTCATAGAAGATAAGGTATTTCCATGATACTGTGTATGAGTAACAACACCTAATTTTGCTTTTTTAACTTTATCTGCTTCTTCGCCGTGAGCAGTATATTTAATTGTATTTGGAGTAAATGATACGGATCCATTATCATTATGTTTCTTATCATCTCCACTAAACATTAAATCGCCTTGATATACACCCTTTTTTGGAGTAATTTTATGTAAATGATCCAACGAATCTTTTAACTTCTCAACTAATCCAGGAGCATGGCCATGGTTTTGCTCAATATCTTCGTGAGTATAATTTATTTTTGGATTTTTATTAAATGCAGATTTACTGGCTACAAAGAATTTACCATTCTCTGGATGATGACCATATACGATGGAAGGAGATCCATCGTATTTCATAGTAAGGTTAGTGCTATGTTCTCCAGATTTAATTGCATCATGAGCATGATGCAATGCACCTTTAGCATGAGCATATCCATTTGAACCTTCAAAAACTCTATCTTCTGGATGTTTAATGTGCTTTAATTTAGCACCTTCTTCCTCGTTCTCAACAAGAAAATCTTTAAAACTTAGCATATAACCTCTCTGGCTTAATGTATATAATATAATTAACTATTTATATTATAATAGTTTTTCTTTAATCCAGTCAATCACATTTATAGTTGGAACCCAATTTGTTGCTAATTTAAATTTAGTATTATCTGATAAATTATTTAATGCTTCGCCAGCTGGTTTTTTAATATAAACAATACTATCTGATAGAGTATTAGCAATTTCATTAATAGTTTTTGTTTCTCCATATCCAATATTAAATACTTGAGCTTTCCACATATCTGGATTTGTATCAAAATTATCAATACATCGTATATTAGCCTGAGCAATATCTTTTACATGTATAAAATCTCGCTCTTGGGTTCCATCACCAGTAACTGTTAATGGTTTACCATCTTTTAATAATTTTTCAAAGATACCTAATACTAGCGCATATTGACCAGATTTGGGAGAACGTTCACCATAAACATTAAAATAACGAAGAATAACTGATTTAATTCCGTAGATTTCATAATAGTTTCTCAAAAATAATTCTGCTGCATACTTAGTTGATGCATACGCATTTAAACAATCTTCTCGCTCAGTTTCTTTTAGCGGAAAATTTGTATTTAATCCATATATTGAAGATGTTGAAGAGAAAACAATACCTTTAATCTTATTTGCTTTTGCTGCTTCTAATACCGAAACAACGCCTTTAATGTTAGAATCAATTGCTTTTCTTGGATTAGCAATAGAAGCACCTAATCGCGATTCTGCTGCTAAATGAAATATAAATTCACACCCTCTACTAACTGATATTAATTGCTTAGTATTACAAATATCAAAATGATAATTTTTAATATTCTCATTAAAATAAAATTGATCATTATCTGCTGATAAATCATCAACATTAACAACAGTATAACCAGAATCAACTAACAAATCAATTAAATGACTTCCAATAAACCCGCAACCACCAGTAACCAATACTTTCATACATCACCATTTATTGTTTGTTTAAAATATAAATTTATTGAATCAAATATTTTTTGTTTCAATGCAGTAGCAGAATAACTATGATCGCGTTCTATAAAATAAACAGGTAATTCTAAATCTTTACCAGTGAAACTTTTATCTTTATAATCAGAACCCAAAAAACGAATGTCAAAATTATTTATCTCTAGTAAATTATACAATTCTTCTTCTGTAGAATAACAGATAACATTATCAATATATCTAATTGCAGATAATATTTCAATACGTTCTTCTACTGTTTGTACTGGGGTAATTTTATTTGCTGGAGAAATATTTAATAATACTGTTAAATTAGTGCAATGTAATTTAGCTTCTTTAAACATTCTAACATATCCAGGATGAATAATATCAAACGCTCCAGCTAATACTCCAAATTTATTTGGAATTGAGTTTTTCCAATCATCAATGGAAACCCCTTTATCATCAATAAAAATATGAGCATGAGGTTTAATACCCATAAGCAATTTATGATGTTTTATACCCCATTTTCTTAATTGGTCTTCAGTTAAATCATAATGATCAATTCCACTAACGCAACCTCTTGCAGTCATAATAATAATTTCATGGCCAGAATCATATAAACGGTTAATCTCATTAACTACAGTTTTATCTGGAATAGAATTATAATATTCGCTATTTTCAACAGAGGAACAAATCGTTCCGTCTAAATCAAAACAATAAATCATTCAACAACTCCATGCAAAAATATTTGGTGTACGCACTCAACTACGCCATAATCTTTACTATTAACGTGATAATCAAATTTGGCATTACGACCTAAACGACCCAAAACTCTAGCACTGTTACTTTTTGCAAATCCAGTTAATATTCCATAAGGGTAATCATTTGCTTCGCAATATTTAATTACCTTTAATATATTTTCTGATTCGCCAGAAGAACTTATTAAAATAATAAATGTATCATAAGTTCTGTATGCTTTTACAAATTCTAAATACGCATTTTCCATACCGTAATCGTTAATAAAACACGTTAACATAGATGGATCGGAAAACGTTAAAGAATGTTTATGACACTTTTTAACATAATCTTGCGAGATATGAGAAGCAACTGAATTGCTTCCTCCATTACCGATAATAATAAATTTATTGTTTTGCTTAAAAACGCTTTTAAATTTATTGTATTCTTCGGAATCTTCCATTTTAGATAAAATATCTATACAATCTTTTATTAAACTCATATTTTTATACCTTCTACACCTGATGAACTTACATTTATTTTAATATAAGGTAACGATAAAGTCAAGCAGTTTTTCTTTGAAAATACAAGATAAAATCCGCCATTTCCTGCACCGCATAATTTATGAGCTAATACTGTCGGGTTATCTAATAATATTTGATCGATTTCAGCTACAGTTACATTCTCGGTAATTAAATTACTTGTTTCCTTTTTAAGTTTCCAGCTATCAGAAACATATTGCAAAAATAACTCATATTCTTCATTATATAATGCTTGTTGAGCCAACTCAACAATTTGAATTAGTCCACGAGATTTTTCTATATTATTAGTAACATCTTTTAATACGTTTTTTGAATTTCGATTAACCCCTGTAAAAACTAAATGCATATCATAAATATCAAATATTTTTGTTGGGAGGAATGTATATCTAACCTTATTATTTCTCTCAAATTCAATACGCTTAAATCCGCCAACCCCGCAACCAAATGGATCTTGTAATCCACAATGCGGATTAAACTTTTGTTCTAATTCAAGAGCAATTAAACAAATTTCAGTATCAGTTAAATGTAATTCATTTTTAATAGATATCGCTTTAATTAAAGAAATAATATAAGCTGACGAAGATGCCAATCCACTCCCTTGTGAGTAAACATCGCTGGTTAATGAAATTGTTAGAGGATCTATATTAAAATATTCTAATACAACTCTAACAACTTCATTTTTTATATCTTTAGCAAAAGATTCTTCTTCTCTAATAGAATAATTAAGAACATATTTATGTAAATGTTTGTTATAACCAACTTTATCTTCATGAATTGTAACATAGGTTTTTAAATCACAAGTAAAACTTATTACTGAGCCATATCCATATCTCTCAATAAAAAGAGGATTATCAGTAGAACCCCCGAATAAAGAAACCCTTAATGGACAATTCGTTACTATCATGTTAAATAAACATCCTTAAATTCTTGCATTACGATTTCTGGAGTATAATTAGCAGTATAACCATCCCAATCTATTTTAGCTATCTCATTTCTATCAAAGAAACATAATATATTATATAGATCTTGGGCAGTATCATAATAAATTGCTTTATTTTGCATTAAGTAAATATGACCATAATCATAAAAATGCGGTATTTCTTTTGGTAACCAAGAAATAACAGGTTTATTTCTAATAGTAAATTCAGCTACAGATAAACTAAATATTTCCCCATCAGCTCTTGCATGCATCATAGCATCACAAGTATTAACAAACTTCGCTTTTACTTGCTCGTCCATCGTCCATGGAAGATGAATAACTCGTTCGTGATCAATAAACTTATCTGTATTTAAAAAGACGAACCAGAGGTCTTTACGATCCTCTAACGCTTTTTTAATTGCAGGATAAACAAATTGTAGGTTAAAAGTTTCTCTACCACCATGACGCCCAAGAACTAATGCATCTTTAGGGATACCCAATTCTTCTCTAAATGTATCATGCATATCTGAAGCTTCTTTTTCTAGAATATGATGAACATAAGGATGAGTTGCTCCAAATTTTTCTGAAATATATTTACATACCCCAGAATAAACGTCAGCATGAGGATCGTGCATTCTAAACACACAATGAGCCAACGATTTAGCATTAGTAGGCATTATACCATCATTTTCTCCAGCTTTAATTGCATAGAACGCATCAATCTTTTGCTTATCGCAAATTTTTTCTATAGCAGTTCTAACATTATTATTTTTAGCTCCATCTCTATATTCTTCTTCATATAAGATTGTTGAAAAATCTTTAAATCGATTTAAAGATGGAGTTGGTTTTAATCCAGAGGAAATAATAATAGATTCATTACCCAAAATTTCTCTATTATATTTTGCATATTTGTAGAGACAAATTTCAGTACCTCTTTCACCTAATTGATTACTGTGGAACGCGATTCGCATTAGCTCTTTCCTCATCCATTTTTCTAAATTTTTCTACTGAATATTGACGTTCTTCTGTTTCAAGAGCTTGTAATTCAGGTTTTAAATAATTAGCATCTTCGTGATATCTAAAACAATGAACAACTTTTTCAATCATAATTGGAGGACCATAATGCCAGTACGATCTAACAAAGTATTCTCCATCAACTACGAATCGTAAATTTTCATCCATATCAATAGCAAATTCTCTACGAACTGCATAAGTAGAAGGATTTCCCGTTGAATTATCTCCGTTAACATATGCATTATCAAATCTAGGTAGCCTAGCATTAAAAAATTCAGTTCTATCTTCATTACAATTAACAAAGCCAGCAATCAACCACTTTTTATCTGGATTTGCTTGAAACGCATCCCAAGTTTCCTGCAACCCAGTTTGTTCAACAAAAAAATCATCCATAAATAAAATTTTACATATTTCTCCAGTAGCTTTTTTCATACCAAAATTAACATTGGCTGCAGTAGAACCTCGCATATAATCGTTTTTATAGTATTTAATATCTAATACATGAGAAAAAGTGTCACAAATAGCTTTTAAATTATCACCAACACTATGGTCAGCAACAACAATATCGAAATCTTTAAAATGTTGATACGATAATGAAGCAAAAAATTCTACTAAAAATCTTTCACTATAACCTTCTCTAATAGAAGAAGTATGAATGGGGGCAATTATTGATATTTTTGGCATTATTTAATCCTTTTCGTACATTGATCTAGGAAAGTATGTTTCACCTAAACTTGAAATTGGCGGCATAAAGGGAGCATTTTTTATTGTATAGAAATCGCTATTACAAACTGAACCTATCCACATTTCAGCTTTTAGCCTAATAGAATTCCAAGTTCGTAAATCAGTAGAATTAATTAAATTTATCCACCAATCATTTTCCATTATATCAGGGAGTTTATTTATATGCGAAGATTTAGACCACCAAATTGTTCCTGAATAATGAGGAGTTGGCCATTCGCACAAATTAACTCCAGCGCAAGAATGTGTTTCTAATGCTTTAATACAAAGTTTCCAGTTTTCAACGCAACCCCATTCTAAAAACTTTCTCCAATTATAATAATTAACATATCTTCTAAAATCGCCTGCTTGTTTCATTCTACTTGTAGCAGTAACTCCTTTAGAATGAAGATAAAGAAAATAAGCATCTTCGCGTTTAGCATGAGCCTGTAATTCTTTCATTGTTATAGTTTCGTCATGAGGATTATGATTATCCAAATAATTAGAAGATAATTGTTGATCATTTAATTTAGTTTCACAACAATTTAATACTTGAATTTTATTAAACTGAGTACATAATCCAACAAATAAATTTATTTGTTCCGGTGAACCGATACAATTAACATACATTTTTTCCAATTCATCATATAAACCGGAATTTATAGTTAAATAAACTTGGTCTATAAATAAACTAGACCAAGTTCCAGTATCATCAGTAAGGTAAATGTGATAATACAAATATTTTTTCATTAGGCTAACTCAATCCATTCTTGATTATCTAATGACCAATGAACGACTTCTGAAATACGTTCTTGAAGAGATACTTTTGGTTCCCAACCTAGAGATTTCATATATTCACCAGATAAAGCATAACGTAAATCGTGTCCAGGTCTAGAAGTATGGAAATCAATCATTTCATAATTTAATTCTTTTCCCGCTGCAGCAGCAATCATTTTGGCTAAAGATAAATTATCAATTTCTTCTTTACCAACAACATTAAATTTAGGGCATTTAGCATTACCATAATCAGGTTCGTAGATAGAAGGATTATCTAAATTTAATAAGAATAACATAGCATCAGCAACATCACTAGCATGAATATAATGGCGGCTACCAGCTTGAGTTTTATCAGCATTAGAATGAATAAAAACTGTATCTCCATCTCTAGCTCTACGGATACATAATGGAATAAACTTTTCTGGATGTTGACGCTCACCAAACACATTCATTGTGTGAGTAACAAAGATCGGAGTTCCATAAGTATTTTCATATGCTACACACAATTCTTCGCCTGCAGCTTTAGAAGCTGAATATGGATTTGTTGAATTATATCTATCGCGTTCTTTATAATCAACGCCCTCTGGGGCGACACCAAAAATTTCATCAGTAGAAAAATAGATAAATCTTTCTAAACTTTTATGTTTTCTAGCGAACTCTAGGATATTTGTAGTACCAACAACATTATCCATTACAAATTCCATAGGAAATTCAATAGATCGATCTACATGACTTCCTGCAGCTAAATGTAGGATATAATTTATTTCACCAATAAAATTCTGTGTTAATGTTGAAATTTCAGCTTTTAAATCATGAAATACGAATTTAATTCTACTTTTAAATTCCGGATTTCTAGCAATAACGTCAGCTAATCTATTTAAATTACCAGATAAATCTAATCTGTCTAACGTAACAATTTCCCAGTCAGTATTTGTTAGGAAATGATATAGAACATGATGTGCAATAAAACCTGCTCCGCCTGTTATTAATACTCTTTTTGCCATTTTAAAACCCCCAAATTACGAATAATTACAAATTTTTCCAGAATAAACTTCAATAGAATTAAACATACCATTAGTAGAAAACGTTCCATCTACTATTTCATCGCATCTTAATTTAAATAAGTCAGCGTTTTGTTTATATCTTCCCTGAAATAAATGATATACAGAATTAGCAAATACTGTTCCAATACCGTAATATCCAAAATTACCCAATCTCCAAACACCTTCAACCGGCTCACGCTCAAAATTTGTTGGATACAATGCTTTATATGGAACCATAAAATCTTCAGCAACGTATGAAACTTCTTCAGCAACATCGCTTCTTGAATTTTCTAAGAAAGATGGTTTACCCATTTTAACCCAAGTATCTCTATATATAAAGAAAAAGCACGGAGCAGCAAAAATATGCGCTCTTGGAGCAATATGATTTGATGCTTGAGCTGTTCCAATAAATGATTTTGTTGCAGTTGCATATGCAATAGCATATTCTACAATACCTGCATTTAAGGGAACGCAATCATTATCAAAAAAACCAACAACGTCAGCTGTGCTATTTTCTAAAACCTCATTCATCCATTGACCATGAGGAATTGTTGTTAAATCATATTGAACCTGTAACCCTAAATGTTCAGTTACTTTTTTATGCGATTCAATTAAATATTCACCATTTTGCCAATACATACATCTTAATTCTACAGTTACTTCTTCCATGGATATTTCCCATTATATGTTTCATTCATTATTTTATTACCCTGCTCAAAAAATTCTTTTGTCACAGAACCCTCGTTACCGCCCAATCGATAATTAATTGTATATTCACCAGAACATTCATAATTATTAAAATTATTATGCAATACATTAAAAATTACTCTATCTTCACCCCAACCGGAATGCCAGAATGAAGCAATTTTAATAGCAATTTCTTTTGGAATACAATAACAATTAGTATCAACCATATTTGTATTAGTCCAAGCAGACCATTTTCCTAAACTTTCGCAATTATCTTGCAACAAATACTCTCCAGCAGGAGAATATATATTACGCAAACTATATGCCCATTGAGATCCAGTTGATTCAATAGTTGAAATCATAGATTCAATATGAGTAGGTTCATACCAATTATCTTGATCTAAGAAAAACAAATAATCTTTGTTTACTAGATGAGAAAAAGAGGCATAAATTCGTTGGCCATAAAAACCACCAGCACCAACGTTTTCTTCTAGATAAACTAGTTGAATAGGAATACCAAAACCTCTACCAAAAAACATCTTTCTTACTTTAGAAGCAAATTCTTTTCCATCAACTACAATAAGAGCAGTAACGTCCTTGTATGTTTGTTTAGAAATACTCTCTACTGCTTGTATAAGAGTGTCAGCTCCTGTTGTAGGAATTATTACTATCGCGCTTTTCATTATACTTTAAACCCATCAAATGATTTCTTTTCAAATTTATTTTGTTTTTGCATAGATTTATATGACTCAGATGGATCCATGCTTCCAGCATCAGTAATACCTTCCTGCGCTGATTGTTCAACATCAAATAATTTCATCTTAGCTCTATCAACGCCAACAACAAAACGTTTATTTAAATTTAAATCTCTATATCGATTTTTTAATTGTTTAATCATTATTTGATTTAAATCATATAGTTCTTCGCTGTTAATAATTGCACACATAAAATCAGCAATAGCAGGAACACCAAATGATTCAGATACATCACTCATATCAACATCACTACTTTGAGATCCGCTTCTAGTTGTCTGAGTTGCTGTTACTACAGGAATACTAAACTCTTGAGCGAAGCCCCGCAATTCTTGCGCAATAGCTTGAATATATGTATAAGTGTTGATACTACCAGACATCTTCATTCTAGAACTAGCACAAATATTTAAATAATCAATAAAAACTACATCTGGAACGAAATTCTTTTTTAAACGCAATTCATTTAATAAAGTTCTAAAATGATTTACATTAGCTGCAGCTGTTGGGTATTCTTTGACAAATAACTTACCAATCGTTTTTGATTTAACATAATTAATCTTTTTATCAAAAGAAGATTTATCCAATTGCATTAAATCATCCATAGATATTCTAAGCAAATTAGCATCAATACGTTTTGCGATTTCTTCTTCAGCCATTTCACAAGTTATGTATAAAACATTTTTACCTGATAACTGAAAATCAGCTGCGAAATTACACATCATTAAACTTTTGCCGCCATGGGGTGGAGCTAAGATAACATTTAGAGTTTTCTTCGGTAAGCCGCCATTTGTTATTAAATTAAAATAATTTAAACTAAAAGGAACTTTTTCCTCAGTTCTATGATAATATTCATAACGACTATCGGCATCACCCAAATAGTCGTGACCAACGCTTGAATCAAATGATATTGATAATGCTTCAGATAATAATGTAGGAATACTTCCCTTAGATAAATCTTTATGTTTTCCATCAAGAATTGTAATAGATTCTCTAACAGCATTAAAGATTGCTTGGTCTTGACAAAAAGTTTCCGTTTTATCAACTAACCATTCTAAATCTACAGTTTCAGATTTAGCTTCATGCAATTCATTTAATAATGTAAGAGTTTCTTTATGTTCTTCTTCGGAAACTGCTTTTTCATTTAACTGAATAATAAGAGCTTCATATGTTGGAATATTTCCATAATTTGTAATGAACGAACTAATCTCGTTAAAAATTGTTCGTTCATTTCTATCATTAAAATAATCTGCCCTTAAAAAAGGTAATACTTTTCTCGTAAATTCTTCAGAGTAATGAAGGTTCTTCAAAATCAGCGTATTCAGATTCAATATTTTCTCCTGCTTCTTTAATACTGTCAGTAAGAATTTTCATTAATATATCACCTATAGTATTTTTAAAATCTATAGTTTCAAATAATTCTTTTGGTTTTTCGGCGTCATAAACGACATCATAATTAAAACTTAACACAGCAGATCCATCTGGATTATCTGTACCATCATCTTGAACACTAAGATCGCTTAATGTTACGATAACCCCGTCAAATTCACCGGATTCTAATTTTAATCCATTTGCTCCATTGACCTCAATGAAATTATACTCTACAACGGTTCTTTCGTCAACCATTTTTTTCTCCTACCAGAAATTAAACCAAACGCCAGTTCCATGAACCCACGCAATTGGAGCCATAATGGCTCCGGCAATTAAAAATAACCATTCTTTATTGTTAATACAAACTATAATATGAGTAAACCAAGATGCTATTGTCCAACAAAGAAAACTAATAATAAGCGTTACATAAAAAATATCATTAATATCAATTCTAGTTAATCTATGCATCTTCCAATTCCTCATCAGCAAATACAGCATCAATATCTTCATCAATATCATTACCAAAAATATCTCCATGAGATACTTTATATTTACTTTCAATAAATGCTTTAAATTGAGTGCTTTCCAAAATAGGATCCCAAAATTCAGCAGATTCAGTTTCTTTTAATCGATATTTTTTCTCTAAAAGTTCACCAGTTGCTAAATTAACTTTTTGATACCAACCATTACTCGGTTTAATAACGATACCAGATTCTAATGCTAAATCAATTAAACCAGACCATTTACTAATACCACCTTTAAAACTTACGCAAACTGGAATTTTAGATTTCTCTTTGGTATATCGAGATTTCTCAACGTTAATAATAAAGTTATATCCAATTACTTCAGTTCCTTCTTTTTCTTGCTGACGACCTAAAATATAAATGTTATCAGCTGCATAATATGAACCAGTACCGCCACCAACAACATCTTTTGCATAAAGTTCCATAGTTTTATAGGTATGATTAACAGCTACCAATGGAATATCTTTTAACATTAAATGAGGTGTAATCATTCTAAACAAAGATTTTAACTGTTTAGCTCTAGTCATATCAGCTGTTGATTTACCATCTAAGGCATCATCAACTTCTTTCTTACTAGCCAAATTACCAATAGAGTCTATAAGGATAAGAATTCGATCTCCACGGACAATATTATCAATCTGATTCATTATATCAAACTTCAATTCTTCGACGTTTTTAAGAGGAGTGTGGATCACTCTATCCATATCAATACCAAAAGATTGGAAATATGATTGCGGCGTACCAAACTCTGAATCATAAAATAACAAAACTGATTCTGGATATTTATCCATATACGATTTAGCCATTAATAAACTAAATGCAGTTTTAAAATGTTTACTTGGACCAGCCCACATTGTAAATCCAGGAGTAAACCCACCATCTAAAGATCCTGATAACGCCACGTTAATAATTGGAATTGGCGTTTGAATCATATCTTTATCAACAAAGAATTTTGATTTAGAAAGAACCGAAGTTTCTTTAATTGTACTATTCTTTTTAATTTTATCTAACAAACTCATATTTTATTTTCCTTTAAGCAAAAAAGTCATCAATACAATTTCTTCTTTCATGCGACCAACCAACGGCTTGTAACATACCATTTAATGGATCCAAGAAAGTTTTTTCATACTGTTTATCGTAATCTACATATTGTTCTAAATCAAACTCAGGTGGAATTGAAACTGGAAATGAAATTACTTCATGTTTTAATGGATTAGGTAATTTTAAATAACAAAATTTAATATGCGCACCTTCACCAATCATTTCATATCTATTCTGAAGACCCATTTCACGAAGTTTATTGTTATATAGTATCGATCCTTTAGTATGAATCGGGCATTTATTACCATAAATCGTTTCTGAATCAGAATACTTTTCAATACCATTTACTCCACGAGGAAACGCAATCTCTTCAACAGAATAATTTTTAAACTTAGATTTAACCGCAGCTACAAAATCTTGAATATCACCTTCAGTTCCGTTTAAAATCAAACCAACTGAACTACGAAGTTTATCGCGAATAACTAATGGAGTTGAAGATTTAACAACTTCAAGACCCATAATTTTTATCTTAGGTTCGTTATAAACAACACCTTCATTTTCATACACATTTAATGCATATCGTTTTTTACCAGTCCAAAAACCATTAGAACTAATACCCTCAAGTTTAAATGAAATACAGTTACGTTTTACATGAGTATAGGCTTGCAAATCATCACAACATTCATTAATAATTGGATCAATCTTTTCTTTACAAATTTTACTTAAAACAGGAACAATTTCTTTAAATTCTTTATCAGAATAAAATTTATTAACAATAGGTTCTAACGAAAGATAAATTGAATCTGTATCTTGATAAATTACCCATGGATAATCAGCTTTAAACATTTTATCTAATTTTAATTTAACAAATTCACCAACGGAAATAATAATGTATTGACCAGATAAAGTTACAGCTCTAGCATTTTCTAAGGTGTAATATCTAAAAAACGCATTACCCAAAGCTCCATACAAACTGTTCATAGCAATTTTAAATGCCATCTGCTCATTATTAAACTTGGAAATTAAATTTGAAATTCGTTTGTATTCTTTTTTATCATAATCTTTATTAGATTTTAAGGCTTCTAACTCAGATTCATATTTTAACATTGTTGATTTTGCTTCTTTACGTTTTTTCATATAAACGTCAATCAACTCAGGAATCATACCAACTTTATCTTTACGATACATAGCTCCATTAGCTGCAACAGCATATTCTTCTGGAAAAGTATATTCTTTATCTAATAAACCTTTAGTTGTAATATTACCATCAAACATACCAGTAAAAGTTTCCAACGAAATATTCCATGTTTGTAAAATACTTGGATACAAACTAGTGGCATCGAAACTAGCAATATCGCGATAAAATCCAGGAACTGGTTCGCGAACGTATGCACCTTCAAACTGTTCGCTTTTACTATTTTTAGATCTAGGCGGAATTACTATTTTATTGGCTTTTAAATGATTAAAAATAATTGCATCCCACATTCTAATCTGACTATAAATATCACCATAATTAATCTTAGCCAGATAACTCATAGTTAAACATAAATCAATAAGTTTTTCTGTATCTTCTAACTCATCAACTCTATCACAGTCGATAATGTTATAGTCAACAAACTTATTCCAACCATTGGTATAGAAATCTTTAAATGTATCAAATTCACTATGGTCTAATTTACCATGACCTAATACTAGTTGAGCAACTGTTTCTAGGCGCAAGTTTTCTGGCTTTTTCTGACCGTATTTTTTATAAAGATCTCTAAAATCAATGACGTTAACTCCGACAATTTCAAATAAAGTTGTTGGTTTACCAAAATCATCCTTTGTTTTACGTTCTTTAATACGGTTCCATGGACTTAATTCGCGAACTCTATCTTCGCTAACTATTTTTGTAATACGATTAACCAGATATTTTATATCGAACCCTTCTACGTTCCAACCTGTAATAATATCGATATCACTACGTTTCCAGAAATCAACAAAACGATTTAATAAAGAATACTCATCATCACACAAAATAAACTCACAGTTTTCTTTTTTATCTCCAGTATATTCTCTAGACATAAAAGTTGTACTGCGTTTTGTTTTCATGTTTTTCATGGTAATAAGAAGAACTTCCTCTGCTGCAACATCAGGCGAAGGAAAACCGGAATTTTCAGTTGAAGTTTCGATATCCAATACATAAGAATTAATGAATTCTATATCCCAATCAATAACTTTTGGAAATTGATCAGAGATAAATTGAACATCGAAACCGATATCACCATAAATTTCAAAATTATCTACATCTTCGTATCTTTTAATAAAATCGCGAGTTTCTTTAATATCTCCAGGTTGGATTTCTTCAACATATTGACCGAAAAGATTTTTCCAATCACTTTGTTTATTTGATTTAACATAAACTTTAGGCGAATATTCATATTTAAACTGAACTCGCTTACCATCCTCAATCCCTTTATATAAAATACTATTCCCTAATATAGATACGTCAGTGTAGAATTTTGACATTTATTTTCCTGTAAAGATTTTTTGTGGCGCAGTTAAGATTTTACCAAAAATTTTATTATATTGTTCAACAAATTGTTCGTCTGGTTCAATATAAAATACAACTAGATTTTTATTAATTTCAATCTTATTTTTATTTTTCGGGTTATTATATTCTGGAAAAGGAGCAAATCCTACTGATTGTTCTTTTGGGTTTTCCAGCGAATCAGCAATAACTAATTGAATTGTATCCTCGAACAAATCACACTCAGGTCGCGTTTCACATGGACCAAGATATGTACCTAAAACTGTTTCGCCAGACAATAATTTAAATTGTTTAACTGTCATTTTCTTCCTCAATTTTATAGATTTTAACACCGCATTTTTCAAGAAAACGAATACCTGCGGATGAACGATATTCGTTTTTATAATATAATGTTTTTATACCAGAACTGTATATAATTTTTGCACACTGTAAACAAGGGCTATGAGTACAAATAATTGTTGCATCTATACCAGATTCTGTTGAACGCGCTAGTTGACTAATTGCATTTGCCTCAGAATGAATTAACTCATCATAAGTTTTTAACCCTTCCCATGCATTTTTATTGGAATTATACGTGAATCTAGCTTGTTCGTCAATAGGTAATTTTGAAAATTCAACATTATCAATAGAAACTGGATATTCACAATCATTAGGCGTCCACCCTGCAGGCATTCCATTGTACCCACAGCTAATGATACGATTATTCTTTACTATGACCGTACCAACTTGTAAACGAGTCGCATAGGACAACTGAGCAGTTCTCTCGGCGACATCCATAAAGTATTTAACAAATTTTTCTTTCATTTTTTATCAGGATTAAATTCATCATCAATATCAAATATAAATTGCTTTATAATATAAAGTGCTTCTTCCATATTACTTTCGCTAATTTCCATATCGCACCTTGATCTAATTATCTCGGGAGTAATTGTTTTTAATTCTTCATATGTATAAATTGGATTTTCGTCAGCTCCAGCATACCATAAAGCTAACTTTTGAGTTTCTTTTGTTTCACCGGATTCAGTTGTATGAAATGCATACCAATCTGAACAAGACCAACGGCTATAAGACATAATACCTCCTACATTTAAACTATAATAATATTATACTATATAAGTTGTTTTTTGTCAAGCAAAAAAAAAAGGGGCAACCATTTCTGATTGCCCCTATAGTTATAAAACCTAATTATTCTATTTGAAATATTTTAGGCTTTTTATTATCTGGTATTACATTTCTTAGCGATACATATAACATACCATCGGATAATGATACTTTATCGACTTCAACTGTATCAGCTATGGTAAATGTTCTAGTAAAATCTCTTTCAGCAATTCCTTTATATAAGAATTCCGAATCTTTTTTAGATTCATCTGGTTTAATTTTACCTGTAACAACAAGTTTACCTGTATCTAAAGTAACTGAGATTTGATCTTTTGTATATCCAGCAACTGCCATTTTGATAACAAACTTCTCTTCAGACTGTTTGATAATATCATATGGAGGAAAACCAGTTTGAGGCTTTTCCAATTCAGTGATTCTACGAAATAATTCGTCAAAACCAATTAATGCTGAATTATGAATTGTTCTAAAAGTAGTTAAGTCTTTAGCGTACATATTTTTCTCCTTAAAAGCAAGATTTAATTTCGACCCCCGAAGCAGGTCATTTTTCTACGAGAACCATTCTCGCAAAACTATTTAGCCACCAGCAAAAACGTCTCCCGACCCTGACGCTGAATGGCCACAAGTAGCGGCATCGCCAGCTCGACAAACTGCAATGCCATTAACAAATACTGAACCAGAACCAGCAGCCATAGTTGGGGAATCATGAGGGGCGACCCCATGACCTGTAACTGCATCACCTTTTCTAACAGCTGCAGCTCCATTAACAAATACATCACCGGATCCAGCAGCTAATTTACCTCCAGCTGAATCCGTACCTTTTCTAGTAACTCCAGGCATTATTTTTTAACTTTGCCGATGTTATATTTACTAACCAAATTATATTCATCTTTTTCTTTATACGATAAAATTTTAATTTGACTAATTGGAACTAATGGAGATTTACATTCATCTTCATGTCTAATTTCCAATAGTTCCCAATCCCTTAAAAGGTTTACAATAGTATTTCTTCTAGCAATATCATTTTCACTAATTTCATGAGATTTGTTATCCAGACCAAATAATTCTTTAAAATGGATAATTACATATCTACCTTGTTTATGTAAGATATGACATGATTGATATAAAGTTTTATCTTTTTTAGATAATACGCCAATTCTAGATAACGTTTCTTTAATTTTTAAAAAATTATTCTCATCAATAAATACCTCAACGCCATATCCATTAAAAATGTCACTCATTTTTATATTTCCTATTTATTCAAAATTATCATAATAATATATTTATAAATATTTGTAAGTCGCGATGCGCTAACATCCACTTACACTAACTGTTATTAAGGAACAATCAGCATGAATATATATTCACCCATCAAACCAACATATCTTTATATTAAACAACATTCCATTACCGGATTAAAATATTTCGGTAAGACAACTAAAGATCCACGCACATATTTGGGATCAGGAATAAAATGGAAAAGTCATATTAAAAAACACGGCAAACAATTTGTAAAAACTTTATGGATTTCAGATTTATATTATGATACATCAATAAAAGAAATTGCGTTACATTTTTCTACGGAAAACAATATTGTTGAATCAGATAAGTGGGCTAATCTAATCCAGGAAAATGGGTTAGATAGCGGAACTCTTACAAAAAATCAAAAAATTAAAATTTCACAAAAACAAAAATATAATTGGAATAAAAATAATTCTCCTTATAATGAAGATAGAAACTTAAAATGTTCTAATATTAAAAAAGAACAGTGGGAAGATTTAAAATCAAAATATAATTCTAATACATATAGACTTCAACAAAAAAAGCTAAAAGAAAAGCAATACGAAGTAATAAATCCAATAGGTACTAAATTTATTATAACTGGGTTAAAACAATTTTGTAAAGAAAATAATCTCTCAGAACAAAATATGTATAAAGTTTCCAATAAATTAAGAGAGCATCACAAAGGATGGAAATGTAATAAAATTATTTAATTACCCCGCCTTTGTCTAATATTTGTCTTATAGTTTCCAACTGCAAAGACGTAAGAATTCTTAACGCATCTTTGGCTTTTTCTGATGAATAACCGAAATACTCTTTAATTAATGCTATGTCTTTTGATTCATTTGCTTTATACCATTTTTGAAATGGGCGTTTTTTGCTATGTAAAATAAACAAATAAAAATCATATTGCATTTTTTTATCTAAGCCAGAATACTGATTCATTTCATTTACATATAACAAACAATCATTATGTTGGCTTAATGCGCGATTTACAATATAAGGTTCATATTCTTTTTCGTTATCAGATGTAATAATAGATTTTTTAGTTTGAAGCAATGATGGTAAAACTTCTTTAAACAAATCCATAAATCACCTATTTGAATTCTAAGTCAACCATACATTCTGTAAAGAAAGCCATTAAATTAATCTCATGATCAATAACAAAAGCTGTTTGATATTGATAACGACCAATTAATAATACTAACTGTGGAATTGAATTCGGCTTTAAAATATCATACATTGAATCATACATCTTGCGATAAATTGTTTGACTATCGTTATCTAAGTTATCAACAACCCACTTTCTAACATCAGCAAATGATTTTTCTTTTAAACCTTTGATTAATGGTGTTAAATTTACATCAGAAACTTGTGATAATAAACCAGCATCAATAACACCACCCATTGCATAACGCTGAAGTTCATTTAAAACTCTACGATTATCTGGATAATATTTAGCAATAACCTGAGCTACAACTTCTTTGTTATATTCAACTTTTTCTTCATCTAAAATCCAACAAACTCGTTTAAAAAACTGAGCCATTAATTTCTGCTTATCATCTTTTGTAATCTTTACATCAACAACTGAACATCTTGAATGTAGCGGTTCAATAATACGATTTTTATAGTTACAAGTAAATATAAAAGAACAGTTACGAGAAAACTCTTCAATTGCATTACGCAAAGCTGGTTGTAGTGAATTAGCATTTAAATAATCTGCTTCATCAATAATAATTACTTTACGTCCGCCAGATAAACTAACTGATGAAGCATAATTTTTAATTTTACCACGAAGAACATCAATACCATTTTCATCAGAACCATTAATGACAATATAGTCGCAATCTGTTTCTTTACATAAGGCTTTTGCAATAGTTGTTTTACCAACGCCAGCTGAACCTGCAATTAATAAATGAGGGATTTTGTTTTGAGTAACAAATTCTTGAAACGTTGATTTGATTGATTCAGGAAGAATACAATCGGCAATTTTTTCTGGTCTGTATTTTTCAACCCAAAGTACATGTTCACGCATAATATAATCTCACAATAAAAATAATAAAAAGGGTGACCGAAGCCACCCAAAAATCAATAATTAAGCTGTATGACCTGATACAACACTTACATAAAGTTTAGCAAATTCTTTATCTTCAGTATTCTGTTCAGCAAAATTCTGTTTATGATACGTTTTAGCTAAACGATTAATAATTTTCTTTGGTAACTCAATTTGATCTTTAACAGCATCAACGATATCTTTAATTGCTTCTTTTTCGCGCTCAACTCTAGAAAAATGAACTGAAATTTCTTTTAATCCATCAGTAAGAATTTTTAATTGTTTATCATCAAGCGTACCAAATACAGTTTCTAAAGTTTCAGTCATAATATTATTCCTCTGTCAAAATTGATTTAATGCCATGTATTAATTCTTTTTTATCAACTTCTTCACTAATATAAGCATCTAATAAAGTAAATAAAAATATTTGTTTCATTTTATAACTTGAAGTAGCTGGAATATAAGAATTCCAGTTATCTAACATTGTATTATTAAAATCGCTCATATTTTATTTACCAAATGTTGAACTCGTTTCAATAGTAATCCAATATTTTAATTCAGCTGTAGTAGAAGTCCATGCTGAAATACCTTTACTAGAAATCTCAACCGAATACGTATCTGGAATAACTTTTAAATTTTCAGCTTTAAATACTAATTTAAATACTTTACCTTCTGGATCAACGTCAGCCATTTCTAATGAATTAACATGACTTGAATCATTTGCTTCATCAAAAGTAACTAAAGATACAGTAGTTCCATCCGATTCAACGGCAACATGAGGTGCACCAAGAACAGTTGCAGTTTTTAATACCCACTCAAAATCTTCTTTAGAGAATGTAAATTTAACATCTGGAGCTGGAACATTAGGAAGTTTTTCTGGCGGAACAACAATCATTGATTGATCAGCAACACGATATTTAATCTTACTACGACCGCCACGACCTTTAATAATAACATGTTTATCATCAAATTCTAATTCTGGACCTTCTTTAAATAAAGAAGCAACTGATAAAAAGTTATTTAAATCGTAAATACCGAAATCTTGGGGGATTGTATCTGAGATAGTTGCAACAGATAAGATATTTTTACCTGGACTCATAGTTGAAACTGTAGAACCTTTTCTAAAGAAAATACCTTGATTAATATGAGCAAAGTTTTTTAGAATTGCAGTTGTTTCTTGAGAAATTTTCATATTTTATATCACCTCATCGTTAAGAATCATTTTAAAAATTTGGAGCGGGATAAGGGAATCGAACCCTCACTAGGAGATTGGAAATCTGCTGTTCTACCATTAAACTAATCCCGCAATATTTGGTGCCCCTCCTAGGACTTGAACCTAGAACCAACCGATTATGAGTCGGACGCTCTAACCATTTGAGCTAAAGGGGCAAATTACATTACTATTATATAACGTAAACGTGTATTAGTCAAGAATTATTTTTTCTGAACTTTTTTAAAGAAATTATCTAATTTTTTATCGCACTGTTTATTTGAATTTGTTAAAGATTCGACCTTTGCAGTTAAAGCAGCATGATCATCTTGTAACTTAGCTAAATCGCCTGAACTAGCGCAACCTGTTACAAATAAACATAAACTAACTAAAAATAAAGTTTTCATAACTTTCTCTTATTAAATTAATTGGCGGGCAGGGAAAGACTCGAACTCTCATCTTTGTGTTTTGGAGGCACATGTTTTATCCAATTAAACTACCTACCCAGTATTGGCGTCGCTACGGGGAATCGAACCCCGCTTACAAGAATGAAAATCTTGTGTCCTAACCGATAGACGATAGCGACAATTATTTTTTAAACCCATTAGGGGTGACTAGTGGGACTTGAACCCACAAAATCTCGAATCACAATCGAGGACGTCTACCAATTCCGTCATAGTCACACCTAATGGGTCTTATTTGGCTCCCAGAGTAAGAATCGAACTTACCTGATAAACTGATTAACAGTCAGCTGGCACACCTTGCGCCCATCTGGGATTTATCTTTTAATTATTTACAATTACATCTAATATTTTTAACTCTAATTCTTGTAGAGTTCCATTATTGTCAATTATATAGTCAATATGAGGATTTCCATACCAATCGTATTCAGATTTATGTATATTTTGCGATGCTGCATAAGCATCAAATACAGATTTATCTAACGAATCAAGATAACCGTACCAGTTAGGTCGTGTTTCTTTTCTATCAATTTGAATAAATACAGCTCCAATAGATTTTAAGAAACTAATCTCGTTTTTAAATCTAACATCAGTAATAACTACATTATCATACTGTTGAATTTTTCGCTCAAGAGAATCAACCCAAATTCCATCAAGTAAATTTTCTCTACAAACTTCTGTACCAAAATACTGTAGTATATATCTAGGTGTTATAGGTTTATTAAATTTAACCGACCAAAAAGTATCAACAGTTTCACGAAAAACTCTAGATTCTTCGGTGTCACCTTCTAATAAAGCTCTATCCCAACCAAAAATAGAAGATACTGCATCTTTTAATGAGCCAGCAAAAGATAGAGCAGTAAAATTATTTTCTACTAAAATATCGCCAGCAGTTCCTTTTCCAGAACCAATAAAACCAAGTAACCCAATAATCATAATATAACCCAAAACGTCAAGAAAGTAAAGACAAATACTTATTCATAATATTTGACAAATCTTGTTTTAATAATATTCTTCCATGATATTTAAAAGTATCTCGTAATTGCTCATAACTCTCAGCGTTTTCGGATAAATGTTCGTTAAACGTAACTAATAATTTTTCTTTAGTTAATCCAGTTGGACTATTATTATCAGTATGTTGACCGCCAGCCATAGAAAACCTATCGCTAAGAGGTACTCGCGTTTGAATCTGCAACTTTCTAGCTATAAATTCATCGGTCATAGGAGCAAAACCATAATTAAAAATAATAAATCTTGCTGTATTAATTAATCTCGGGTAATGCCTGCCTTGGCTATATCTAACAGAATTAGAATGCATTAAACGAGAACCTCTGTGTTCTATAGTATTAGGAACATCTAAACCAACTTTAAGAACATCCCATAAAGGAACGTCATACGACAACGTATTTGATCCCCTAAACTCTAATTCATCAACAAAATATAAACATGGAATATATAATTCTTCTTCTTTTGTCGAATTTAAACTAGCAAAATCGCCAATTAAAAATTCAGTGGTATTTAAACAAACTTTCCAATCAGTTATAGTTGCCTCAATATCCATCACTTCACGATCTACGTCACTAGCACTAAAGTCTCGGTTTTTGCTGTTAACTATTTCCCAAGTAGGGCAAATGTGTTTAATAATTTCAACACTTTTATCTGTACTAGCATAATTAATCAAAATGCCATGATCAAAATATTTTTTATGGTGATTTAACCACCACGGAAGTAAATATTCTTCATTATAAAAATGCGAAATAATAGTTTTTTTCATTTATCACCTAAAAATTGGACGCGAAAGGGTGGAATAGAACCGCAAGTTATGAGCCTAGCTATCTACCACTGATATACTTCGCATAATATTTGGTCTCCCATGACAGATTCGAACTGCCGACCTATCCGCCCCAAACGGATCGCTCTACCAGACTGAGCTAATGGGAGTAATAATTTGGAGCCAAAGACAGGAATCGAACCCGCAACATCTTCATTACAAGTGAAGCGCTCTACCTATTGAGCTACATTGGCAATTTGTAAAGTATCTATTTATAAAAATACTTTATTCTATTTAGTCAAATTTTACAACTTTTTTATTATAGAGGTATTATATATTAACACCTCTATAAAGTCAAGCACTTTTTTAAATTATTTTACAATTCGCCGAGATAATTTGCTACAGCTGGTAAATTACCTTGGAACTGATAACTTCCGACATGGACGCAATTAACCCATGGCGCCATCCAAACTTCAATTCCGATTTTTCTGCATTGTTGACAGAAATGATAATCTTCGCTCAATACGCGATTTGATTCTTCGTCAATCTCAACATTAAAATATGAATGAATTTTTCTATCACCGCTGAAATGTTGCGTACCAACATGATCTGGCGTATATTCATATTGCGGAAACTCTTCTTTAAATTTAGATAGAACATCTTTACGAATCATCATCATACCAGTTCCAATCTCAAGAACTTGTAATGGTTCAGTAACATTAAACTGTTTAGTTCCAGCAACAGGATTAAATACAATATCTCCACCTAATCTCTCTAATTCTCCAGTCGAAATATTAGGATTTTTAATAATTGCCTTTTTAATATTTTCCCATTTAATAGTTTTCTTGGGATAAGGAGCTCCAATAATATCTTTATCTAATACCAGCATTGCAATAACATCTACTGCACTAAATCCAATATCAGCATCAATAAACATCATATGAGTACAATCAGAACGTAAAAATTCATCAACTAAATAATTTCTTGCTCGCTGAATTAAACTTTCATTAAATAAGAACGAGAATTTAATTTCCAATCCATATTGCAATGCGGCCATTTGTAAGTCTAAACAAGACTTCATATAAGCACCAAGACAACTACCGCCATACATTGGTGTAGCAACAAATAGTTTTTTGCCTTCTAGATTTTCTTTTGATAATTTAATTTCCATAATTTAAGTAGTCTCTTTTAAAATTTGTTCGTTAATTTTATTTTGTATATCTTCTGGTATTGCGAATATCTTTTCGGTAATCTCGGAATTATATTTAGATGCAGCAGTTTCTCGTACCTTTTTAATTGCTTCGGCTTCTCTGGATGGAATTAAAGGAATTTTTGAAATATCCTCAGCATAATGAATTTTACACGAATATTCTTGAACTTCATTAAATGCTCGAATATCTTCTATAAAATGCCTAAAATGTATTTTACTTAATTTCCAAATAGTAGAAATAGTTACACATGTACGACATTTACTTCTTGTCATTTTTACCTCTCTTTTTCGTGATTATGCGACTCTTTACGAATTTCTTAATTTTTTTATTTAGAGCAGTTTCAGCTCGTTCTAAAACAAATTTAGAAACTTTAGTTTTAAAATCAATTCCATTTAATCTATCTATTCCTTGTTGAATAATTCTTGAAGTTAAACCATCGAACCTAGTCATCTTTTCATTTCCTTCAAAATCTTGATATGAAACAATAACTGTAGTAGGGCGTTTAACTACCATTAATAAACCCATATTACTCAAATCAGATTCTTCTAGTAAAATTTCGCCATGCGATTCAATAACAATAGGATTGAAAAATGCAACAAAATTATCTGCAACTCCAGCAACCAATACTTTATGCTCTAATCCGCATTGATTTGCAGCAATTCCATATACTTTATGAAATTTACATGTTGCAATTAACTTTGAAGCAATTTCGCTAGAATTTAATTCAGTATTGGTAAAATCGAAGTGTTTTAACTTTGTAGTTAAAACTGGATCTTTTTGATCACATAATTCATAACCAAGAAATTGAGGTTCAGGCACTGCTGCAGCCTGAGAAACTACATCAGCAGTATTATATATAAACTCACTCATTGTATAACCTTCATCTTTGAAAAGTTTTTTATTTTTTCGAACTTTAATACAGTATCGAATTTATCTGATACTTGATCAGACTTATGACTAATAACAAATATATTTGTACTTTTATCAACTGATGATAATAAATTCATAAAAACATCAGTACCCCCAGTATCAAGACTGCCGTCCATTATTTCGTCAAGAATTAATAAATTGGTATTTACTGAATTTTTTAATCTAGCTAACTGTCTAAATGAAAATAAAATAGCTAAATCTAATCGAGTTTTTTCGCCCTCAGAGAAATTAGCATAAGTAAATTCATCTCTATGACGAGATTTAATTACTTCTTCAAAATTTTCATTAATATTAAAATTAACAAAGAAATCTAATTGAGCCAAATACTGATTTATATATTTGTTTAAAATAGGAAGATACTGTTTAATTATACGAGTTTTAATTCCTCCGTCCTTTAACATAACAGAAATAAAATCATAATAACTTTTTTCATTTATATATTCTTCATATTTTTCAACATAAACATCTAATGATTCAATTAATTCTTGCAGTTTATCTGAACCATTATCAGTGGTATTTGATGAATCTTTTAGTTGATCAATTTCATTAGAAACTAGTTTTATATATTTTTGCGCAGAAACAATATTTGAATTTTTCTCTGATAAAATACTTGAATTCTTTAAAATTTTAGCGTTTATCTTGGATATAGCAACTAATCTATCAGTAGCAACCTTTAATTCCTTAGATAATTTTTTTTCGCCATCAACTAATTCTATTAATTTAGTGCTATTTTTTTCAATAATTTCCTGTTTAAACGCAGAATTAATAGATTGACGGCATGTTGGACAATTATCATTTGAATGATAGAATGTATTATCTTTTTCTACCTTAGATATATTATCGCGCAATTTACCTTCAATTAATAATAATTTATTTTTCTTTTTTTCAACGACATCCATATCAGAAATTTCATGACCCAGTCGTTCGTTTTCAGACAATAACTCAGAGATAGTTTGCTGTAAATCTTCAACTTCAACACAAGTATTTGCAATTAATTCTTTTTTTCTAAGAATTAGTTCATCAGAAACTTGATTGGTACGTTTAATATTTTGTTTTTGAAGTTCTATTTTGTCTTTAAATAATTCAATATTAAATTTACAATCTTGAACAGTTTCTTTAATTCCAGATACTTTATCTTTAACAATAGAGTTCATGTTAGAAAAAATCTGAATATCAAGCAAATCTTCAATAACAGAGCGTCTATCTCCAGCTGATAACTGCATAAAAGGAGTATATCTAGCTGAGCCAAGAATAACAACTTGAGTAAAAGATTTGTAACTCATTTTAAGTATATATCTTTCTAATTGTTCTTGATAATCTTTTACTTTTGCGTCTTGGCGAACTAAATCACCATTACAATAAACTTCAAAAATATTTGGTTTAATACCACGAATAATTTTATATTTGTTTGGACCAATAGAAAACTCAACTTCAGTAACCAATTCAGATTTATTAATTGAATTTATTAAACCGCTTTTGTTAATTTTTCTAAAAGGTTTTCCATAAAGGGCAAAGGTAATTGCATCAATAAATGTTGATTTGCCTTGCCCATTAATTCCAGTGGATAAAGTAGTTCTATCTTTATTTAATTCAATTTCAGTAAAGTTATTTCCATAGGAAAGAAAGTTTTTAAACCGGATTGTTTCAAAAATTACCATTATTCAACCGCCATTGCTTCAGTATATAAATTAGACATCATAGTCTTCAATTTGTTTTTATCTAATTCTTGTTGATTAATACTATCAATATATTTGTAAGTAATTGTTAATGTATCATCAGTTTCATCAACATCCTCATCAATTTCTAAATCAACTACATCTTCAGTAATTGATACATCTATAGGGTTATTCGCATAAACTTGATCGACAAATAAATCAAACAAATATGGATTAGTTTTAGCCTTAACTTGAATCTTAACATATTTACCAATTACGTTAGATAAAAATTCTTTATCAAGATAACTGGAATTAGTGACATCACTAGATCCAGAATCATCATAATCCATCTTATAGAAAATTGAATTTGGATTAAGTACAGTTTCCAATTCCCTAGTTTCTAAGTCAAAAACTCTAAAACCTTTTGGATCGGCATAATCTTGCCAAGTCATCTCATAAGGAGTCCCTATGTACTCGATATTCCCTCTCTTAGACGCGTGATGATAATGACCGGATAATACCCTTTCATAATTAGAAAACGCCTTAGCGGACAATCCATGCTCCGATAGGATACTACTTTGGTACATCTTAAAACCTTCTATTTCAAAATGACCAACACAAACAGTAGAAGTATCTTGTTTAATAAAATTTAAACATTCTTGATAATTTTCTTTACAAATCCATGGAATAATAGAAATTCCATTGTCAAGTTTAGTTGGTTCTTTTACAACAGTTACGTTTTTAAACTGAGTTAAAAATAATCCAGAACTACTAATACTCAATGATTCTTTATACGCTAAATCGTGGTTTCCAAGTAATGTTATTAATTTAATATCAAATTTATCGAACTTAGAAAAGAAATAATTATTAGCTTCAGATAATGTTATATGATTCGTGTATTTTCTTCTATCAAATAAATCCCCTAATTGAATAACAGTGCTTATATTATTTTGTATAAGATAAGGAAAAAATACCTGATCATAAAATTTTTCAAAAAACTTATGAAAATACATACTGTCGCCTCTTGCACCAAAATGACAATCACCAAGAAAAACTATTTTACTCATAACAAAATCCAAAAATAATAAATAATAAAAAAGCTACTCGCGATATCCCCATATCCAGTAGCACTAAACATTAACCGTGTTATCAAAGGAGACAACTATGTCCAGCACAAATACTTATACTGAACAAAAATACTGCGTTTATCATATTACATACTCAGGCGATAAGTTATCACCAAAAAATAATTCAAATATAATCCCATCAAATTACATCGGTTCATCTACAATTGATAGTATTAAATCCGGTTATATGGGATCCATAAAATCAAAAATTTATAAAAATATTTGGAAATCAGAATTAAAAACTAATCCACATTTATTTTCTATTGAAATAATATCATATCACGAAACTAGACCATCAGCTACCTACAAAGAATTACAAATACAAAAAATATTTAACGTTGTTAAGAATCCATTATTTGTTAACATGGCGTATGCTGCGCCAAATGGGTTTTTTGGTAGAGATGTTTCGAGAGAAAAACATCCAAATTATAATAAACCGCGAACAAATGATAGTAAAGAAAAAATATCAAAAAATCATGCAAACGTATCAGGTAAAAATAATCCAATGTCTAACAAAATTAGAATTACTAATGGTATATTAAATTCTGCAGTAAAACATAAAAATGAAATACCTGATGGATGGTATACAGGACTAACATTTAATACTCAACGGAAAAAAGAAACTAACCCCAGAAAAGCATATAAAAAAGAAAATAAAAATCGATCAACAAAAGGCATTAAACGTAAAAAATTTATTTGTATTATTGAAACCAAGAAAGAATACGATAAAGCAAAAGCAAAAATATATTTTCCTGAATTACCATATTAATCCTCCAAGAAAGTTTCAATTCCTTTAGCTTTTTTCTTTTTCTTCGCTACAGGACTTTTAGTGCTTTTTTTGAATTCAGTATCTTCAAATTTTTGAATAAAATCATACATATTATCATAAACTTCAATTTGTTTAATTTGACCTTCACCAAGTTCCAATAACTCAGCTTCATCAAGAATACCGAAATTTTCTGTTGCTTTATATTTTATATACTGCTGTTTTTTTTCTTTTTGGATCCTACGAACAAAACACCACCAAAGAATCTGAGTAAAATAAGCAAAGGGATTTTTAGTTTTTGCTGAATCAAAATTTTCAAAATACATTAAACAGTTTTCAATTCCATCAGCAATCATTTCATCTTTATATGAATACCCAAAGAAATTAGGTCTACGAGCTAATCCCTCTGATAATTTAACGAAACATTCTCCAATATAATTTGGAATTCTAGGTTTAATTTTCCCTTCAGCTTTAGCAAGAGCGCAATCAGCTTTATATTTCTCTAAAGCAGCGCAAAAATCAGCATTATTAATATATTCTCGCGTGACCTTTTTTCGTTTTACTTTAGCAACAACGGGTTTTTCTTCCGGAAGATCTTCTAATAAAGAAGGTATTTCTTCAGTAAAATCTGGAACGTCAGCAAAATCAAATTTTAATTCTTTCATAGCAATTACTCCATGTATTATCAGTTATTTAATAGTATTATACTATGAAATAGATAAAATAGCAAGAATTATTTCTTCTGAACAGGGAATTTGATTGAATTTTCGTCAAGAACTATTTCTCGTTAAAATATAATAAGTTGAAAAAAAGTGCTTGACGAAATTAAATTTGTAGGTTACATTATACTCTAAGTGTTGTTTGGAACTTCGCTGATGCTTCGTTCCATAAACATTAGAGTCTCAAAATAGAATTACTGCGTAGCAGATCCTCGAAGAGGATTAAATTAGTGAATACTAGATCCTTCTGGCGGAATATCTGTTTCATCTATTATTGTTTCTTTAATTTGTTTAGCTAATGTTGATTCTGGATCTAGATAATCCAATATAGCATCAAGATATCGATATCCAAACTCTATAGATGAATAAGAAACAAATAAAATGTGATCCATTGGAATAGGTGCTTCTTGTAGAGGAAATGCTTCTAAAGGCATCCAGTCAACCATAATAATTTCTTCAGTTTCATTTTCAATGTCAATGGTAGGGTAGAATGTTTTAGGGTATTTTATTATTACAGTATTAGTTTCTTTATCTTGATGATAGAATCCAATTAAATCTTCACCAGTTCTTAATCTAACAATTTTAATTTCAAATTTTTCGGTCATAATGTTTCCATATCCACTTTAATAATTTTATAATCAAATTTTTCTTCATTGTAAATCTTGATTCTTTCTTGAAAATGTGTTAGAGTATAATTTTGATGCTTCTTATACCGTAAATCATCAGCAAGGTCATATAATACTGCTTCATCTTTATTTTCATTTAAACGTAAAACGCGACCAATAGCTTGGAGGTTTCTTATTCTAGATTTAGAAGGGCTAGCAAATATAATATTATGTAGGTTTTTAATATTAGTTCCAGTAGACACTGTTCCAACAGAACCTATTAAAATTACATTATGTTCAGTCTCCATTGCCTTTCTAATTTCTTCTCTTTCTTCAGCCTTAATATTACCATGAATATAATATATCTTTTTATTAACAGCATGTTTTGAATTAGAAATTAACTCATATAACACATCTCCATGTTTTTCAACATATTGATAAAGTAATAATGTATTTCCTTTTAATGATAATGATAAATTCTTAATAAATTTATTTCTATTGGCATTAGCAATTAAATATTCTAATTCTTGTTGATATTTTAATCCTTTTGATAACTTACAAGTTTCCTCGGGATATTTTAAAACAATACATTTAATATTTAATTTTGTTACTTGTTTGTTATCCATTAATTGTTTAGTTGTAATAACCTTTCTAACTGGACCAAATAAACTTTCTAATTGTAATGAATGTATTTTTTGTCCATTTAAAGTTCCAGTAACACCAACTCGATAATCGGCATTAACGCATTTTTGTACAATACCTGTTAAGCTATTTGCTGATGCTAAATGAGCTTCATCACATAACACAAAATCAAATTGATCAAAATAAGTTCGGCTTTTATGATTAAATAATGATTGCCAAGTGCTAATATATAAATGTTTTTCTGCATTTTTATCTTGACCAGCAAATATCATATGAATATGTTTATTTACATCCCATCTATTATGACTTGAGTAATCAGCAAAATCTGATGTAAGTTGATGACATAATGATGTGTTTGGAACCAACAGTAATCCTTTCTTTCTATTATGCGCTAACAAGAATCTAACAATAATATAAAGAATACAACTTTTACCTGATGACGTTGGAGATAATAACATTAAACGTTTTTCGTTAAGGAAATCTAAAACGCCTTTAAATTGATAATCTCTAACCTCAATTTTCTTTCCATTAGAATGGATATCTAATGAAGTAATAAATTTGTGTAACTCAGTGTCCGTAACTGGGTCGTAGTTATCTTTATAATTGTGTTGAAGGGTATAGTCCCTATCTTTAGCAAACGCCTCTAATTGAGGGATTAAACCGATAAAAAACTCCATATCTCCATTTGGTAATATTTTTGCTAGGCGAACCTTTCCATCCCATAATCTTGCTTTATAACTGGGCATAAATTTATATCCAGTAGCAAAAAAAGAGAAGTAATCGCTTAGTTCCTGTGCAATACTTTTGTCGCATTTTAGGATGGCATAAGTTTCGTTATGTTTTTCAATTTCAATTATCATTTTAATTTCCAGCTAGGAATCTAGTGTATGTCATATATTCTCTTAATTGCCAAGTTCTGTTACCGAGCTCTTTAATTATTGCCTCACAAACATATATACATTCCTCATAGTAGGCTTTCTTTTCAAGAATTTTTATTAAAAAATCGTCAGCTTCAAGATACGTATCGATATTACCTTTGGTGCCAATCTTTAAGTCGAACTGATCCCACCCATACTCGTCTAAGGTTTCCTTTGCAAGATTTCCTAGGTAATACTCCCTACGAACTTTTTTCATCCTTGCATGGTCGAATTTTGCTTTCTGTGCAGCGAGTCTATGCTGAGAAAGAATCTCGACATATTTCGCGTGCAATAAAGGGGTATTAACTAATTCTTGGTGAGGTTTTGATTCGTCGATTTTACTATCAATTTTCCAATATTCTATAATTGTATCAAGTTTTATCATTTTATATTCTCAAGTAAACATTACAAAAATATATAGGCTAGCCAACTAAAGTCAATTCATACCTTTTAAACCTAAATGTTGCAGTTGCTGTCATTGTTTTTGCAGAACTAACCCTAACATCAAACGGTATAGCAGACAGATAAACTGGAAATAAATCTATAAAATGGATATTTACCTTTGGTTTATCAGAAGCTGGCGATAATGTTGTTAATATCGCGTCAGCATATTGTGGAGTATTTATATATTCATATTGACTATATTTTGATAATTTATTTAAATTGGCATAATCGTCCCAAGCTTCAGCTTGCGTATATCCCTTAATCCAATAATATATCGAAGTCCAAGATCTCAATTCCTCATCAATAAGAAACTCGATAGATAAATCTTCGTATTCCATTTTATCTCCTGGGACGCCCATATCTCTAAACGGGTTTACTTGAACCGTGCTTTGGGAATTTACTCCTGGAAGATTTACTGCTTGACAGAAGAATTGAACTTCCATTAATCTAGGAATCGTAAAAATAAATTTTGCTGACTGCAACAAATCGGTATTACAGATGTTTGTATCGTTAAGAGCCATAAAAAATCCTTATAATTTATTTACTTGTATTTATAAAATTCTAAATACAAAAAAACGCTTTACTTTTTTTAATTTATGTAGTAAAATATATTTGAATCTTACAATAGGAGATATAGATGGTAAAAGTTGTAGTTTTAAAACCGGAAGAGGTAACTCCAAGACCCGATTTGGTTGGTAAATGGCTTAATGAAAGTCATTATAGAATATTAGTTGAAGAAGATTTAGATGTATATCTTCCTCCAGATTGCGCAGATTTTACTGCCGAAGAAAACTGTGATAACAATATGGAATGTAATTCTTGTCATAAAGGGTTATCTGAAAAGAATATTGTATTTAAGTTTCGTAAAAATTTCTTTAATAAAGAAGAGGCTGATGCAGCTTACGCGGGTTTACGTGATGCAGCTGTTGAAACTCAAAATCGCGGTATGGCTGGTGGACCAAGAACTGCTACATGCGCAGGAAGAGAATGGGTTACTGATGAACAATTTGATTTATTAGAATTCTTTGCACATAAAAATTCGACTTCAGTATTCGGCGGATATACGCCAAAGGCAGATGTTGATTTAATACGAGCCAAGTATAAAAATCTTAAATCTGATGATAGTCGTGGTGTCGTCTGGTTGACTGAGCAAATTAGAGCTGAGAAATTTGTATTTAATGACTTTATCGATAAATTATGCGCATTAACTATTGATGAAGCAAAAGCTGAAGCTCAACGAGTATTAGATAAATTGATTAGTAAAACGACTTATGCTAATGTCGTAAATTCTGGTATTGCTGGTTGGTATGATAGATATCCTAGAATTCCTTTTGGTAGACCAACTACCTATACAAGAGATAATCTAGAAAAGTTTTCTAAGTCTTATCCATTCTTACAATCTTTAGCTAAAGGTTTTAAGGATATGTTGCCATGGCGTTATGGTAATCAAAAACGAGCTGCAGAATCAATTGATCAAAGATTTGTTGTACCAGATACTCCATTTACGACAATTACAGTAAATAAAAACTTTCGAACCGCTGGCCATTACGATCCAGCTAATATGGAAGATGGATTCGCTAATCTTTGTGTTATGTCAAATAATGATCAATATGAAGGATGTTATTTAGTATTTCCGGAAATTGGTTATGCAGTTGATGTCAGACCTACTGATTTATTATTAGTAAATAATCAAGCTGGATTACATGGTAATACTGAATTAAAACTAAAAGATCCAGATGCAGAAAGAATTAGTATGATTGCGTTTTTCCATGAAGGTATGTTAACGCTTGGTACTTATGATTACGAGAATACTCGCAGAGAATTTATTGATAGTCGTAGATTAAATCCCGATCATCCAGACCAAAGATACCGTTGGAATGGCATCACTCCTGGATTATGGGAATCTGATGAGTGGATTGATTATTTGTTAGCTCAACCGCAAGGCAAAGGTTGGTTAGAATCCTATCACAAAGATTTGTATGACCGTAGATTCGGTAACAGTTTAGATAACTTTTTTTAAGGTAGATTATGAAATTGAATATTGCAATTCCTTCGTATAAACGATCTGATACGCTTAGAGATAAAACTTTAAGTGTATTGGAGAAATATAATGTAGATCCAAGTACAGTAACAATCTTTGTTGCTAATGATGCCGAAAAGACTGCATACGAAACATCATTAAAAGATAACATTTATAACAAAAATATTGTTGTGGGTGTTGTTGGTATGGGACCAATTAGAAACTTTATTAGAAATTATTATGATGAGGGGGAATTTGTTGTAAATTTTGATGATGATTTATCGAGTATTATGCGCAAAGCTCCTGCTGATGAAAAGAAAATGGAGCCAATTGAAGATATCCATAAAGAAGTATTTGAGCCAATGTATAATATTATGCAGGAGAACGAAAATAAGCTCTGTGGTGTCTATGCAGCGTCGAATGCGTTTTTTATGAGTTATACCCCTAAGACTGGTTTATATTACTGCATTGGGTCGCTGTGGGGCTGCATTAACGATAAACATCAAGATCGTATGGTTCAATTATGCGATAAAGAAGATTTTGAGCGAACTCTTCAACATTATGTTCTTGATGGTTCAGTTTCGCGATTAGACAATATTACTGTTATATCCAAATATTATACTGAAGATGGAGGAATGCAAGTTGAACGAACTCTTGAACGTATTGATAAAAGTGCTGACGATTTAGTTCGTAGATTTCCAGATTTATGTACAAAATACGTCCGTGAAACTACAGGTCACGCTGAATTACGCTTACGGGATACTAGTGGAGGTAAATATCAAAAATCCACTTCTTTTGGTTTAGATAGTTTTTTCTAAACTTCCAAATAGAAAAAGGGAGCCGAAGCTCCCTTTTTTGTTTCATCCATGAAACACAACTAAATTACATCAAGTTTTTAACAGCAAAGATTCTGTAATAGTTGTTGCTACGTGGAGTAATCAAACCTTGACCTTGGGTTGTACCTTCAGCGAATGGATTTGCTACTAAACCGTAACGAGTTTTGAAGCCGATTTTTGGTTGGAAAGTACCTGGATCAACTGCACGAACCATTTGTAAAGGAACGTATGGGCAGTAGAATAAACCAGAGTCATAAGGACTTGTACCTTTATAACCAACTGTACATAATTCAACGTTTTGGTATGAACCACCAAAGTAAGGGTCGATATAAACTTTGATACGACCATGTAACAAACCAGCATATGTATTACCAGTGTCATCAACTTGTAAATCAGCAGATAACGCAGGAGTATATTGTAATACACCAGCCATAGCTAGAGCAGAAGCAACGTCAGAAGAAACGATTAAAATGTTACCTTTTCCTCTACGAGTTGTTTTAGCGATTTGATTAGCTTCTCTTTCGATATGATAAATCAAACCTTTAAATCTTTCAACTGACCAACGACCATTTGAGTCTGTATCTAAGTCGAATACGCCTGGAGTAACTGTACCGAATTGAGCACCAGCTTTAGCTACTGTATAGATTGTACGAATTACTTCGCGGTTCATCTCAGCAAGAATTTCTGTAGATAAAACGTTTGATAATTCAGTTTCAGCATCCAAACCATGGATTGCTTTCAAATCTTGAGCCATTTCTAAGCTGTATTCAGCTTTCAATGCACGAGTTCTAGCAGAAACAGTAACTTTTTCGATTGAAATTGACATTTCGCCGAATACAGTACCAGCACCATCGCCTAATACTTCACCCATAGCAGTTGTCATTGCTTGCCCAGTATCAAAAGATGAATTTGCTAATGGACCAGAAGTTCCAACAGCTGAATTCGCTTGACCTGTAGTAGTTGAACCACCTGTGCCGATAATACCAGAGAAGATAGTATTAGCTTCGTTATAGAATGCTTCAGTACCGCCACCGTTAGGGAATGTACCGTTACCTTGAGCGCCATAACGTGAACGTAAAGCAAAGATTAATCCAGTAGGACCAGTCATTGGTTGAACGCCAGCTACGTCATAAGCAATCAAGTTAGGTAAAGCACGACGTACTAAACTGATTAAAATTGGATCGAAGTTAGAAATACCACCAGTTGTATTAGTTGGTGTTCCTTCCATCAATGTTTCGCGATCTGAATCCATCGCTGCTTGTTGATTTTCCAATACAATTGCAGTAACTGCTTTTTTGTATGGGTCAGTAATTTTTGCTAATTCTGGATGATCCAGAACTGGACTCCATTTATTTTGCAATTCTTCGTTTAATAAAGCCATTTAGATAAACTCCTTAAATTTTTATTTTTATTTTAAAATTGTTTGTGAAATACGTGAAGCATAAGCAGCAATTGTTGGGTCAACTCTTTTTGCTGGTTTTATTTCTTCATTTAAGTCAATAACGTCATTTAAAGATTCGATAGAAGCGGGTTTAACAGTAGATACCGAGAAATAAGATTCTTTAATATCTTCCATTTGTGTAACAAAATCATTTTCGCTTACAAATTCTACGCTCTCTGCAATAGTTTTAATTTTTTCAGCTTGAGATAATGTTAATCCTTCACATACTGCGTGAAGAGCTTCAACTTTCTTTTGTTCTGACAATTTTTGTTTCAAGTTAATGTTTTTATTCATTTCTTCATTAACTTGTTTTTCTAATGCCTCTACTTTAGAAGCTAATTCTTCTACTACATCGAATTTTTCTTCAGGAATATCGATATAGTGTTCTTCGAATACGGTTTTCAAAGACTCAATAAAGCCTTCTGCAATTTCAGTTCTTAAGCCTGATTCAACTGCTAATTTGTTTTCTTCCATCCAAGATTCAGTAACGTAATCTAGATATTCATCAACTTTATCAGTAAAATCTTCTTTCATGTCTTCATAAGCTTCTTCGAATTGTGCAACATAATGCGCTTCTAATTCTTCAGCTAATTCGCCAACTTTAGATTTAACAGCAGCTTCAAAAATAGCAGATGCTTTACGTTTGAAACTTTCTGATAAGTTTTCGCCAGCCATTAATGCTGCGATATCTTCGTTTACTTCTTCTTCATCTTCGTCTGGTTCGCCTTCTTCATTAACACCTTTTTTAGGATGAAGATTTACTTTTGTATCAACTTTAGAAGAAGCTTCAGCTGGTTGTGGAGCTAATTTTTTCATTGGTTCAGCGCCAACAGGTGGTGTTTGCCCTGGAGGAGTTGCAGATGGAGCTTCAACGCTCAATTTTTCCCAATCAGCATTTCCTACATCATGACCTGTTGTTTTATTAACTGTATCATGTAATTTTTCGCCTTCGCCAAATTTATCTTGTTTAGCGCCTTTGTCTTTTCTATTGCCGTTCAGAATATCCATTGCAGCTTCAGAAAGATTTAAATTTTTATCTTGTGACATCAAATATCTCCTATTAGATTTTTATAATAATTATTTATATAAATTAAATTTTGTATTAAAGTTTTCTTAAAAAGTTTTCGAAGATTTTAAGAGCCATCGGTTCAACTTCTTTAGCTGTAAGTTTTCTTAAAGTATCTCTTGATTCTTGTAAATATTGTTCAACCCAGCCTTTTCCTTCAACAAACATCCATTCCTTTCCTTCCATTAAACCTTCAACATAGCAATCTTTACCTGATGGGTCTAATACAATATCAACTGTTACTAAACGAAAATCTGGTTGGACATATTTAATACCATTAGATTCTTTAATAGAACCCAATCCTCTTGTTGATACGCCAAAATTTACGCCAGCATCAATAAAAGATTTTACGATGTTTCCATTAGGTGTATCTAAAACTTTAGCTTCACCGTAGCAACGGTGGTCATCAAAATCCAATTTAGTAATAAGGTGAGATACTTTATCTGGATTAATTTGTGGTCCTTCTGGGTGAGACAATTCACCTAAAGATCTACGGGTATCAATATAATCTCTTTTATATCTTGTTACTTCAGGTAGCATATGCTCTTTTACATAAACTCTGCCATTTCTATTTTGTTCATTACAATGAATGAAATAACCTTTAATAGTATGATTCTTTTTACCGTTAGTTTCTTCTACAAGAACTTCTGTTTCGGTAAACTCATTTAACAATTTCATCGTTTGTTAACTCCTGTTATTGACCAGATTCTTCCGATAAATCTGTTGATTGTAATTGAGCAGCCTGTTCCAAAATTTCTAAGAAACTTTTATCTGAAACGTGTAATTGTTCTGCTAATTCTTCGTTTTTGCTAATAAAATCTAAAATTACATCAGCGCATTCTTTATTTATATTTAACTCTGAAGAGTCATTAAAAATAACAACTCCAATATCATCATTTTCTGATATTTGAGTTAATTTTTCTAATACTGATTCTGTTGTATTTGAAAATTGAGAACCATCTAATGGAACAGTAACAAATTGATCCAAATGTTCTGAGTGATAAAGAGCAACTTGTTGTCCATTAGGGAATCTTTGAATATAAGTTCTTTTTAAGATTAAGATTTGCGGTAAATCTCTATGTATTTTTTTCTTATTAGTCATAGTATGGGTTTTTTGAAGTTTTATCGGATTGTTGTTTAGAGTTTGCTCTTCCTATAGATGGATCTTGGTCATTAGTATCTTGACTATTTGGTATTCCGTCTCCATCTGGATCAGCATTTGGATCTTGCCCATCATCGCCACCATCTCCTCCGCCTAAACCTGCCATTGGATCATTCATTAATTTTGGGTCTGGATATACTTGATCTTTAATTTCTTGTGCAATTTGTTTTTGCATTTCTTCAATTTCATCTTCATCCATTTTAAGAATATTTTTTTGGATCCATGCTTGAGAATAATAAACGCCTTTATATGGATCAACAACTGCCAATAAATTTAATCTATTCTGTAATAATTCTGAATCTTTCATTTCAGCATAATTATTATCTCTAACAAATTCATAATCGAAATCTTGTTTGTATACATCAAACTCATCATCAGAGCAAATACCTTTTAATTGGCATTGAACTTTTAATGCTTGATCAAACACGTCAGTAAATTTATTTCTTAATCTTTGAATAAATTTATCAAATTTAATTTCATCTCTGGATATTACTTGATTTGTACCAACATCAAATGCACTATCGGGTTGAACTAATCTAGAAAATGGAACATTAAGTGCTTTATATAATTTTTTCTCGAAATATTCTACCATTGACATATCATCAAATGCAGCAGAAGATGGTAATGTAGTAATTTCTGTTGATTTATTATCAGAGCGTCTAGGTAACCAGAAATCATCCATCATAGAAAGGAATCTTCTATCATCTCTGATTTCACCTGTTGTAGCATCATAAACGACTTTATTTTTATATTTAGTCATAATATCTTTAAGATATTGTTCTGCCTTCATTTTAGGTAGATTACCGACATCAATATAAAAAATACGTCTTTCTGGAGCTCTTGATACTTTGTAAATTACGCTAGCATCTTCAATCATTCTTAGTTGATTTAGAGGTTTGATGCATTTATGTAAATTACTTAATATAATTGATCGTTTTGCGTCTAATAACCCTGATGTAACGCAAATCATTGAATCTGGGGCAATTCTTAATCCGGAATTAGTTAAATTAGATTTTGTTGATATAGTATCAGAATAGATATAATATTCAACATAACCGGCGACAATATCGTATCCAGTAGTTTGATCTTTTACTTTTTTAATTTCGCGAATTTTTGTAATTTTTCGTGGATCTGTATATCTTAATTCTTGAATACCCGCATTTGGGTTTGCTTTATCAAGAATAATATTATAATACATTCTTCCATCAATATAATATCTTCTAAAAATATCTTGACCCAGTTGTTTAAAATTCAAAAGAGTCAAGATATTATCAAATTCATCTTCAATAGCTTTTTTTATTTTTGGTGCAACTTTTAAATTATCTAATTTTAATTTTACAATAACACCATCTTCATTGATAATAGCTTCATTAATAATATCATCAACTGCACTTTCTATCTCTGGCTGCATAGCCATTTCACGATATCTAGTGATTAATTCTACGTCATTTTTATAATTTGAATCTAAATCAATAGTTGTGCCATAATGCGCTGCTGCAGTAATAGTTACTGCACCATCATCTAACACTGGTGCTGAAAAAGAAGGTAGCACTTCCTGTGCTGGTGTATCTTTCCCTATTTTAAAACCGAATAATGAGAATTTAGCCAAAATAAAATACCTTTTTAATAATTAATAGTATATTCTTATATATTAGGTTACAGAATCTGATTCCCAATATTGATAAGAGAACGTCACATTAAATTCTTCAATTCTATCGTTTGAACCCCAATCAACTTGAATAGGATCAACTGTATTAGGGAACATACCAACAAATTTATATGCTTTAATTGGGGTTCCAATTTTACTATATTGTGTTACTGTAGCATCAGCGCAATATAATTGCGAATTAATTGCTCCAGCAGCACGAACGTTTTGTGAATGACTGTTTAATTTATCTGACCATCTTTCGAACGCATTTCTTACGATAAAATCTTCATCATTAATAATCGTCAAACTCCAATCTGGGAATTGTCTATCACCAGCAAATTTTACTTGACGACCAAAATAAAATTGTGTAGCAACACCCACGATTGATGGTGGTAATGATGTTGCATGAGCCATAAATGTTAATTTTTGAGATGCAATAGGTGAACTTGCAACTGTTGGAAATGTTAAAGACACTGAAAATAAATTAGGTCTCGCTCCATCACCAATCATTGCCGATCTAAATTCTGCAATATTGAACGCCATGTTTGGATACTCCTTGTTAAAAAATCGTAATTATTCTTTTAATTATTTATATGAGCCAGTAACGAATCACTGGCTCACAAGTTCATTATTTAGAATTTGCCTGCAATTTCAGTAAAGTCAACGCCAGTACGAACTGCTACGAAATTCAACTGGATAAAGTTAATAGATCTAGCTGGTTTAATATAAATATCACCAACAAATCTATTTGTATCAATAACTTCAGCTGTGTTGTTTGTGTCATCACAAACAACTTTAAAGTCGTAAATACCTCTACGCCCTTTTACATCTCTTAAGAATGGTTCAACCATAGACACAAATTGAGCTCTTGTAAATGCATCATTAAATTCAAATAGAGAGTATTTAGCCGCAATAGCAATTGCTTTTTCAAGAACGATAAACAATCTACGGACATTAATACGATCAAACGCAGATGGTTTTGTTTGCATAGTTTTATCGCCATATAAAATAATACCTTCACCTGGAAATGCAACAACAGGATTAATACCATTTTTATACAATTCATCTCTTTGAGCTTTAGATGGATTCCATGATAATTTAATTGCATTCAAAATTTGACCGCGATTAAATCCAGCAGGAGACCACCATGGATCTCTAATATTATCAGTTCTCGCGCATAATCCAGCAATATCACCGTTTAATGGGACATAACGATATTTGTTATTGTATTTATCAAATTGATATTTCCATCCAGAATCAAATACTGAATATGATGTAGAAGGAGTTAACCCATTTCTATATTCAATAATATTATCTAAATTAATAGATTCAACTGCATCAGCTCTAGTTGGAGAAACAAATGCAACGCAATCTTTTCTTTGATTTACGATATCCAATGCATGATTTACAACAGTTATATCATTATCTCCAGTAAGAACTAAAGAAATATCAACTTCGTCAGGATTTGCAAATAAATCGTAAGAGGAATATATATCTGCTGTAGTTGGAGCAACATCAGTTCCTCCGGATAATTTACTTGAATAATTTTTTAATTTATCGAATTCTAAACCTGTGTCGCAAGTAGAACCCCAATTAGAAGATCCAACAAGGTGATCAGCTACATAAACATATTTTGACGCATTAAAAAGTTTGGTTACATAATAATTCGGAGAACCGTCATCTGTTCTTGCATCATCAGCTTTAGATACATGAGAGTATTTCTCTAATACAGTATCTCTTTCTCCTGAAAATTTGCCATCGGTATCAATAACAATAATATGTATTTCATCATTTGCAGAAGTTTTTCCTGCTGCATAAACTGAAGTTCCTGGAGCTGAATCAAATGCAGATGCATATGCCCATTTTGTTGATGTTGTTAAATTGGTTACATTAGCACTCATTGGTTCAGATATTACAACTGATGTTGTACGCGCATCTACTGCAGTAACGCTAACTACATCATAACTTGTTCCGCTAATAGTAATAATATCACCAGAAGATAAGAATGTATTAGCATATCCTGTATTTAAAATTACAGTAGAACTTGCTGATGTTGTATTTGCAGTTAATCCGGTTTTTAAGAAAGAATCTGATGAAGAGCAAACGCTAACAGTTAATGAATTGCCGAATGTTCCAGGATAACGACCATAAAATCCACCAAATTTAGTAATTGATCCCGCTTCAAAATTTAGTTCGTAATCTTCTTCATTTGAAATGCTGACATTAGTTTGATATGCTGGTAATGTAACAGAAGCCCCAGAAGTATCGCCGACTAAGTTATTATAAACAACAACTGTATTACCGCTAACTGTATTTGCAGTTAATGTAAATTGATTTCCACCTGGAGTTGTTACTTTAAATGTATCGCCGCGCGTTATATATGATGATACTTCATCAGTAAATACAACATTATTGCTTGCACTAGCTGTAGTTGCAGTTAAATTTCCTAAATCGATAAAATCAGAAATACTTGTTGAGTTAAATGTATTTGAATTATCGATAGCTCTTACAACTCTAAGATTGTTTGTATATGCTAAGAAATTTGCTGCTGTAAAAAATGATGTAAAATTGTTATTATTCGGTTTTCCGAAAATTGATGCTAATCTGTTTTCTGAGTCAACTAATACTCTAATTGCCGCTGGTCCCCAGCTAAATTGCCCAGCAAATGCCCCAATAGAAGAACTTACGCCTGGAACGACGTTAGTTAAATCTATTTCAGATACATTTACTCCTGGCGATAATTGAAATCCCATAACTTATACTCCTTGTTAGTAAAATAGAAAATATCTTTCATGCAAGTATTTATAATTTTGGTATTTTATGTTTAATAATAAAATGCTGCAGGTTGAACAGTTTCCCATAAATCTCCATCTTCTAATGTAAATCTATCCATTAATGGGTTACTAAATTGTGGCATAGGCGGAACATCAATATCATCTTCTTTAATATAATTATTTTCTATTTGTAATCTTTTGCGAATATCTGTAGAAGATAATTCTATAAATAATTTTTGAGTAGATAACCAAGCAAAAATGACAAGAGTCATTGCTAAATCATCATTTGCACCTTCTTCAGCTGCAAATGAATTATTTGTTGCAATAAATCGAGTTAGTTCATATATTGTTTCGCTAGAATTAATTCGTAATTTATCAGTTTCAATTAACGTTTTTAATGTAGTACACCCAACACGTTTTACTAATGGACTCATATTGACGCCATTTTGTGTTGCTTTACCGTTTTCGCTTATTTGTTGAGCTTTTTTATTTCCAGCATAAACTTTTAATACATTTTCATATTCTAAATCTTGAAATAGAGTATCTGCTACCGTTGGATTATTATTTACCTCAATTAATACATATGCGTTGTTGTAATATTCTCCAGCCATTTTAATAATATCTGGAAATAACATTGGATGCAATTGATTATTTCTATATGTAGCTACTTGAGTATATGGAATTGTTGATACATCAAAAATAGAAAATGCGGCATAATCTAAGTTTTTCCCTTCTGAAACGTCAACAGTCATTGCATAGATGTGATCTTTATCTATTTGTTTTTTCGTTTCTTCATCAAATGATTCTTTAACTGGAGGAATAAATACATCCATTTCATTTGGAATTGTTATTCCGGAGAATATTTCATCATCTGTATCTAATGGATCTATTGCAACAAGAGTTTGTAATTTAGATCCGTCGATTAATGTATTTGTAGAACCTAAAAATTCGCAACCAAATTCTTGGTTAAACTGACGAGCAGAAGTATTTCTAATCGTAGTTTCTTTCCAGTTTTCATCGCGCCCTGGAACTCTAGACCAATGAATATCAACAGCTTTATAATCACTCTTTTTACTTACTGCATCCATCCACATTTTGTAGTATAAATTCATACCACGAGGAGTAGATACAATAATAATTTTTGTAGTTTTACCTGATGAAATTACAGGATATGTTGAAGTAAAGAATTCTTCTGCTAAGTTATTATGAACGTGAGCAAACTCGTCCATAAATACAAGGTTAAATGATCCGCCACGAACAGAAGAAGCAGCAGTAGAAGCTGCTAACATCTTAGAACCATTTTCTAACTCAATACTACCTTTATTCCATATAACAATACCTTGTTGTAGCCACATAGGTAAATTTTCATATGCTAATTGGTATCTAGATAGAATCTCAACAGCTAATGATTTTTTATTGGCAGTAATAGCAATGTTATAATTTTCAGTAAATAGCGATAACCATAAAAGATAACCAACAGATGTGGTGGTTTTACCTGATTGTCGACCAATTCTTACAATAGAAAATCTATTCTCATGAAATGCTTGAACCATTTCTTCTTGGTAATCATGCATATCAAAATAAACAAGACCTTCATCAAGATTAATAATTTTTACATAATTTCTAATAAAATATATTGGATTATTAATACATTTTCTAATCTCATCTCTTTGGAATTCATCAAATTCCCAATTTTCAATGCCTGCTCTTCTTAAATTAGGGTTATCTCTATAATATAATTTATTACTGCCTTCAAAATCAATCATTCAGTATTCTCATTTTTAATAGATCTTATTAAATCTTTTGTGGATCCAACGAAAACTGCATTTTTTATATTTTGTGTAACGGTTTCTTTTTTTCCGGTAATGTCGCGCATTTTCTTTTGAACTTCTAGTAGTTCTTTTGATGCATCAACAACAGTTTTGATCATATTACCTGCGACTTCAAAATCGCGAGCTTTTTCTGATTGCCTAGCAATAGCTAACATATCATCAATTGCTTCAGTTCCTTTTGATATTAATATATCGATACTTTCGCGGGTTCTTTCGTAATCAGTTTTTAAATCATGATCGAGTAATGTTGAAAGGTCATGCGTTGATTCTACAGGTAAAAATTCTGCAAATTCAGTTTCTTCTTCTGTCACCGGTGAAGGAACGTTAAATAAATCCTCCATCGTTCTATTAAATTTACTCATAAGTTATATTGTTTTATCAATTATTACTACATCTAATGCATATGGACCAATTGGTGGAAAAGTATTTGGAGTTGGAGTTATTGATGTTGCATAAACTAATCCGCTTTCGGGTAATTCTCCTATAAAATATTCTGCAGATCCTGCAACATTTCTTAGTAATGCGTGTTTAGTAAATGAGCCTATTACATTTGACACAGATAATATTTTTGTATATTTATCCCATGAAGCCACTGTTGCTTTTGCTGAAGCTGTGTCATAATTATATCCTTGATATATATTTTCCCCTCCAACAAAATCACCGAATCCATCAATTAATTTTAAATTAATGTAAGTATAATTTTGAGGAATATACATATTTGTATTCGCAGTTAAAATTGGAATATATGTTAATGGCGGTTGGTAAATAAAACTTCTGGCTGTAAATGTTAACGTTCTAAATACAGATCTAACTGGAGAATCAAATGAACCTGTTGAATCTTCTTCTTCGGAATCTCCATTAAATGTTACGGGTATAGTTTTAATTATACCTGCTTCCGGAACCATAACGATACGCATATTATAATCCGGTTGAAAATGCGACAAAATATATTCCATTATTTGATTGGCATCTTCAATATTTCTTGTGTACAATATTAATTCAAAATTAAAATTATATGGAATAGGTGAATTAACATAAGTATCTCCTAATCCAGCGCACCCCATCAATTTATTTACAGGGTTTAATTTTCTATCTACATCATACTCCATGGTCGTTAACCCATATTCAATACGAGGTAAAGTTATTTGGACTTTTTCGCGCGAAATATCTAATCTTTTTACATATTTTTCTTTATCGCCATAGATAATAGGAACTATCATTCTTTCTACTTCTATCCCATTATCATCGTATTTTATTAATGGAATATCTTTAAATAAACTAGCAAATGCAATGGTAGTTTTTCTTATTGATTGTAATCTATATGTCATATTTTACCCTTAGTATTTTAAACTACCAAAACCTTGTGATGAGTCTAAGAATCCAATAACTTCATTAAATATTGGTAAATTATCGAATTGAGATTCACGAATTTTCGTATCAACGACAGTTAATAAATAGCTAGAATTACTTGTTTGACCAACAATAGATCCTGCTGTGTTAGAGAATTCCCCTTTGGTATTCATTACAACTAATATTGTATTTGCTGCATCCCAAGAAACTACTTCAGCTTGAGCTAATTTATTATTTGCAGCTCCTTGATAAATAATTTCGCCAGCCACGTAATTACCGGTTCCATTTTGAACGTCAATTATCGTTTTATATGCTTCAATAAGTTCTATTTCATCAATAAACTCAATACCAGTATCAAGGCTTTCGTCATTATATTTGAACGGTTCAAGAGATAATTCGTAATAAAATGGTCTTATTCTACCTAGAGTATATAAATCTTTTGATGTGTTAACAAACTTAATTTCAAATAATTCGCCTGAATCTTTAAAAAATGGAATAAAAATTAAATTTCCTTCCTTTGGAACTTCGAACTGATTATTAGTTCGTTTCATAAATTCTTTAAAGGTAAATTGAATTTTAGTCTGGTTTCTTACTTCCAATCCAAATTTAGAAAAGAAATCCTGTTCGTCTCCATAATCCATTGTATTGACAAGATACATATCCATTTTATACGCGTCATCAAAATGCTTTAAAGGATCGTCTCCATAGATCAAATCTCGTCCTTCAACGTTCGTATTTGGAATATAGTACCCGCTAAAGCCTTGGATATTTATCGCCTCGTTGTAGAGATCCTCAATTAAATTTATCTCGACTGCAGGTTTACCATAATTCTGAAAATATTTACTTGGCATAATGTTTATCCAACTAAAAATTGAACAGGCAATTCGTATCTATCTTGCATTTCAGTTTCTAATCTTTGAATATCTGCTGTTGCCTCATCATATGTTTCTTTTCCGTTTAATGTTAATCCACCTGGAAGTTGAATACCGCCAAATTTTTTCATATTATCACCCCATTGACGTTTAAACAATGAAGTAACGTATTCTTTTAGCCAACGGTCATTATAAACGCTTTCATATGTTTCTGGATCAATAGCTTTATATCCTTCTGCAATTACATTAGTACCAACTGGTATTTGAGCAGAACCCCAACCCCAATCAACATATAACTTACGAGTATGCCTTTGAAATCTAATTGGAACGTCTCCAGTAAACATCTCGCTTAAATTTTGGAGATGTTGCATTGTAATAGAGAAATTAGTATATGACGTCGATGTAAAATCATATAATTCATGGAGGCGAAGTTGATATCTTAAATCAAACATATTATTTTTTGTAATTGTATCATTAAGAGGAAATACTCTTGTAATACCTAAAATGCCTGGATCGACATTAAAATACCTTTGATTAACATCTTCTTGTGTAATTACATGCATCCAATAAAAAGATTCAGTTGCATCATAATGGTAATCTTGATAGAATTGTAATGCATCATCTATTCTATCTTCTAATTGATTATCATCAACATTTATCTTTATTACTGGAGCACCTAATCTTCTTAGAGCATAATCTTTTAATTCATCTCTTGTTGTAACATGTGCCATGGAAAATCCTTTTATTTTAAACTTTATTATCTATTTATAATAAAAGGATTATTTTAAAATAATGCTTTTTTTACTTGTGTAGCCCAATAATATGCGTGCTTACTATCAACCCTAACGTTAAAATTATTTGGTTTTTCAAATATTTTATTTGTATTCTCGTATTCGCATCTATCAATCGTATCCATAAATATCATTAAATCTGCTCTAAAATATTTTCTAATTTCGTTAGTTGGAGCAACGAAATCACAAATAACATAATCAGCTTTAGAATCCTCGGCTAATCTTTTTATTCTATCACATTGACGAATTCTTCCTTGATCGCTAAAATCCCAATCATTATACTGTTTTCTAATCTCATCTGCATTAAACCATTCAGAATTTGGTAAAATTTTAGCCAATTCCCTTGCTAATGTTGTTTTACCGGAATTAGGTAATCCCATTATTAAAATTTTCATGTTTTTCTCTATTGGTGAGTATGATATCTTGGTGGCTTATGGATAATTGCATTGATTCTAACTTGACTGCATACATTTCCATATGTATTAGATATATCAATAATTTCTTGCATATTATGATTAGACATATCAGTATCACAATCATAAGCTACTTGTGATACTTCTATATCAACATTGCACTGATACCCTAATGTAGTTTCCTGACCCCCAGATTCAATTGTTTGTTTATTTCTATGTTGATTAAACATATCAATTGTAACAGGCGTAATTTTTCTGCAGTGTGTTGGGTCGTGGTGAAAGTTCTCGTGATTATGATGCGGAACTACAATCTTTAATTGACCTTGATCGCTTAAAATTCTATAAAATTCTTTAATAATATTTAAAAAGGTATCTGTTTGCTGCCCAAGATGTTCTAATACATGATTAAGAATAATTTCGTCAACAGAATTATCATCGAACGGTAATTTAGTTTCTAAATTTGCTATTACATCAGGGTTACAATTTTGATCATAATCGACGTTGATATATCCATCTAATTTATTATATCCGCACCCAAGGTTTAATTTAATCATAATAAATTGTTATTGTTAGGTAGGGAAATGGTGGAATTTCCATATACTTGTCTGATTTCTAATTTCGATTTGAGTTGATTCATTGGTTCTGCCCATGATTTCCATTTAATTTGTCTTAATAGAGTCGTATTCTTATACCAGATAGTTGATGTATCTGTTGTTGAACTCCATAGATAGTATTCAAATATTGGAGTAAAAATATAAGTTTCTTTTCCTAATGCTCCAGCTGCATGAGGCACAGAAGTACAGCTGGAAACGACATAATCTAAATTATATATTAATCCTAGAGTATCATCAAATGTTTTTAATTTAGCCGATAAATCAATTATTGGTCTAATGTTGGAATGAATTGGTTCTTGATGTAATGAAACTAATACTGCTTGTTCCGAAATATTAGATACTAATTCGTCTAAATCTAGAGTTCGATGTAAATTATGTTCGTATCCTATTTCTCCATAATATTTAATACCAACGCAACCTCTATATTGTTTAAACTTTTCGATAGATTCAGGAGTAGCTGTTAAGTAAGGTCCTTTATCAATTTCATGTTCATCTAGATTTAATAGGTACGGTAATCTCATAGAAACACACCAAACTGTATATTTGGTTGAGTCTAATTCAGTCACGTGTTCGATTGCTTGATATCCCATTCTAATAATAATATCTCGAATATCTTTTCTATGAGTCTTCCATACTGGGATCATACCTAACGCTTTAATATTTTCAAGAAATCTTATGTTAATAATTTCATCGCCATATCCGCCATAAGATTCAATTAATAATACTGCATCTTGAATAGGAGTTTTATCCCAATAATCGAAATTGTATTTATTGGTTTCTTTAGGTTTAGAGTTATCCCAAATACAAGACAACCCTTTATTAAATTCATGTCTTGATAGATAATATGCGGTAAGATTATGTTTGACTGCATTACGAATTGCTGAATTATTAGACTTTTGTTCAAGTTCTAATAAAAGCTTATTAGCTTCATCCCTATTATTTAACAATGATAAAGATATAGACTTTTCAATTAACACATCTTCATTATTGGGGGTTTTATTAAGCACCCAGTTTGACAATTCCAATGATTTATGTGGCTCATTTAATAAATTATAAACTCGAGTTAAATTAACTTTAATAAAATATTCTTCTTGCTCGGTAGCAATCTCTAATTCTCTAATTGCTAAGTCTATAACTTCTTGATAAAAATGAAGTTTATCGTAAATTACAATAATTTCATCCATTTGCTCTATCGTAAATGCATGTAATTCAAAAGTTTTAAGTAATTCGCGCGCCAAATTACTTTTATTATTGTCATGCAAAAACATAGCTATTTCTAACAACGTCATACTATAATTTCTCGTTTATATGTTATTTCCAGAATTCCATACCTTTTACATGCTGTTGAATATCTGGCGGAATAATACATGGTCTATTAATAAATGATACTTTCTTTCTGGTAGTATGTAATCCAGGCATATTAACATCGGCATCAAATTCATCAAATGAAAATTCCACGTCATCAAAATTATGTTCGAAATACGGTTTTTCTATAAATTTGTAAATTCGTTGCATCTCAACTTTAGGATTTTTAGCTAAATTTTCATAATCTACTATTAACATCATTGATCGTTCTGTTGAAAAATACCCTTGTTTTAATGCATGATACGCAAACCCAAGAGTTCTATTATCACTTAATAATGTCTGAGTTCTTGTATAAACATTAACGTTTTCTTCAGGGGAAAACATACTAGAAGCTGTATATGGATTTTTTCTAATCAACGTTTCGAATGAATCTAAAATCCATCTAATCTCTCTAACACAAACAATTACCTTAGCTTGAGGAAATAAATCCTTCAATAATGGTAACATTAATGGATATCCACGATTTGTATCAAAATGTACTTTATCGCCTTCAAAATATGTATCAAAGATAGATTTAATAATTGCTTTACGTTTTAATTCTGTGCATTGAAATCTATAACCACCTTGATCAGATGATTGTTCAATAATTGCTCTGGTAAATCTAGCAACTGGACCTGAGATAGATGCATTAAAATCTGGATTTTGATTTAATATTGTTGATAATAATGTAGTTCCTGAACGAGGTAATCCCGTAATGAAGTTGTATTCTTTCATAATATAATTCTCTGTTGTTAATAATATAATTATATATATTAAAACTGGGACTTTATTTCGGCTACACTGAAGCTATTACTGTATGCCACATTCTTCCAGGTCAATAAACTACCAACTTGTACTGGACTTGATCTTGAAGTAGTATCGCCTAATCCTAATTGTCCATAACCATTATATCCCCAAGCCCATGAAGACCCATCGGTTTTTATAGCTCTAGTAGAAAAGGATGTAGGCGCGTTTGATATTTTATTCCAGTTTAATAGCGATCCAACTTGTACTGGGCTTGATCTATTGATTCTATCGATTAATCCTAACTCACCTTGGGTGTTGGTTCCCCAAGCCCATAAAGACCCATCGGTTTTTGTAGCTACTGTATGAAAGTATCCGCCTGATAGATTATTCCAAGTCAATAAATTTCCAACTTGAACTGGGCTTGATCTAAAGGTAGTATCGCCTAATCCTAATTGCCCATATTCATTACCTCCCCAAGCCCACAAAGACCCATCGGTTTTTGTAGCTAACACGTAGTAGCCACCGCCTGCTACCTTATCCCAAGTTAATAAAGATCCAACTTGAACTGGACTTGATCTAGCAATATTATCGCCTAATCCTAATTGCCCTTGCCAGTTATATCCCCAAGCCCATAAAGACCCATCGGTTTTTGTAGCTACTGTATGAAAGTATCCGCATGCCACATTCTTCCAGGTCAATAAACTACCAACTTGTACTGGACTTGATCTTGAAGTAGTATCGCCTAATCCTAACTCTCCAGAAGAGTTATATCCGCAAGCCCATAAAGATCCATCGGTTTTTGTAGCTAAAGTATATTTTCCTCCACATGATACGTTCTTCCATGTCAATAATGATCCAACTTGTACTGGACTTGATCTATGAGTACGATCGCCTAATCCTAACTGACCAAATTCATTATATCCCCAAGCCCATAAAGATCCATCGGTTTTTGTAGCTAAAGTGTGTTGACTCCCGCATGCTAATTTATTCCAAGTTGTTAAACTTCCAATTTGTACGGGGCTAGATCTAGAAATAGCATTATCGCCTAATCCTAATTGGCCTAAGCCGTTAGCTCCACAAGAGAATAACCCATTTGGTAATATTGTAGAAGGATAATATTCTCGACTTACTAATTGAGGGACTAAATCCACTCCTTCTGCAAAATAATTACTTGGCATTGTTTGCTCCTGTAAACTCTATATATTGTAATAATTCTGATTCAAAACTGTGATAAATCATTGGCTCCAAAATTATTGCTTGTCCATTTTTAATTTCTATTTTATTGTATTGTTCATCACCACGATAAGTTGTCATAATAACATCAGACAAACATATGTACAAAGAAAAATGTTGATTTATAATCATTCCAGTATTAGGTTTAAAGAATATAGAATTACTAATCACAGGTTTAAATTGTAAAATAGATTCTAAAAAGTCTTCAATTCCAGGTGGATTATATTCGAACTCAGGAATAATGTTTCCATGAGGGAAATCTTCAAATTCTAAGTCTTTGATTAAATCCGCTAACGAATCGTCTTGGTAAATTTTGTTTAATAATATCATATGAGTTACCAAGTTGCAGCAGTCATAGTCGCTGAAATTCTACCTAGACCAGTTCCTAAACTATTCCAGTTTTTTAAAGATCCAACTTGAACTGGGCTATATTTAGCGTAATCAGTAATACCTAATCCTAATTCTCCGGAGCTACCATTATTTCCCCAACCCCATAAAGACCCATCTGTTTTTATAGCTATATTATTAAAACTTGAACATCTAGCATCTTTCCATGTCAGTAAACTCCCAACTTGTACTGGGCTTGATCTAGACACGTTGATGTCGCCTAAACCTAACTGCCCGAAGTCGTTACCTCCCCAAGCCCATAAAGATCCGTCTGTTTTTGTAGCTATAGTATGGTAAGCACCACATGACACGTTTTTCCAGTCCAATAAAGATCCAACTTGTACTGGGCTTGATCTATGAGTAGTATCACCTAATCCTAACTGGCCATAAAAATTAGGGGCATAACCTTGATTATTTCCCCAAGCCCATAAAGATCCGTCTGTTTTTATGGCCATAGTGTGTCTTTCTCCGCACGACACGTCCTTCCAAGTTAGTAAACTGCCAACTTGTACTGGGCTCAATGTACCAGATACATTACCTAATCCTAATTGCCCTCTGTCATTACTCCCCCAAGCCCATAAAGATCCGTCTGTTTTTATGGCCATAGTGTAATTTGATCCGCCGCACGCTACCTTATTCCATGTGTATAAACTTCCAACTTGAACTGGGCTTGATCTATCGATTCTATCTCCTAATCCTAATTGCCCTGAATCTAAATTCCCTGTATTGTTACTTCCCCAAGCCCATAAAGACCCGTCGGTTTTTGTGGCCATAGTGTGAAAACCTCCTCCTGCCACATTCTTCCATGTCAATAACGATCCAACTTGTACTGGACTTGATCTATTGGTAGTATCGCCTAATCCTAACGATCCAGAAAAGTTACCTCCCCAAGCCCATAAAGACCCGTCGGTTTTTGTAGCTACAGTGTACTGATATCCACATGACACATTCTTCCAGTCCAATAAAGATCCAACTTGTACTGGGCTTAATCTATCGGTACGGTCACCTAATCCTAATTGCCCATAACCATTATACCCCCAAGACATTAACTGGACGCCTAAAAGATTAGATGGAATCAAAAATGAATAATTTGCAAGCATTTTGTCTTTAGTAATTAATTCACCATACCCACCATCTCTAAAACCAGAATTTATTGCCACGTTTCTCTCCTATACCTATTCATGTAAACCTAAATTGCCAATTTTAGTTGGTTCCCATTCAGGGTTAATTAATTCTAATTGTTTCAATTTAATTATAGTATCGCAAGCATTAATCTCTAAATTTTTCGCAGATTCCCAATCAAAACACGATTGAACTTTAGCTAATATAGCTGCAACGATTTCCGCTAAATCTGTATTGGTTATTGTAAGCCAGATTTTGTCAAATTTCCAATTTACATTATCAATTCCTAATTGCATTGATTGTAAGAAAACGTCTCTATCTCCTTTAGCAGTTGGAACCCAAACTAAATTACCTTGAACTAAAATGTTAATACCAGCAGTTTCATATCTCCAGCGATTTCCTGCAATTATAGATTGCATATCCGATTTAATATGATCCAGGTTGCGATCTTGTTTAGTGTAAGTGTATTGAACTTTATTGTCTACTATAATAAAGGTGGGACCAGCTAATTCTTCAAAAAATGCATCATGCTGTGGCGCGATAATCGGTAAAGTTGGATAAATACCTGTAGTTTCGTCAATAACGATATAGTCATCTATTGAATATGGCAATGTATATGTGATTCCTAACTCTTCTAAAGCATCTTCAAATCTAGTTTTTGAATATGCAATTGGTCCCCAAATAATTGTGTTATTGCTAATTAAATTATACATGTTTATATCCTAATAATTTTTTGATATTTGCGTAACTTCAGTGTGATTATAACCGCACGCTGCTGTATTCCATGTCAATAAAGATCCAACTTGTACTGGACTTGATCTATTGGTAGTATCGCCTAATCCTAACCGACCTTTTTCATTATACCCACAAGCCCATAAAGATCCATCGGTTTTTGTAGCTATCGTGTACAACTCGCCGCATGCAATATTTTTCCAAGTTAATAAACTTCCAATTTGTATTGGACTTGATGTAAGAAGAAAAGAAGAATCACCTAACTGACCTTTAAAATTATTTCCGCAAGCCCATAAAGACCCATCTGTTTTTATAGCCATAAAGTGATTTTCTCCACATGCCACTTTATTCCATGTTAATAAAGATCCAACTTGTACTGGACTAGATCTAGAGGCAAGAATATTAATTCCTAACTCACCGTAGCCATTATACCCCCAAGACCACAAAGACCCATCTATTTTTGTAGCTATCGTGTACCTTGCTCCACATGTCACATTCTTCCAGTCCAATAAAGATCCAACTTGTACTGGACTTGATCTATAATTGATATCGCCTAATCCTAACTGACCGTTTTCATTATACCCACAAGCCCATAAAGATCCATCGGTTTTTGTGGCCATAGTGTGTTGACTCCCGCATGACACATTCTTCCAGGTCAATAAACTACCAACTTGTACTGGACTTGATCTATGAGTACGATCGCCTAATCCTAACTGGCCATTCGGGTTACTTCCCCAAGCCCATAAAGATCCGTCTGTTTTTGTAGCCATAGTGTGGAACCTTCCACAAGACACATTCTTCCATGTCAATAACGATCCAACTTGTACTGGACTTGATCTATAATTGATATCGCCTAATCCTAATGTTCCATAATTGTTTGACCTCCAAGCCCATAAAGATCCATCAGTTTTTGTTGCTACAGTATGATAACTTCCGCAAGCAATATTTTTCCATGTCAGTAAACTCCCAACTTGTATTGGACTCGATGTAGGAGTAGTACTGAACTGACTTGCCGGCTCTCCATAAGTAAATCCGCTGTTACCTCCCCATGCCCACAAAGAAGATCCTAAATCGCTAAGTAAATTATCTATATCGGTTTGTGTAATATAAGAATCGCGTAAATCGCCTTCGCTATAATAAAATGCCATAATTATTTACCTACAGTATATTTTAGTTCTTTAATGGCTTCAATTAGATAACCAAATAGGCCTGAATAGTTTACGGATTTAATGCCGGATTCATCTGTAGTTACTAAGAAAGGTAATACTGTTTCTAATTGTTGAGCTATAACGCCAGAAGAGTGTTGATTGGAGTCTATAAAGTCAAATTCAACTCCATCAATTTTACTAATAATATCTAGAGCATTTTCAATTTTGTTAATATTATTTTTCTTTGTGCTATCTGATAATGAATTAAAATTTGTCGAGTTTAATGTACCAGTAGAAGGATTAAAATATAATTTGGCGCTAGAAGTAGTTGCAGTTGTTATCGTTCCAGAAGAAGTGGTTGCTGATAATATATTGAGATTTATATTACTAGAAGAGTCATCTGAAAGCGCCACTCCACCTGTATTTGCTTTAGTAAAAGCTGCTTGAGCAACTGTTACGCCAGTATTAGCTTGACCAAAGGCAGATTGAGCAACTGTTACGCCAGTATTAGCTTGACCAAAGGCAGATTGAGCAACTGTTACGCCAGTATTAGCTTGACCAAAAGCTGCATTGGCTTGACCAAAGGCAGATTGAGCAACTATCCCAGTATTAGCAGCAGCAAAAGCTGCTTGAGCAACTGTTACGCCAGTATTAGCTTTACTAAAAGCTGCCTGAGCAACTGTTACGCCAGTATTAGCTTGACCAAAAGCTGCATTGGCTTGACCAAAGGCAGATTGAGCAACTATCCCAGTATTAGCAGCAGCAAAAGCTGCATTGGCTTGACCAAAAGCTGCTTGAGCAACTGTTACGCCAGTATTAGCTTGACCAAAAGCTGCATTAGCTTGACCAAAGGCAGATTGAGCAACTGTTACGCCAGTATTCGCCTGAGTAAAGGCAAAACTACTTAAATCGGTATAATACGTTCCCTGTTGTCCGTCAAGCAAATCTGCATTAAGATTTGATATATTAGTATTAGAACCAACAGAGAATGGTGCAACCCCATTTGCAGAAGAAAAACTAGGAGTGGTTAATATTGCATTAGTAGACAAAACTAGAGTGTTTCCGGTTCCAGTTCTTCCCGAAATCATTGAAGAAGTAACTGTATTACTATCTCCAGTAGAAATTAGCGTTCCTGTATTCCCGGACAAAGTTAGCGTTGCATTGTTTGCATTTAAATTTGTTTGTATATTAACAAATCCACTAGATGAACCATTTAATGTTATAATTTTACCGCTGATTAATGCTAAATTTTCTGAACTCGTCCAAGCATTAGCTCCATTTATCCAATTAAAAGTTTTATCGGTAGATCCTTTGATAGTAATACCACCACCATTGGCAGTATTATCTGAGGCTGCATTAATGCTTGCGTCAAACGCTCCAATATTTCCATTATTTGCGCTTAATGTCAATTGGTTATTAGCTGCATCAATAGCTTGAATTGTTACAATTCCTCCTGGAGAACCAATGCCAGAATTAATTTTCGCAATAATCATACCTGGAATTAATCCAATAGTATTGTTTGACCCAGATACTAATACTGTTGCATTTGATGTAGAAGTAGCATATAATTGTATATTAGCAACAGCTACTACATCACCCAATGTTATATTTTTATCGTCAATTGATAATGTATTTGTATTTAAAGTTGTCGTTGGTCCATTTACAGTTAAACTTCCGGAAATAATAACATCGCTACTGAATGTAACATTATTTCCTGCAATTTTATTATTGATATAATTATACAAGAATGTATTTGCATTATCTAATTCATTTTTAGTTGTTATTTTATTGAATATATTTGGATTATCAACATCTCTTAATTGCCATTCTTTTCCTGCATTATACCATCTAAGTATTGCATTAGCACCGCTTGGTAATGTAGATCTATTAACTATAATTTCAGTATTACCACTAGTTGTTGATCCAGTATTAGCTTGAAATAAATATTGGCTTGAATCTGTTACTGATGATCCAAAATTTACAAATGTTCCAGTAACATATAAATTTGAAGTTAATAGTGAATCTATAGAAGCATTTGTGGCTAAAATTGTACTATTTACTTTTAATATATCGGCAAATACGTTTTTACTTGCAATAATTGTATTTGAAATAATTGAACCATTTGTAAAAATTGAATTTGCATTGGCCGATTTTATTGTATCATAAAATAATATATTTCCCGATAAAGTTGTATTTCCAGATAAAGTTGTATTTCCGGTTAAACTAGTATTGCCAGTTACATAAGTATTTCCAGTTAAACTTGTATTTCCAGATAAAGTTGTATTTCCGGTTAAACTAGTATTGCCAGTTACATAAGTATTTCCAGTTAAACTTGTATTTCCAGTTAAACTTGTATTTCCAGTTAAACTTGTATTTCCAGATAACGCTGTATTTCCAGTTAAACTAGTATTGCCCGTTAAAACGGCAGAAATAGTTCCAGTTAGGCTTGTATTGCCAAATAAAGTTGTATTATCAGATAAAGTTGTATTTCCAGATAAATTTATTTTTCCTAATAAATTTGTATTACCGGATAAATTTGTATTACCTGAAATGGAAACTAGTCCAGATACATAGGTATTTCCAGCTAAACTTGTGTTACCAGACGCAGAGATTAATCCAGTTAAATATGTGTTACCAGATACATAGGTATTTCCTGATAGAGCAGTATTACCTGAAATGGAAACTAGTCCAGATACATAGGTATTTCCAGCTAAACTTGTGTTACCAGACGCAGAGATTAATCCAGTTAAATATGTGTTACCAGATACATAGGTATTTCCAGCTAAACTTGTGTTACCAGACGCAGAGATTAATCCAGTTAAATATGTGTTACCAGATAGAGCAGTATTACCGGATACAGAGATTAATCCAGTTAAATATGCGTTACCGGATACATAGGTATTTCCAGCTAAACTTGTGTTACCAGACGCAGAGATTAATCCAGTTAAATATGTGTTACCAGAAGAATAGGTATTTCCATACAAGTTTGTATTACCAGAAATTAAAATTAATCCGGATAAATTAATAGAATTAGCAGCAACAAAAGAAGTATTTACTGTGGCTGTTCGCGAAATTAGATTATTAGAAGAAATAACTGTATTACTAGTAATACTTCCTGACGCGGATATACTTATATTTTTAAAAATACTAAGCGTATCATACATTATTGTTGGGCTTTGTATATCGACAAGGTTTCCTGAAGTTCCTGAGATTGAAACATTACCTCCGAAAATAGAAGAATTGGCTACATATAAACCAGTATTAGGAGAATTTAAATATAATGTTCCGAGATTTTTAAAGAAATCTCCGGTAAGAAGGTTGTTCATATTTGTCACTAGTTGATTTGTTGTTATCATCCAGTGAGAAAATGTATTAGAATATGTAATCGGTGATATAGCCACTTGTTATTCCCTTAAAATAAATTTTTACAACAATATTTATAATCCAGTTTTAGAATTTATAAACTGTAGTAAAATATCTTTAATATCTTTAATGTCTGATTTTAATTCTTCAATTTCAGTTTTTACGCCATTAAGATCGTTTTCCATACTATTTATCAATATATTTTTTTTTCTATTTGCTTTATGCGCTTCTAAGGCAGATATATCGCTATTTAACACAGCCTTTGAGGTTGGATCTTTGACCCAACCTGGAACATCTTTAACTTTTAGTTTTTCCATATTATACAGTAGCAATAACTCTTAAATTTTTAATAGATGGAACTTTTGCTGAATCCTCTGAATACATTACAATTTTAACTTGCAATCTATTAAATGATGTATATTGAACTCCATTTATTCCCGCATAAGATATATTTAAATTTTCATAAAGTTCTTCAATATAATCTGATGCTAATAATGTTGGGGTTGCGCTTGATTTTTTGGGTAATCTATACCATATTGTTTCGTTTATTTCTAAATCAGTATCATATCTATTTAATACTCTACAAAATACTTCAATATCTGTTCCAACCGGTTTGTTAACGTCGACGTATAAAGTTATACCATCAGCATCAAAATCTTCATTTAATGTTACGGATTTTGATACATATTTAGCATAAGCAGCCCCAGTTAATGCAGCCAATTCTGAATCAGATACTTCTGTGCTATATGCGTTAATAAAATTTTTAATTAATTTAACGCCAGTTCCATTTATATCTATAATAGGAGTTAAATTTTTATCTGTGTTTGTTAACGTTAATGTAAATGGCAAACCTTTGGTTTCGTGTAACTTAGAATGCGATGGCATATTTATATTACTATTTAATAACATAGGAATTTGCGTTAAAATGTCAGTATAATAATCAAAAGAACCGACTTCGCATTTGCTTATATATGATATTTCACTAAATTCTTTTATTGATGTTGCTAATGTTACAGTATCAAAATCATATGTTGGTCGATCGCCGAGGTTTAAATATACAACTGCCTCGCCAACGTCAAAAACAGCTTGATGTAACATAAAACATAAATCTTTAGTTGGATCAATAACCCATGATACCCCTTGATTGGAATAAATAAAATCTCCTAAATATGGATTAACTACAATTTTACCTGAATTTAAACCTGCTTTACCATTTTCAGAAATAAAAACTGAAAAATTAAACGAATTAGTTTTTAATGTAAAGCAGTAATATCCGGCAGAAAGATATAGCGGAAATTCAAATTCAAAATCCATTGTAGAATACTGAACGTTTGCATCAACTGCTGGATCCCACTCATATGTTTGTGGATCCCCTGATTGCGTAACTACTACTTTTGACAATGGAATTACATCTCCAGGAACCCCATTTACTAATGGTCTAACATCAAGAGTTATTGATTCGTCTGTAGAATCTTGTCGAACAAATATTGTAATTTTAGATAAAAACATCCCTTTTGGATATGTTTTTGCATCAATTAAAAATGTTTGTCCAATATAATCATTATAAGTCGGTGCATAAGTTAACGAACGATCGTGATCAATTGAATACGTCGCTTCAAATTCAGAATCGAATACGCTTAATTCCCATTTAGAATTTACTATTTGATTAACCCAATAACTAATTTCCTCTGGAAAATATTTTATATCTGCATTTTTATCAGGGTATTTTCTTTCTTTTATGTAAGGCGATGTTACGAATTTATTCGTAACATACGCGTGTATTAAACCTTTATCTAATGTTGCCATAAAACCTTCTATTTATGTAAATCAATTTGACCAGTTTGACCAGTTTTCGTACGCTTCTTCTTCGCTGGCATAACCAAAAGTAGTAAACCAACCAACTGCAGCAGCAGGCGCTGGTGGTGATACTGTATTTATAACTGGACCTATTTCTTTAAAATCTGGAGATATAACTCCCCATCCTGGGCTTTGATCAGCGGATAATTGCCCTACCGCTGTAAGAGTTGTGGTTCTTTCTACAATTGTTACGGGAGAAACAGTAGTCGCTGCATATACAGTGTTCATTGCTGCTTTTGCAGCAGCTGCTTCTTTATTAGCATTTTCTACAGCTAAAAGAGCTGCCGCATCTGCTGCTTGTTTCTCTACTAATGCAGCAGCTACTTTGGCAGCTTCACCGTTTGCATTTGCAGGAACTATGTCATATTTTGTATCGACATATTTTTCTTCTGAAGCAATAACTTTCCCGTTTTCAACAGTTTCTGTAATTGTCGATGTAGTAGTAACTTGAGTTACATTAATCGCATCAGCTTTTAATTTAACTCCGGATATTAATAACGTTACTTCCCCATTAACATAATTAGAAACGCCTGGAAGTTCAAGATCCTCGTCATTAGTTTTAGTTTTTATTGCTGCGGTCGTATTAATGTTGAATACTCCAGGAATTGTCTCCATTCCGTCGTAATCCTCAGTATCAACGTATTTCTGTGCATTAGAAACCGAAGCAGTAATGTCTCCTTTTACCGATGCGGCGGGTCTTGGAGCAACATACATAGGACTATCTTTTGGTAATAAAGCTGTAGAAACAACGCTTACGGAAACATCAGAAATATCTGTATATACGTCTGGAGTTAAAGCTAATTTCGCAGTGCCTGTAGCATCCCTCCATTTTCCTCCATCCTGATATTCGCCGCCCTTCCATTTACCCGCATTGCTTGAAGCCATTGTTACTAAGATATCACCGTTATCAAGATACGTAATATTATTAATATTCGTACTTCCTATTTCAAGGTCTAACCCAACTTTTGGAATTGTTCTATCCGCAACATATTCAACAGTAGTTACTGTATTGGTTCTAGTAGTAACTGGTTCTTTTGCAAAAAGCGGCGTCGGCGTCGGCGTAGGCGTAGGAGTAGGCGTTGGCGTCGGCGTAGGCGTAGGAGTAGGCGTTGGCCATGGCGTAGCTGCAGGTGGCAAAGATGGCGTTGGTGTTGGTGTTGGCCATGGTGTTGGTGTTGGCCATGGTGTTGGTGTTGGCCATGGTGTTGCTGGAGGATAATATGGTACCGGTTCTGGTGGATAATAAATTAACCCATTTGTTAATTCAAACGAACACGAATTAGCACTTCTTGGTCCAATACCTCCAGTATAATCAAAAATTGCATAATATTTAGATGTAGTATATCCAGGAAGACTTGCTCCTGTCATTTTAAGAATATTGTTACCCCAATTCCAATTTTGATCTGTTAAAGTTATGCTAGTGTGATCGGTAGGATATATCGTTCCACCTTTTGTTGTATCTGATGAAGACATCGTAACCGTGACGTTTCCATCAACTGGGGGAGTTTTTAATTGAATTAAAAACGGAACATCAGCTCTATGATCGTTATATTGAGTTCTATCCCCATAACAAGTAATAGCAACAGCTGGCCAAATTACGTTTATAGTATTTCCTGAATCTTTATTTTTCATTGGAACTACAGTTGTCAAATTATTCCAATCAGTATTCGCGCTAGATGAAGTTAATGTAACATTATAATCTACTATAGTTTCGTGATGTAAATTTGCATTAGTTACACCTTTTACAATAACAGTTTTCATTACATTCCAAGTATCTTTGGTAAATGTAATTGTGTTTGATGAAACTGCCGTTAACCCATCTTCGGAAACTTGGTAAATTATTCCTCCACCAACTATATCATTTGAAGCTGCAGTTATAATAACATTAGATTCTGGTCGTTTACTTATTGATACATCAATAACTTGTGTAGTTCCAAGAGAAGTTGTAATTCTTGGAGCATTTAAAATAAGCCCATCCGTTGATGATAATTGCGCATTTTGATGAACACGAATTTCTGGATCAGGAGCTAATAATTCTGCGCCAACAGTAATAGGCACTGTTTCTGTAATTGCATCCCAATTTGAATTAGGAGATTGGGTTGTAACCGTAACAGTAGTGCTTCCTACATTTAAACCAACAAGCCAATATGTAAATTTCAATATTTGATGATCTGGTTTTAACACAGTTAACACGTTACCAGAAACTACATTAGAAAATTCATAATCGGTATATTCTGAATTTGTTATTTGCGCAACTGAAGTATTTGCAACAGTTGCAGTAAATTTTAATGGATATGTAGTTATTGAATCAGTCCACCATCCAATATCATTTCCTCCTCCATATGTTACTGTAAAAAATGATTGTCCAGCAACATTTGATACTGATACAGGCGAGACTGATATATATGATGATTTTTCAGCGGCAGGACCTACATTTGGATCAAATTTTTTGTATGGAACTAAATGGGTTGATGTAACTCCTTTTATAGGAAACGGTCTTAACCAAGATCTTAATGGAACTGCTGATCCACCATAATCGTATTGCGGATCAGCAGATGTAGAATAAAATTCAATATAAGATGGTAAATTATTATCGATAAATGTATCGATTTCATCTCCGCCAACTTGACGTCTATTTCCTAAATTATATGTTAATATTACATTTTGAGGAGTGGACCAAGTATTTTCTGTAAATGTTAATGTAGAATGATTTGTAGTAATTGAACAATTTGACGACATGTCTTCTGACGCGTTTACAAGAACAGCAACGGTAACAGTTGTATTTGGTTGTTTGTTTAAAAATACAGGAACTGTAATGTTGCCAGATTTTATTGAATCATAATCTACGCTATAATCAAATACCTTATAATCGGCGCTTAAAGGTGCAATTATTCCTGCAGTTTGATTAGGAAGACTTGGGGTTACATTTCCAATTTTAGAAATATATGGTTTTCTAATTGAATCTATAACAGTTTGATAATAATTTGTTTTTGCATAGAAAGTTCCATTTGATACAGACATGGCTTTTGATAAATTGTAATGCGGCGTATCTACAATCGAAATTAATAATTCTCCTGCATCAAAACTTATTATATCATTAGTTAATTGTATTAACCCAGAACATGTTCCAAATCTATTTGAATACAACGTCATCCCTTTAACTGGGGCTGTCGACACCTGAACAATTGCAGTATTAGTATTTGCTCCAGTAATTGTAAGCAGATTATTTGCGCTTCGTGGATATCCTTTCCCTGGGTTACTTGTAGTAACAGATTCGATAGCTCCACCGACAACTAAAACGTTAAATTGCGCTGTAGTATTTGCTGTTGCCGAAATAGTTGCCGTTACTCCGGAATTACTATATCCGCTTCCAGGATTAATAACATTTATTGAACTTATTACTCCTAATGGATTTTCATCCGGAATAACAGAAGAATTCATTAGATGTCCATTAATATACAAGAACATACGCGAATATGGAGCTAAACCAGTTGCATTAAATTTAATATTAATAGATTTAGTTTTTGGAATTATATTCTGCGATAATAGATCTATTTTTGTTGTTTTTGTTACATCAAGAACAGTTTTAATATCATAATTTACATTATTGTAATTTACAGCAACGCTTGATGCCGTAGGATCCGCAATATATGGGTGAGCTGAAAAATATGTATTCCAATCATTATACATTAATCCAGGAATTCCAGAAGCATTCATAAGATCAGCTGTATCATTAGTGATGTTATATGTCACTCCAGCTTCTTCAACAAATATATTTCTTTGTGGATCTAAAAATAAATCGCCATTATATGCAACAACATCAAATTGATTAACTCTTGTCCATGAAGTTGCTTGATTTTGAACAACAATCTCTGATTCCGTATAATTAAAACCAATTAAATTGGATTTTTTAATTAATTTGGTTTCTCCTGTACCAAAAAATGGATATAAATTAAATTCGCCTCTACCAAAAGATGGACGAGCTAAATTATTTTCCAAATCTATAGAAATGTTTCTTCTGCCATATGTTAAATCAACAATATTAAAATTGGTAAATGAATCAACTATAAATCCATTTTTTAATCTCGTCCCATATTGATCGTTAATATTTGTTGCCAATGTAGCTTTTTCTGCAATATTTAATGCAGTATAATATTCAACATTTTGTATTCTGGTTTCCAAATTACCAATATCGTCCATCGTATATCTACGATGTTTTGCATATTTAATTTTTATAGAAGTCATATCTGGGGAATATGGATCAAATTCTATTGTTGCAATAGTCATTGCATTAGATAAGTCTTTTGGCGGAATCCAATTTTTATATGAAGAAGCGCCTTTTAACCAAGATAATTCTCCTTCTTTAGTTAATACTATTTTATCAGTTCTACCAAGATAATAAGACATATTATATGTTAAATTAGAATCAGTAACTGATGATGGAATCCTATAATCATCGAATTCAATATTATCGAAATTAGTTGAATTTTTTCTACGAGGTCTAAAATCAATATAATCTTTTAGAGAATATTGTGTATTATTAATATTCACTGTTGGGATTTGATTGTATGTAACTGGGTAAGAATCAAAGGCAATAAATTCTCCATCTGTTGAATGTGTATAGTAATCAAATAACACAAAAACAGTTCCAGCATCTGCACTAGATTTCGCTGTAATCGAACCAAAGTCGTACAAATATTCTGTTTGTCCGTTGTTAACTTTAAATTTAGAAGAAACTTTTTGTAAAACGTTCCAATATTCTGAGTTAATGGAAGGAGAGTTTGAAACGTTTGAATTTTTCGCGGAAATAAATAAATTTTGTCCTTGTCTAACAACGTCATTTATTCCATAAATGACTCCACTAGTCCAATTACCCGCATATGTAGTTTCATTAAGATTATTAGTTTTAAAAACTCCTTTAAATCTAGCAATATCAGAATACCCAATACTTGTTGGATATACTGATGCGCTTACTTTAACTACTTGGTTTTGATTTAAAGTTTTAGTTTTCTTTTGTGTAGAAAGATAATTTAATGGATATTTTACGTCAATTTGCCCTGAATATCCAGAGTTAAATGTTAATATAGCTTGATATCCACCACCAACGGATTTAACTTCAATATTAACTTCAGATAAATCTACAAATTCGCCTGCTGTATATGATCCATTAGTAGATTTAGTTACAACAATGAAATTTTGATTTTTATCTTCAGTTGATAGTGATGGCGAAACCCCTACTGGAAATTGTTTGTATACAGAATTAGTTGAAATCGTTGCAACATTTGACGTAACTGATAATGTTGTAAATAAATCTAAAGTTATGTCGGCAACGTTTACAGAAGCAGGGTTAGTATATTCTAATTTAAACAATAATTTATCGAATGATGGGTCTTTTATTACTGTTTGTGAAGAAGTATTTAATATTGTATTAGCAGAAAATCCTGTAGAACCCATTGCTAATACTGATTTTATATTTGCTACATTTTGTTTAGGAACTGTCATATTATACAAATACAATCCATATTCGTTTGTGGTTGTATAATCAATATTTCTAATATATGCGTACCCTAATAGAGAATCTGCAGTTGTTATGCCTTTTGCTGTAGAATATAAAGCTACTTTTGCGCCAAGAGTTGGCGCAGGCATTAATCCGCTTAAATCTTTAATTCTTATACTATTTCCATAATAAGAATTTGATATTTTCGTTCCTGAATTTGCGGTTTCTCTAGCTTTATCTACTTGAATATTTGTTGGAAATTTGGCATCAATTGGATATCCATATACATAAGCTTTTCCTGAAGAAATACTACAATTTAATTTTTGTTCTTCGTTTGCAAAATTAGAATTATTAAATGATAATGTAAAAGGAGAAACAATAAAATTTCCCGCATGATCATATAATTGTTTTGCTAAAACGTGTTCAAGGTCTCCTAAAGTTGGATCCGTATTATCTGAAATAACAATACCATCTTTTATTCTTAACAATTCAATAAATTTGGTTGTTGTTAAATATGTCACATCAATTGTGCCGCCGAGTAATGGTTTTGACACTAAATTTAAATAAATTTTATATCTATCGGCTCCTGGAGCTGTATAGTTATATGAACCTTGTGCTGGATCAAGTAATGACGTATCATCTATAAAATCTACCATGGATTCTAGAATTTCAAATCCAATAACGCATGATGGAAATTGCGTCTTATTATTCGGAACAATAGATTGCGGCAAAGATTTCACAAACGTATTATTTGTAAAATATACTCCAGTATCAACATTTACTTCTAATACAACTCTTGATGCAAATTTAGTTATTTTTAATGGAACGTTAGTATAATCTCTGGTTAATTGTTTGTTAACGGAAATTATTGAATTTGTATTAACATTGGTTACAATATAATTAACGGAATAATTATCTACTTCTGCAGTAATTACATCTCCAACATCGACGATCGACGAATTAATCGTAAATTGTGTAGAATTTATAGAACCAAAGCAATTATTAATTGTTGTAGATGCATCTGATGTTAATGTAGCTGTATAATCTGATAATATTGAATTATCTTGCATATATTGATACGCAACATCTTTTCTAGAAAATATTTTTAATATTTCGCCAGAAGCATAATTACTTTGTCCACTTTGGACAGATTTTACAGTAATATAATAGTTTAATACGTCAATAGAAGTAATTAAACTAATACATTTAGAAGTTTCGCCAATAACATACATTCCAGAAAAATATTGAATATCAGTAGCAATATTTCCTATGTTTGCTAAATTTAGAGATTTGACATTTGTATCTATAGAATAATTTCCACCGCTAACAATAGAACCATCTGACAACACAAATTTGCCAAATTTGCCAATTTGATCCTGTAATATTGATTGAACTTGCGTCAATTCTCTTGCTTGAACTGCAACTCCAGGTTTAAATAAAATTTTATGAAAATTTTTATCTTCATTGAAATCATCATAATATGGTTTTGTATTGAAATTTAACATGCCGTTTAAACCTTAATAATTAAGCGTTAATCTAAATTGTTCTAATCCAGAAGAAGTTCTTTGTATTTTTTTTCTATTTTCAATGTATAAAATATTTCCGGAATATGGTATTAATTGTTCAATTGTTTCTTGTAAAACTAAACGAATAAGTTTTGACGTAGTACCATTTAACGGTTGATTTATAGATATCGTTCCATGAGTATTTATAAGGTATAATAAATTATTTATCGAGTCAAAATTTAAAACTCTTCCTGAGTATGTTGGATTTAAAAGTTGCCCTTGATATACAATTTCGTCTTGGATATACGCCCCAGAACCTTGTGCCAATAAAACATCGTGCGTTGCACGATATATGCTAGAATTTGCAAATTGAGCTGTTACGCCAACAGTTATTTCCGGATTAGAAATTAATCCAATCTGTCTATAATCTATATCAGTTGGTAAAGTGGAACCTTCGGTTTGGTTAAATTCTGTTGTGATAATTATTGTTTTACAACCCAATTCAGAGATTAAATCGTAACCATGCCCTCCAATAGGAGAAACTTCGGCAATCAATTGCGCTCCATTACCACTATATCCAAAATTTGCAGTTATATTGGCAGTAGCATATGTGTAATTTTTACCAGAATTGGTTACTAATATCTGGGATAATACATTACCAGATATAACTGCCGCAGCTGTTGCGCCTGTTCCATCTCCATCTATGCGTATAGTTGTTGTAGTTCCATTTCCAGAATCATCAATATAATTATTTCCGCTATTATAGATATTGATAACCGATATATCTCCGGAACCTAGTATGCTTGTTGATAAGGATTTTCTATGTTCAGCAACAGGTAATGGTATCCAATCTTGATCAAAAAATTTTAATTTTGCTCCTGGATCTATTGTATACAGATATTTCCATTTATATCCATCTCCAGTAAAAATAATATTACTTGTAAAATTGACAGTATAATCTATTATTGGTTCAATAGTGGAAGCAATTCCATTTACATGAATTATGGATTCGCCATTATATAAACATTTAAATACTTGATCATATGAATTTCTAACATAATAATTAATTTCGCCTATTCTATTAGAAGAATACTGCCCATAAGTTGTCCCGGATTTCCAATCAATTCTTTTTATTACTGGACAAATATCGTTAGAGTTTATCTTTTTAACTGCTACTAAATTTTTATGTATATTTTTTATATAAAAATCTGAATTTTCTGGTAATGGCGGACTTTCTTCATTAACCCAGGGATCAACTTTTGCGATAAAACAATATAAATTTAAAAATTCATTACCTGTATTTTTTAATATTAACTCAGGAGAATAATAATATTTTAAAATTTCTTTAGAAAATGCGGAATAAGGGATTAAACCTTGACTCATATTTACACCGTTGTATAAGTTGTAATAGTATTTGATAACAATTCTTTAATTACTGTAATATTTGTTGGATTTAAAGTATTACCATTTAAATTTAATTGATTCGTAAAATAGATTATATTATTTGAAATATTAATAATTTCTTGCGGACTATTATTTGGAGTAGAAATTGCGTCTCCTACGCGAATAAATGTATTTACAGAATATTTATCAATGTTATAATTATTACCATTTGTTAGTATTATAGTATTTCCTTGAGTAAAACCGCTATAAACATTAGGAAATTTATATTGAACGAAATCAGTAAGAGTTAATAAATTGCTATCAATATTAATATTGGCAATTGTTGAATAAACATTAAGGTTAGTAGGACCAGAAATATAAATATGTGTATTAACTGTAAAAATTGTATCGATATCTAAATCGGTAATAATTTGTACTGTATTGGTATAATACGAATCTACGTTTTGTATTAATAGTGAGTTTACATTAGCTAATAAATATCCCATTTGGGCTGCAGAATTTTGCGCTAATCTATATGATGTATTTGATTTTAGTAAATTCTTAGTAACTAATCTACTACCTATTGGATGTATTAAATTTTCTAACACAGTTTTGTATGAATCGTAACTTTTTTCGGTTGCAATTACATACGTAGATAAATTGTATATATCGCTTTGAACTATAGAATATGAAGAAAGTTGGCCATCATTATTTAAATATCTTCCAGAATCTTCTATTAATCCATTTAAAAATTTAGCTGAAGCTTTAGCAGAACCATCACCATATATTTTTATCCCATTAGTAAATTTGGTATCAGAATAATTTTGTTGTATTATCAACTCAATAAATTCGTTTGTTTCTGTATTACGCACGAATAATGCAGAATTATTCGCAGATATAGTTCCAATATAATCGTAAACTTGAATAGAAAATAATTTTTCGGAAGTTAATGGATTATAATATATTGAATTAATAGAATTTATATTTCCAGTAAATGTAGGTAGCTCATAATTACCCTGATATACTATTGATGTAGTTAAATTTACATCAGAAGCGAACTCTAAACCAGAAACAACTATATCTTGTATACGCAAAGATACATTTGGAGCATTTATATAATCTTCTCCGTTTTCTGTTAAAGTTATTTTAGTGATAGCTCCAATTTTATCAGTTTCTACAGTATATTCAACTCCAGTTCCTAATATTGCTGGTATAGTTAACACAGCATTAGCTCCTGTTGGCGAATTAACGGTCACAATAGGCAAATTATCATTCGTATAACCCATGCCTCCTAACCCATAAGGAGTATTTGCGTTATAATAATATCCAACACTAGTTATCGATCCTGAAGATACATTAACAGAATTAATTTTTGCAAACGCAAAATTACCATCTCCTCCAGAAATTGTTATGGTATCATTTATGGTATATCCAGTTCCTGGATTAACAATTTTAATTTTAGCTAAAATTCCTAAATCTTTTAAATTTTGATTATATGTTTGAATATTTGTATTTGCTGTAAACGTTGATTGAACATTTAAAATTGGCTCTGAAGTAAACCCGCCGCCACCATTTAACACGGTTATTGCTATTATCGGATATACTGGATATCCGATTAAATTAAAGAAATTACTTAATTGCGTGTTTGCATTTGCGGTAGAGGAAAAATTATAATTAGCAGCACCAATATTAACAAATAATTGATTTTCAATACAATCATTAGAAATATATGCAACATTAGAACCTAACGACCCATCAACAATAGAAACTTGACAATCAGCTGTTCCTGATACATCATTAGTAACAATTACGGATGAATTTGGCGCAACTCTATAACCATATCCCCCTTTTGTAACTACAATATTTTGAATTTGTCCCGTTGTAATCTCAGAGATTATTGCTTTAGCTCCAATTGGATTGGCTATTTGCGTATTAAGCCCTCCAGTAATTACAACTGGATCTCCAACTGTATAATATTTACCTCTTCTAGCCGGAACGATATCAATATTAGAAAGAGATCCGATAATTTTTGATGTTAATTTTACTGACCCTACAGGATACTTATCTGTGTAAGGGAAATACTCTCCATTAAAAAAATACACAGGGTTATTATCATAATCTAATATTGTAATAGTCTCTCCAGACATAAACAATCTTTGAATATTTGATATATAAATTTGTATAAATTTTCCATTAACTTTACTTTGTTCTATAGTTGCTATAGATTTTGAAGTTTCTCCAAAGATTTTAAAGTTATTAATATGTAAAAAATTTGAATCCGTCGATTTAATTTTTATTGATTTTGGAACTAACCATCTTCCATAACTCGGTCTTAATATAAATTGACTTGTAGGATATACTTCCGCGTGAACGTTAAATAATGCTCTAAATAAAAATTTAAACGAATCAGGAATACCTTTTGCTTTATATAATTCTTTAGCTATTTTTATTAATTTTACTTTATCTGTTGCTATCGTATCGATATCAGGAAAATACGGCAAAAAATCCTGAGCAAAATAAGGGTAAAATTGTTCAAACCCCGAATCAATATCTAATTTTTCGCCAAGACCATAAATATCGTATGTATCATCAAACCAATTATAATATGCTTCAAAAAATTGGATAAATCTTGAATATGCTGGGTCATCTGCAATAAATGCAGGCAGTTTAGAAGCAAAAATTGTAGAATATTTAGTTGACATTAAATTTTTGATTGTATATTAGTAATTATTGACGTATCATCCATAATATCTAGAGTTATTATTTTATCTTTTGTAGACGAAAATATCGTAGATTCCGGTGTTACCATAATAGGGAAATATCCTAATAGATTATTTATATTATATGCATTAAAATTATTTAATGTAACTGTTCCTTTAGAATAGTTTATTTGGCCAATATTATCCTGAATAACTGTTTTTATATTATTAACATAATAGTAACTTCTTAATTTAACTGTATTTCCAGTTAAATTTGGAACTATTACTGCTCCAGTTCCTCCGCCTCCAGAAACAACTGCAACAGCTTGGGTATAGTTTAATCCTGCTGATGTAATATTAACCGAAGTTATTGTACTGTTAGTAACGTCCGCTGTAGCTGTAGCGCCAGTTCCATCTCCATAAATTGTAATAGTTGGAATAGAAGAAAATCCGCTACCTCCATTTATTATCTGTATTGATTCTAATGTGTTAAATACAGATGGAGATTCTTCAATTTTAGCATTTTGGTATAAAGAACCATTTGATGCAATACAATCAAAATATCCACTATCTAAAGTTCCTTTTTTCAACGGGACTTCAAAATTAAATGTATGTGAATTGTCTGTTCCAAATATAGGAATAAATCTTTTTTCTAAAGAAATAGTTGATTCTGATGTAATAATTGCTGCATCGGTATTTTTAATTTTTGTTATCAAATCTGCTAATATGAATACAGAATCAAATGTATTAAGAGAAGTATTACAAAAATCCATTATAGATAATTTTATTAAACTTAATATTTGGTAAGGATCATAAATAGATTTTTGTTTATCAAAAAATACATTAGTGTTTATTCTTATAAATGTGTAATCTACATCAACAATTTCAGGTATAGCTGTGATTATGCTGAACGGTTTTATGTATTCATTAATCAATCTATATTTTTGCAATTCAGATAAATTATATCCACCCGTTGGTTTAATGCATATAAAAATTTTACCATATTCAGGTGGATCTATATCTTCTCCTCCCCAAACATTAACAGCTTGAATTGGAATTATCGGATTATCTCTTTTTAATAATTCAAGGTAATCAGATTTACTTACAGCTCTATTTTGAGAAGAATATGCTTTTGGTGCAGAATATTTAATTGATTCAATCGATTCTTTTGCGCTACCGCCAGTTGCTGTATCCCCGCTACTAGTAATAATAACTCCAGAATAATTACCGATTTTATCCATTAACGTAAATTTATATGCGCCATTTGGAGCTTCACCTTTAGTTGTTAAATATTCTATAACAATAACATTACCAGTTTTTAATGAAGAACCTAAAATACCATCACCAAAATATATTTCAAATAAACCAGATAACCCTTCTTGAAGGAAATATACTTTAGAAGTATCATCTAAAGTTAAATGGTTAGAAGCCAACTCAAATTTAGTAAAAACTGTCGACTGTGATGATTCATAAACCAAAACTTGTAGAGATGTCGTATCAACTTCGCTATCTGGAATAGTAAAGGTTGATGATTCATTCTGGAAATTATTAACCGAATATGTGTATCTTACTGGGTTCCCTTGATATATTGGAACATAATAAAATTGCGCAGTATTATTATTTGCAGTTACTGTAACCGATTCCAATGTAACAAATGGATAATTCACGCCATCAATTGCTTGCGAAGAAAATTTAGTATATTTTGGAATAGTAAAATTAGCCGATGTAGTTCCATTAAATTTTAAATCAATATGCGCGATTGATGCTTTTGCTGAAGATGGAACGTAATTAAGTAATTTAGCATGAGATACAACTGATCCACGTTTTACTGCAGTATCTAAAAATGCTTCATTAGCGACCATATTAAGATAATATGCATTATAATGAGTATTATATGCTAGTAAATCTAATACAGTAGAAATAACTGAACTTTCAAAATCATAATCATTAAATTTATCTTGACCGCGCAAATAGTTTTTAAAATTATTTTTAATTGCGTCAAAATCTAATTCTGCAATATTAACTGATGAATTGGCACTGGCCATTATTTTCCCCTAAATCCTTTTATTAGTATTTATCTAAGTCTTGATAAAATAAAATCTGCTGTAAATGGTTGAACCAAGTTATTAATATAAAATGATATAGTTACTTGGTATGAGTTATAATCATATAACGCTTCAACGTTAACAGAAGTTAATGTAACTCTGTAATCAAAATTCTTTATTACATAAGTTATTTCTTTTGTTAATGCAGAAGATGTAATTGGGCTCATTGGTTCAAATAACAATTTACGAAGATTTGACCCATAATTTGGCTGAAATGGCTTTTCGTAATAATTTGTCAATAATAAATTTTTCAACGCCCTAGTAACAGCTAATTCCCCAGTGGAAAGCATTAAATCTTTTTTAGCTGGATGTGGTTGAAATGTCATATCCAAATCAGAATATCCGCTAAAATTTTTTATTTCTGTAGATTTCATATTAGTTTAAGTTTATTGGTGAACCTTTAATATTAGTTGCTCCACTACTTGTTTGGTTTATAGTTCCAGCAACAGTTGTTGTCATATTTCCATTAATCGTCATAGTATAATTCCCATCAATAGTTGTATCACAATTACCAATAATATAAACTTTATTACTTCCTTCAATTGTAACTGAGCAATCTCCAGAAATAGATACTTTATCATTATTTAATACAACAGTATATCTATCTTTAACAATTTTCTCGACCTGTGAACCATCTGGATGCGTCTCAGAGAACGTTCCGCTTCTATGATACAAATGTATCCGTTCATGCCCAGGAGAGTCGTCAAGCTCGAAATAATGTCCTGATTCAGTGCTTACAACTTGATTGTATGGATACTTTGTATTATAAGGAGAATTAGGTTCAGTCCAAGCAGTTGCACCTTTTGGTCCTTTAGCTTTTTTAACAGAATCATTTTTTGCTTTAACAATAGTTGTATCTATACTTTCATTCCTTGATAGTCTACTTGTAGTAGGTTGGTCAAGTCTATTTGGATAAGTATTTGCTGCTGGGTACTCAGTAATTTTTGCGCCACCTTTAGTTGAATAATCAATTGTCTGCGGTTTTCTCGGAGCAGCTTTTAATTGTTCGTCAGTTCTTGGGTCATTAAAACCTTTTTCTCTGTCAGGGCTATCTTCTGGTATTCCATGAAACATACCCATAATTATTGGATATTGGCTTGATGCGCCATCCATAAAAAAACCCATTACAAAATCCCCTTCTTGTAGCGTAGAAGGAGTAGACGTTGACCCATTAATAGAAAATAATGGTTGCGCCCAAGGTAATGTATTTGTTGGAACTTGCGCTTTTGTTCCTTCGTGTAATCCTTGTATTCTTACTCTACACCGACCAAGATTTAATGGATCCATTCTATCTTCGATAACGCCGATCCACCAAACGAATCCATTATGGCCTATGAAATTTCCTCTTCTATTATTACTCATATTATCTTACTTCTTTCCAACCTGGATTAGTATTATCATATTTAAATGTTTTATTAGGATAAGAATCTTTACATAGTTCTAGTATCGTAGTAAACCTATTTTCTTGTGTTATTATATGTCTTAATGCAGTAATAAGATATTTTCCTGAATAAATTGGATCAGAAGTTTTTTCTTTGCTTTGTGGATTATTATAGCTTATTTCTGGTTTATCAAAATCAACAATCATACCAACAGTTAAACCAATATCTCCAGGAATAATAATTTTTATTCTATTAGACCACATAAGAGATAACTGCGAAGATCTAACTGAAGTAGTTTTTTCTGGAGAAAACTCATTAACTGGAACTTCTTTATCTTTAATATATTTATTTTCGCTTTGACCGGAAGTTGATATTACAAATTTAACAGCTCCTACAGTTTTATTCATTGTATCTCCCATTCTATTTTCTGCTGAATTAGGAAGAGAAGCATAGTCTAATGATTGGACGTTTTTTGTATATTCATTATAATCATGAGCATTTTCTCCAAATTTCAACCTTAATGGATCGATTGTTATTGTCTTACTTGCCATCGTTCCTTGTTTAACTGCAGAAATAGAATCAAATGCGCTTATATGTTCAAACGCAATAACATTTACGAATTCTTTATTGACGTCAGAAATTAAATCATTTTGTGTTGATTTCAAATTCTTTTCTTCGTATTTGTATTTTCTTGCAGTTTTTTGTTTATACAAATTTAAAACTGATCTAAAAGAAAATCCATATTTATCTTCGTAGAATAGAAAAAATGCTCCTGCATTTTTATCTTGATCAGCTTGTGCAAATGTTGTTAACCAGTTTATTGCTTGAAATGGTTTTAAATTTGGAACTAAAATATCATGAACTCCAGAAGTTTTATCAAAATTTATTAAAAGGTCCGGATTAATTTTTAAATCATTTTCTAAAATACCATGAACAATATCCGCAATTATCATATTTTTATATGACTTAGATATTTTGTATTGTTCATTTAAATACGCTTCCTCTGAACAAAAATGTATGATATAATTTTCATTTGAAGTTTTTGTTTGAGATCTTCCGCTATGTTTGTAAATCCTAAGTGTCTTTTTTAATGGATCATCTAGTCCAGGTTTATCTATTTCAAGAATTAATACTTCTTGTCCTTGAAATTGAAACATTTGAATAAGGCCAACAGAATCATTTATAACCAATGCTCCACTAACAAAATTAGAAAAAATATCCTCAAAATAATTTATCTCAACAACCATAGCTGAAACATCAGTTGGGTGTCCAGAAACGCCAACAATTTTGCAAGATACAATTGATACATCTTGTATATGTAATAATCCATCAGCCATAATATGTTCTCATTAAAACTTTTAATTCTTGTTCAATTTGTGGAACATACTCTTTTCTAATTAAATTAATTGTACGTTTATTTTCATTTTGTTCTAATTCGTATTCATAAATAGATAATCTTTGTTTTTCAGTAGAAATTACAATATTCTCAGATTCTTTTGTTTGTGTTGCATAATTTAATATGGGGAAATCGTATCCATTTCCTCCTCCATTATATGCTTTTTCGTCAATGTAAATAGTTTCTGATGTTTCTTTTCCTGTAATATTATCAGTTGTAGTAATAGTTGCTCTATATCCAAATGGATCTTTATTTCTTGTAACTAACGTATATTCCAAGCCATTAGTGTAAGTTTTCCAATAATCTGCATTAGAAATAGTTATTCCATTAACAGAATTTGATGTATTATTTTGTTTACAAATATAAATTATCCCATTATACGTTGTAACATCATCTGTATTGTATTGTATATTATTTTGCCAATCCCCTTTCCAATAAGCCCCATCATAAATTCTATTCCAATATTTTTTAGCTAACGCATCTTTAAACGTTCCAATTCGCGCAGGTTTGTGTGTATTTGTGCAAATAAATGCTGTATTACTTGTAACGATAATATCATTTACATTGTATTCAGCAACAATATCTATATCATTTGGCCCATCTTCAAGGACTACGCTTGTAATTGTAATTCCAGTATTGGGATTATATATGTATTCGTATGTTCCGCCTTCATTGTATGTAATTGATCCTGCAGGATATAAAACGCCATCAATCGTATAATATTCAGTTGCATCCCATTCACCTCTCCAATTACCTTCTTTCCATTGTTTCGTACTATTTCCTTCATTTTTATACTTATCCATAAGATATTTTGAAAATACCGGATAATCTAAAGAATAATCAAAAAACGGATTAATTGTATCATTGGCTAACATTACAATCCAATGACGCTCAGGATCTCCATAATATTTTGCTGCAATAATTTCTGGAGTATCCCCTTCTTGCATATCATATGGATAATACATCGACAATTTATTTGAATATTTTTGTCTAATTGCTATTCTTGTAACAATATCAGTTACAATTTTACTATTAATATTAAGTAATGGATATTTTGAAAAAAATGAAGACATATATCAATATCCTTGATCTATTTTATCTCTTGTTAAAATTTCAGTTTCTTTAAACATCAACGTCAATCGAGTTTTAACTGGCATACCATCATTATATGTAACCCAACCAACTTCTGGTGCATAATCAACAACAATACTTGTTAATACACAAGGAGCAAATTTATGTAAATTTTCATTTCTTTTTTCTAGGTGCATATATTCAATTTGAAATACTGAAGGAACGTCAAAATATCTACCTTCATATCCACCATACAAATTAGGAGCAGCGTGTTTTCTAAACAATTTTATGATTTCTCTAACTGTTTCAGCTTCATTTGGGCTTTTTGGTGTAAACGTAAAGTCAAATTGAAATGTTCTCATATCCATTGCCGAAAAAACAACTTCAAATTGAGGGTTGATTGCATATCCAGCTTTACTTAAAAGATATTTTCCAACAGCAGCTCCGTCGTTTACAATACCAAGCGCACCTGCTGCTTGCCCAGCTCCTTCTAACATAAGAGGCTTATAATCATTTTCTTTTATTGTTTTTATTGTATCTGATGACATTAAACCGTTTTTTTGGTTTTTAAATGAATCATATAATGAAGCAGCACTATTCTTTATTCCTTCGGCTTCCTTCATTCCTTCTGCAACCCCTCCAGTCATACCTAATGCATCAGTCATTTTTAAATCATTATATGCGGCATGCTGACTCATAGAAACGGTATCCGGCATGTATAAATTTATATACCCACTAGGTTTAACAGATGATGGTTTAAAAACTGGACCATTAGTTTGATCTTTTCCTTGTTGGGTTGAACTTGCTGAACTAAATGCTTTTGCAGGGTCATTTAAAAAATCTTTTATAGAATTAAAAGCAGAAGTTGCAGACCCCATTGGATCTTTTAAGAAACTAGAAACTCCAGGAATTGAACTTGCTGTTGATGCAATTGAAGATAATCCATTTATCCCACCAACAACTCCAGATAACGCGGTTAATGGGGAACCAGCAGAAAAACCTCCAGTAATAATACTTTTTGCTCCAGATACAACGCCAACTACAGAAGCAGCTGTTCCTGCAAGTTGATTTGCTGTACTAAGAGCTTTATTAGCAACGCTAGCAACTGCTCCTATTGTATCAGTAACAGATGATACGGCTGAAGATGCTTGATTTGCGACTTTTTGTATATTAGCTAGAGCATCAAAATGCCCAGAAGATATATAATCTGCTCCTTTAGAAGAAACAATCCCAGTTTCTTGGTATGTTGATTTTGTTGGTATCAACACAGAAAATGTAATGAAATGCCCTTGCCTTGAACTACCCAATGAATTTGGATATGATAATACAGGCATATCATTTTTACTAGCATATAGAGCTTTTAACGGCGAATTAGGATCTGCTGACATATTTTTATTTCTTTTTTGTTGGATTAACTAAATACTATTTATATGTTATTTTATAAACTTTTTTGATTATTTTATGAGTAGATATCCTAAACCAAGGAAATGGGTTCCAAAGAACAAAGCAAAATATAAAGGGGATTGGGATAATATAATATCTAGATCTTCATGGGAATTGCGAGTATTTAAATGGATGGACGATAACCCATCAGTGTTGGAATGGGCATCAGAAGAATGCGTTATTCCATATAAATCTCCAGTAGATAATAAGCTACATAGATATTTTCCAGATGTTTGGGCAAAAGTAAAAGGAGCTGATGGTAGAATTAAAACATATTTATTAGAGATTAAACCGGAATATCAAGCAAATGCTCCAGAAGTTAAAAAACGAATAACTAAACAGTATATAACAGAAGTTTGCACCTATGCAATAAATCAAGCTAAATGGAAAGCAGCAAGAGAATATTGTATGGATAGAAAATGGGAATTCAAAGTATTAACAGAAAAGGATTTAGGGTTATAAATGAATAATATGCAACCTGGACCAGCTGAACCTTTAGATTCAAAATTTCATTTTAAATTTACGTTAAGAAATGTTACTGAAGCAATAACGTGGTTTAAAAATGAAATAAAATCTTTACAAAGTATAGGATCAAAAGAAAAATCAGAACATATTCCAAAACAAAAAGATTTATTGGCTCCTGGCGCTAATAAAACTAATATGTTCGAAGTTGGTAAAATGTATTTGTTTCATTATGATCCAAAAGGAAGAAAAAGTTTACCATATTACGATACATTTCCATTAATTTTTTTAACAGGAATACATCAAGGCGGATTTACTGGATTAAATTTACATTATTTACCACCAGAACCAAGATTAATTTTGTTGAGCAATTTAATGCAAAAATCAGTTACTAAAGATGGACAATTAGATAGATTAAACATTAAATACGAAAATCTAAAAGGAGTTCAAGAATTTGCATTTTTTGAACCTTGCTTTAAACAATATTTAAAATCTAATATTAGATCAGAAATAAAATTAATTCCCCCTGAAGATTGGGGGTTCGCAGCTTCTCTTCCAATTGAATCATTTATGAAAAAATCAAAACAATATGTATGGAAAGAATCTATGGCTACACAAGATATGACACTTTAGAGGAAAACAATAATGTCATTTTTCGATACACTATCAGATACAGCCGGAAGTATTAAAAGCGGTTTTAATACTTTAATGAATGGGTCGGGTCCAGCAACAAAAAATAATATGGCAGAAGGAATAGCTGAATTAAGAAAATATGATGTTGGTAGAACTGCATATTTTAAAGTTGAAATATTTTCACAAATACCCCCCGATCAATCTTCTGGAAATTTTACTATATCGGGAGGCAGTTCATCAGAAAAAAGTTTATCATTTTTATGTCATTCTGCAGAATTACCTGGAGAATCTACTGCAACAGTAACACAGAAAATATATGGAGTTACTGAAAAATTTTCAGTTATGACTGGATATAACGATATTACATTAGCATTCTATACAAGAGGATCTGGAGTAGAAATTACTAGAAAATTTTTTCAAAAATGGATTTCTTTTATAACAGGAAGAGCAGAAACTATAAATTATAGAGGTAAAAAAGTACAAGAAACAACATATAATGTACAATACAAAGCAGATTATGTTGGGACAGTAAAAATTACACATTTTGCTATTACTGGAGATCCATTGGTAGAAGTAACATTATATGATGCATTTCCCGTATCAATAAATCAAGTACCATTATCTTGGTCAGCTCAAAATGAAGCCCAATCATTAAATGTTACATTTGCATACACAGAATATTCATACAATTTCTTATCAGTAGAAGGAACTGGGAACTATTCACGAGGTCCATTAGGAGAATTATTAGGAACAGCAATTCAAACTGCTGCAACAATAAATAGCATAAAAGGAGCTTTCAAAAGCGGAAATCCTGTAGCTGCGACATCGACATTGCCTAATCTTGGGTTGTCGAACTTTACAATATCATCTGGATTAAGATAAAATAGGATTAATAAAATATGAGTTTGTTACCAAAAATTGATATGCCAACATATACAGTTAAATTACCAATATCAGAATTAACTGTAAAATATAGACCTTACAACGTAAAAGAACAAAAGATTCTAGCCATGGCTAAAGAATCAGGAGATAATAATTCATTAGTTGATGCGATAATTCAAATAGCACAAAATTGTTGTGTTGATTCAACAGAAGTTGCTGATTTACCATTAAATGATGTTGAATTTTTATTTTATCAATTACGAGCAAGATCTGAATCTGAAATCCTTGAATTAAAATATAGATGCGAAAATATAACAGAAGAAGATAAAAAATGTAATAATATTATGGAACACGAATTAAATCTTTTGACTGAATTGGAAATAATTAAACCAGATATTTCTCCTATTATTGAAGTAACAGATAAAGTTGGATTAAAATTACGTTATCAAAGATTTGAAAAAGATGCTATTGGTGATGCATTACCTACTCCGCAGCAAATTCTTGAAATAATTGCTAAAAACGTTGAATTTATTTATGACGATAATTCAGCTTATAGCGCAAAAGATGTTCCATTACAAAATATTGTTGATTGGATTGGAGAATTACCTCCAGAAAAATATGTAAAAATAGAAGAATTTTTTGCAAATGAACCAAAAATCGTTAAAAAATTAGGTATTAAATGTAATAAATGCGGATTTGATCATTCTATAGAAGTACGAGATATTTTTGATTTTTTTATTTAATTCTTGGTAATGTTGATCTTACAACTTTTTATAAAACAAATTTTAACATGATGCAGCATCATGGATACAGATTACATGAGTTGGAAGAGATGATCCCTTGGGAAAGGGAAGTTTATGTTGGTTTATTGGTGCAGTATCTAAAAGACAAAGAAGAAAGACGAAAACAACAAGAAGCTAAAAGGAATATGCAATAGATGGCAACTAATAATTCAGATACATCATTTTTAGATAATGCAAAAGAATATGCAAGTAATGCATATAATCAAACAAAAGATGAATTTTCTCGCGTAAGTCAAAATAGCAAAGATAGAAATTGGATTGTTGAAAGAGAAAGTAAATTAAATAATTTAACTTTAAGTCAAAAAGAACAATTAAAATACATATCCAGCGCTGATGATGCAATGAAATTTGTTGAAGCAGCAACTGCTGGTGATAGACAAGGTGCAGAAAAATTATATAGCCAAGCATTAAAAGGTCAAGGAGGAGCAATAGCATCTTTTGCAGGAGATGTTGCTACTACTGCACTTGGAGGAGCAGCAGGTAAAGCTGCATTTAAAGCTGCTCCAAAATTGTTTAAGGGTGCTGCTGAAGTAATTGGCGAAAATATTCCTTCATTAAAAAAAGTAAGTAATGTATTTAAAAGTGCTGCAGATAAAGCAGACGAAGCATTATCTACAGAGCGGGCAGCAAGAGCAGCTGCCCGAGAACAACGCGCACAGGAATCTATTCAAAGAGCGCAAGCAGAACAGCAGCAAGCAAGAACTGCAACAAATTCCACTGCTACAGAAACTCCATTTAGAAGTAACACAACAAGAGCGACGGAAACTGTTCAAGAAACAATAACTCCGCCGCCAGAACAAAGTATTTTTGGTAAAGTTGCAGATTGGACTAAAAATAAAATTGTTCAGGGCGCAGATTGGGCTGGCGGAAAGGTTGTCGAGGGAGCAAAATCTGTTGGTAGTGGAATTGCAAGTTTAGGTAAAACTACATTAAAAGGAGCAGGATTAGGTGCTGCTATTGGAATACCAGCAGGCGAATATTATGAAAATTTATCTGACGAAGAAAAAACCAAATGGCAAGAAAAAGCTCAAAAGGGAGTAGATTGGGTTGATAATGCAATTGATCATCCAGGAGAAGCATGGGAAGATATAAAAAAAGGAGCAGGTAATTTATTAGGAGATGTAGCAGGTGGAGCATTAGGAGCAGCTGTTGGAAAGGGGTCAAATCCATTCAGGGGGATTAGTGCAGGGATGGGATCATTATTTACTGGCGGAGGTTCAGTTGGGTCAACATTTAATTCAATGCCCTCTGGCGGGGATTCTGGTAGAATCGGTGAAAGTCATTTCGGTGGCGGAGACGTTCAAGGAAAATCTGCAATTGAAGTATTAAATAAAATTTATAATGTATTAGCAAAAACAAATGATACTATTAATTCAATATCTAGAGATGTTTCTTCGTTAACGCGATCACAATCACAACAAAATGCTACAAATGATTTAAATTCTGCAAATATGCAAGCTCGTCAGAATGAAATGGGATCTGCAACCCCCATTTATGGCGGAGGCGGGGGAGGTTTAGGCGGAGAAGAAGGAGGAATGGGTGAAGCAGATAAAGGTTTCTGGTCAAAACTATTGGGTAAAATTAACCCTAAAGCTGCAGGCGCAGCTGCTGTTTCTGCGCTAAATCCAGCAAAAAAAGTTGGCTTACTCTCAAAAATAGGAAGAGGAATTTTAGGTGGCGCTAAAGCTGCGGGCAGCGCAGCTAAAGCTGTTGCTCCAACAGCAGCAAGAGTTGGCGGAGCAGTTGTTGGAGCTGAGTTATTAAATGGAGGAGATGATAAAGCAGCATATGCAAAAAACTTCTTTATGAATAAGGGGTATACAGAAGAACAAGCTGCAGGAATTGTTGGAAACTTACAAGGAGAATCAGGAAATTTTAACAAAGATGTAATATCAGGAGAAAGACGCGGAGATGGAGGCAAAGCAGTAGGGATAGCTCAATGGCACCCAGATCGCCAAGCTAAATTTAAAGAAATAATGCATAAAGATTTAGTTGGAGCTTCTCTTGAAGATCAGTTGGAATTTGTAGATTGGGAATTAAATAATTCACATAAAAGCGCAGGAAACGACCTTCGAAAACAAACTACTGCTGAAGGAGCTGCTAAATCTGTTGAAAGAAAATACGAAATAACTGCAGCAAGTATGCATGGAGGGCATTCTTCAGAAAGAGTAAGAAATGCCGAAAAACTTATGGGTAAAAGTTTACCTGATAAAAAAGAAACTTCTTCAGCAAAACCTGTAATAAAAGGAGTAGAACTTACTGGAGATAGAACAAGAAATCCATATTTTATAGCTCCAGGAGAAGAGGAAAAATCTAGCCCGTATGATGTTCCTGCAGAAGACGAAGTAACGACAAAAACTGCTTCTTCATCAACTGTTACAGAACATGCAACAAGATATGCGCCAAAAAAAGATATGTCAAATGCTTCTCCAGATGAAATTAGAGAAGAGGAACTTGCACAACAAGCAGAAGAACTTGCTAAAAATCCAGGAAACCTAACAGTTGACGAAATAAATGCGAAAAATAGTGAAATAAGTAGAGAACGAAATAATATTGAATTTAATAGAATAAACAAAGAAAACCCTTCCCCATACGTTGAAACTGTGGAAAATGTTACTACAGCAAACGAACACCATGTTTCTCCAAAAGAAACAATAGAAACGTCGCAATATACTACTACGACTAATAAACATAGAGAAGTAACAACTGGAGGAGGAGTTACAACAAGAACTGCGGAAGAATATCAACCAACTGAGTTAGATAAAGCAGCAGAAGCACACGAAAAAGATCCAGTAAACAACCCAGATCCTTTGGCTAAATATCATACAACTCCAATTCCAGGAAAACCTGGATATTATATGAGGCATGGCAAAGAAGTAGGTCCAGGTGACATATTAGAAGGTCGAAAAGATACTGCATCTCCTGTAAAAAATACTGACACAGAAGAACAGGTTGCGGAAATTGACAGACAAAAAGCTACTCTAGAAAACGAAAGAAATGAAATTGGTCAATCTGGAGTTAATGTTGATAAAGAAACAATGGATAAACAACTAGATCGTTTATCTGATATTCACACAGAAATGAGTTCATTAAACGAACAACGTAATAATTTAACAGGAAATCAAAATGGACAAACTTCACCTAAACCTGCAGCACCTCCACAACAGCAAGCTCAACAAACTCCTCCTCCACCTGCTCCAGCAGGAACAGGAAAATCTGTTCCTGGGGTAAGAAACGATGATCCAACTATAAAAATGATGGAAGAAGGAAGTATGTGGAGTACGCAAGGTGGATTAATGGCATAAAAAAAGGGAGCCGAAGCTCCCTTTCTTATTTAATCATCACCTACAAGTTTAGAGAAATATGACATATCGTCATCTTCCTCGTCATCAATTACGGCTGCAGCAAATGAAGCAGTAGTTTTCTTTTCAACTACATTTTGTACAAATACTTCATCTTCAACCTCATCAAGAGATTTTGCTGTATAATCTTCAGCAGTTTTGTATTTTGATTGATTAGTTTGACCTAAAACTCTTTTTAACCTAGCATCTAAATCCGCATAAGATTTAAAGTTTTTAGGTTCCAATAATTCTTGTAAAGAATATTGTGATTTCCAAAGTTTTTCTAATTTATCATCATCTTCAAACAACGGACCTGCGCTATCAAATTCAGCTAAATCGTAATTTTGATAACCGTCAACTTTACGAATTTTTAATTTAAAGTTTGCGCCAGCCCAGAAATCAAATGGATCGATTGGTTTATCATCTTCAAACTGAGGATTCATAGCTTGAGTAATTTTTTCAAAAATTTTCTTACCATAAACATATTTAAATACTTTTCCTTCATGTTCAGGATGTTTTGTATCTTTAACAATATAAATGTTAGAGACATAATGCAATCGACGTTTTTGCTTACGTGCTTGCTCCTTGTTAGCCTCAATTCCTGATTCCCATAGTTCGCTATTATATTTTCCTAACGGATCGTCAAGACCGATTGACGTTAAAGATTTCTCGATATACCAACCACCTGGACCTTGAAAGCCATGATCATAATATTTTGCCCATGGAAGACCATCTGATTCCGCATCTTTTGGAGATGTTGGAAGAAAGCGAATAACTGCATAACCATTACCAGATTTGTCTAACTCACATTTCCAGTATTCATCTGCATCGCTATTTTGATTTCCGCCAGCCATTTGCTCAACAGCTTTAGCCATTTTTTCTAAGTTTGAGCCTGATGATTTTTTTAATTTAGAAAAGTCCATATATAAACACCTTATTAACAATTAATTTAAACAATGTATTAACAACTTAACACAACTTATTTCACTCGGTAAATTCTTTAACTGTATTAATAAACGTCTTTTTGAATTTACTTTTATCATACTCTAAAAACGACCTATATTTAAACAATTTAAGTTTAACTTTTGGCCAAACGAATTCATCTTTAATATTTACTTCCCATTTAGGTAGAAAATGTAAAAACTCATTCATAATTAATATAGTTTCCGGAGAAACTTCATTTCGTAATAACTTCGTTAACAATAACGGAAGGTCATCACTATTTGATTTGAATAACAATTTATGATTTTCTTCACCAAAAATTGATATTAACTCGCCTTCAAATACATAAGATAATGATTGACATTTCGTATTAAACTTTACGAAATTTTCATATGCTTCCTGCGATAACAAGTCTTGAACCCATACGTTTTCGTTTTGCAAAAAATTAGCGATAAAGAATTTTTTAAGATCCTCATCGCTAAATTTCTTTGCAAGTTTTTCATACACATATTTATGTGAATTTTTATCAAACTGCGCAGGAGTATATTTTACTTTTCCTTTATACTTATTGAAATCATAATCTGTTGTAAAATGTAGTTTTAAGGCTCGATATAAGCAACAAGCTGTATATCCTGACATTTTGTTTCACCTACTCAATAATTATACTATACTACTTTTAAAAAGTCAAGCGCGGAGATGAATTTTTTATCAACCTCAGCCCAATAGCTTCTTCTTCCATTTTAGATTTAAGAGCTGGAGATATCAGCGATATAATCGAATCAACTTCCAATTCTTTTTCTGAGCAGTACGATACAATTGCATCCAGATACTCTAGTTTACTCGATTTTACTTTATCAAAAATAATATTCGAGAATTTATGCATTTCTTCAAAGTTTTCCATTAAGCAATCTTCTTTGTATAAAAGTTAGTTTTACCTAGTTTTGACACTAGCTTGTAATTACCCTTTCCAAACCCTCGTCTGCAGTTAATACTTCTGAAGAACAATACATTTAAACCAAAGTCTGGAAGAGAAACCTTGTTGCTTAGAATATCATTAGATAATTCTAAACTATTTTTCCACTCAGCACTACCCCATTTAATTTTGGGTCGGGTACATACCCATGAAAATTGACAGACTTTTCTCCCTTTACGAGTAGTAATTTCATTAACTACTGAACATATTGTTTTGGGAAAATGTTTATCGGATTTTCGATTTAAGACAACTTTAGCTACACCTTTTTTACCAGATAGCGGTTCTCCTCTGGTTTCATGATAAATTACTTTAGCCAAGCACGTTTTTTCTGATTCGTCATATAACGATTCTGCGAAACTCGCTTTTGATATTATTATTAGAGTAATAGCAAGAATTATCGCCTTTTTCGCAATTGAATACATCTTTGTTTTTCTCCTTAAAAAGCATCCAATACAATCCCAGCAAATACTTTTAATTATGAAATTAGGACTTATCTTTTCCTGAAAAGCTACTAATTTTGTTAAAAAATTTCAAAACTTAATGATATAGGAGTATTTATACCCTCCGATTATTAGGTTTATCGCATAAAATAGAAACTCCCAAATACCAAATCTCACTAAAGAATTTATGTAATTTGGAATCTTTAACTGAATTTTTAAAGTTAGCATAATTTATTTGTTGAACTTCATTTAACAAAAATTCATTTAATTCTTCTACAGTCAAATATACCCTGTATCCATAATCTGAGTTAGGGTATTGAAAAACTTTTTTATTTGGAAACCCGTGCTGTAAATGTTTTATATCTCTAGCTCTAATAGCAAAAACTTCATTTACAGCATTATCACCATCATTTATATATAATGGATTTACTTTAACAACACTAAAAAACCCATAATTTGTACATATCCACATAATTTAATTCCCACTCAAAGTTAACATAAATTTATTATACTACGAAGATTCTAGATTGTCAAGCAGTTTTTTATGTCTACGTTTAAAATTATTATGTAATTCTTCCCAGTTACTTAATCCAGAGGATTTAAACGCCTTATGAACTTTATCTGGGTGCATACTTTTTAATGAGTTAACAACATGTTCTCGAACTCCAGGATGTTCCATTGCTTTATTAAAGAACTTAGCTCCCTCTGACATACTAGGGTTTTTCAAAGAATCTTTTTCTGCTATATCATGTCCATAATCTTTATGTCCGCCCTGTGCTCTAAAATTAAAAGATCCGCCTTGGTCTGTTGAAACAAGATGACCTTTGTTTTTATCTAAGGAAACGTTTCCTTGCCCGTGTTCTATACCAGTTCCCATCGCATCCCAATTTTTAGTAAGAACACCAGCAGCATAGATTTTACCTAATTGTTTATGATGTTCATCAGTTAAATGCGGAATATGTTTAGAAGTAACTGGTTCAAGATTATGATTAAATTCTGTTGATACTGAAGTTTTATTACGTTCAACACTAACTAATTTAGGTTTAAGTGTGTGAATTCCCATTAATTCATGAAGTTTAGAAGATAGAACTTCTGTTTTTGCTTGATCTGGATTATCTGGATGTTTAATATAATGTTCAGTATTTTTTTCGGTATCTTTATAGGTGCCACCTGGATTTGACCCTTTTTGTCCAGATACTTTAATCAACTCTTCTTTTAATTGTTTAAACGTTTTCATATTAGCCTTTTACTATTTCCGATTCAGGAACTCTTTTAACGTGATGAACATGAATTATGTTATCATAATTATCGCTATATTTGTCAGTTCCCATATGTTCAATATGATGTCTTGAAGCAGTAGTTTCTGTTCTGGGAATTAATACTTCGTGTTCATGAGAATATTCGCTATGCTTACCAACAACGCCAACTGGATCGTGTTCATTGTGATGCCAATGCAATATATGAACATCTTTGGATCTATTTCGATTAGCAGCAGTTTGAGAAAAAGAAACAGCGACATTTTTATCGATAGAAGAAGATAGATAAGTCGGTTGATGATAAACTGAATTACCTTGTTTACTTTTTCCAGCTGGCTCTGCGTTTTTAATATTAAAACCAACACCAGAATAGGTATCGAATTTATGTTTAGCTGGTACGAACCCATGTCTATCTAAATTATGAACAAAATGTTCGTGTTCTAATGGAACGCCTTCTGTATGATGTCGAATCAAATCGCTAGTTATTCCGCTAGAACCTTCGGTAAACCTTTTTAACTGTGTTTTACCTTCGGTTGAGTGCGGATGAGTTTCGTGTAAATTATCCATATGATCATCCATACCTTTATTAAATTTGATGCGATCATCAGCAGATTTAATTTTAGGTAAAAAATGCTCTTCAAAACTAGGATGCTCAGTATTTTCTTTTAGTTTTGTTGGTTTACTTGCATGAGATCCATGACTATTAGAAATTATTTCATATTCTTTTGGTTTGTCATGATATGGCGTTTTAGTATGTTTATCTATAGAAGCATGAGTTCCATGACTATTGGAAATTATTTCGTATTCTTTTGGTTTTTCTGATTCAAAAATAAATTGTTTAAAAGTTTTCATATTAATCCTTAATAAATGTGTATCTAATATTTATTTAAATATAACTTTTTTCGCTCAACTAATGGCTTAATATAAGGTCTAATTTCCTTGACAAAAACTTGGGGTTTTCGATCTTCAACCGCAATTATTGTTACGATCTGTTTAATTTTATTGCCAGTCATTTCCTGATAAGCTAAAGCGTAAAAACACTCCTGTAAAAAGTAGTCAAAAATCCACTCTTCTTTTTTCTCCCTACGGGAATTCTTAAAATCAATTACAGATAATAATCCATCAAACTCAGCAATACAATCAACAGTTCCAGCAATTTTTAATTTATCGCTGTACAGAGTTGCTTCTTGGCAATGAATGTTATTAATTCTATGTAGAACTGGTTTAAGCGAATAAAACATTTCCAATGCATCAGGCATTTTACAAGAAAGAGGTCTATTGTTAAGATAATCTTCGCACATTAGGTGAAGATTAGTACCTCTTTTGGATGAATTGGCGGAAATACGATCAGCTTCGTTATCTCCAACGCGTTTCCGCCATTCATTAAGATGAGTTTTATCAGCAGTGGAACCTAAGACATTGGTAATAGATGGATAACATTTATGACCTATTTGATAGTGTCGACTACCATTTATATCAACTCTTGGGTATTCCGTTAATTCAATATTAACATGACAAAAATTCATTTTATTCCTATAATTTTAATCGTTCTTTAACCATTAAGTAATGCTTAACCAGACCGGATCTCACACAATCATCCATCGTGAATTCAACTAAACCAAACTCTTCTAATTCCTCCATGATTCGTAAAAAGTCTTTCATACCGCTAGATTCTTTTCTTTCATTTAGGTCACATTGTCTAATGTCACCCGCGAAGATAATTTTCGTACCCTCACCTATACGAGTAAAGATAGTGTTAAGTTCAGAGAAAGTCATATTCTCCATTTCATCTACGAAAATTAAACAATTAGCATATGTTAAACCTCTCAAAAAAGATGTTGATTCAAATTCGATAATATCTTTTTGTTTCATAATATCATAAGCATCAGCTCGACCAAATAATTCGTTAATTATTGACCGATATGGAGCTTCATAAACAGATATTTTTTCTCGTTCAGTTCCAGGAAGAAATCCTAAATCCCTAGTTGCAACAGCAGATCGCAGGATTACGATTTTACTAAATGCCGCTTCATCAAGCATTTCTTTTAGACCTAGATATAAACTTAAAAAACTTTTTCCAGAACCAGCACTACCATACACGACTAGGTTCTTTCCTTCATCATACAAATCAAACACTTTCTTTTGGTTTTCTGTCATTGGATAGATTTTTTTTAATTCAAAATGCAATGCAGAAACTCTATTTGCTGATTTTTTAGATCTGTTTTTAGGTTTTAACATAAATTCCTTTTATGGTTGATTTAAAGTGAAAAACCCGCTTACCGATTATTAGTCGATTCGCGGGTCTTTTTTACTACTATAAGAACATCTCAATATTCTGGTGTAATATAATTATCATATTTTTAATATTAAATTTATTAATTAAATCTATTTATAAATAAGTGTAGATCGCGGAACCCTCATTCCCATCTACCCTAAACATTCCTTACAATATTCATGGAGAACATTAATGTCCAGCACAAATACTTATATTAATCTAATTAAACAATTATCGTATAATAACAAATATACAAAATGGTATTGTTCAATAATAGAAAATTCGTTACTACGAGCAACATCAAGAAAAACTGCAAATATAATATTGGGTTATTCTGAAGAACACCATATAATACCTAAATGTTTTTTCTCTAAACAAGATGCATTATTCAATACAAACCCAAATATAAAAGAAAATAAAACATTTTTATCGACAAAAGAACATTTTCTTTGTCATTGGCTATTAACTAAAATGTTAATAAATCAAAAACAATGCAATAAAATGAAATACGCATTTGCCGCGTTTCAATTAAATTCAAAAGGAAATAGAATTTTAACTTCTGCTCAATATAATCGAGTAAGGCGCGAAAACGCGTTAATAGTTAAAAATAAAGTAGAACAAGGTTTACATTATTTTCAATCAGAAGAATCTAAAACCGCAACTAAAGTTTGGATAAAAGAAAAACTTGAAGCTAAAGAACACCATATGCAGCAACAGGAATATAAAGATTTGCATAGAGATAGAAATTTAAAATTATCTGAACAAGGGTTACACCCTTTTCAAGATGATTCTTTTATAAAATGTAACGCAGAAAGAACTTCAAAAAGAAATAAAAAATTAGTTGAAGACAATAACCACATTTTTCAAAATAAAGAAATAAAGAAAAAAGCATTAACTAATACACTAAAAACTAATAAAAAATTAGTCGAAAATGGATTACATTATTTCCAATCAGAAGAAAGCAAAAGATTAAGATTAGAAAGAAACAAAAACGATAATCCATCGCATAAAATGTTTCTTTCTATTATATCTTCTAGAAAAACATACTCTAAAGGGCATCTTTCTACATGGTTTCCTGAATTTAAAAAATATTATTAATATTTAAAATTCTCGGGGGATTTGAAATTTTCGATCGTGTAATGTATTTTGCGGAATTGATTCTTTCATTCTTCCGATTACACCTTTCATAAAATCAGCAGGCGGTTTTTTAATTCCTAGTCTAACTGGGTCGCCGAAACTAGTTTTTGAACATTCAGAATCATAATATCTTTGAATATGAGGATTATCTTTAACATATTCTTCATATTCGGCAATCTTCATAATTTTCTCAAAGATTTCGCCAGTTTCAGTATTTTTTAATGGATAGATTGGCACAATTTAATTCCAATAGGGATAATATGATTATTTATTTATGCAGCTTCTTTCGATGCAATCCATTCTTTATATTGATTAGTACGTTTATCGACATTTCCTGTTGGTAGACGAGGTAAGTGTTCTGGATATGCATTAGCAGCATTAACCAATTCTTCAGTAAAAACGACATCCTTCTCAACAGAAAGTTTAACTGTAGGTTTAGCATACCTTTTTTTAAAATCAACAAATGACTCTAATACACTGATATGAGTATCATTATCAAAAAAGATAACTGTTTCTTTACCTCCAGAAGAAGGAACTGCATAAGCAATTTTCTCTGGATTTACTAAGATTTCCTCACCAAACTGATTTTTCGATTTAACTATAAACATAAACAAACTCCATTAAAAAATAATATTATACTATATACTAACAAATAAGTCAAGCAAAAGAAAAAATGCTTGACTAAATAAACTTTATAGAATACACTATGTAAAGTTGGCTCCGAACCCAACGTCACAGTTATACCCTACAATTTATTAGCAAAAAGTGAGATAGCAACTCACCTTACCGGAGAAACCCTTATCTCCAGTAGGTCTGAAAAGATAAAATCTATATGTGACTAGATTATTATCGTTCCTGAGATGAGGCAGACAAACCCTAATAAGGTTAAAAGTATATATTCGAATACTTTTCGGCAACTGGATAATCGGTGTCGTTATCATTAGTCTAGGGTTGGTCCCTTTGTCTGTTGTTTATGCGTCCTATGTTGATTTTAGCCACAACACTTCTTCAGCCAATCAGAGCATAAATAATCGGCGGACTATCTTTAACAGGATAGTTTCTAGTTGTAATAGTTTTTGTAGCTGACACCCGCACCAGTTGCAGTTTTTCTTTAAAACCTAAGTGTATATATTCATATACATGAACGGGGGGGTCAAAGAAAATTCAATCTAAGAAAAACTGGATCTTGATTCCGAAGGAATCGATCGAGCGAAGCGAAGATTATATTAGTATCAAATTAAATGTTCGCTTCGCTCACATTGCTTCGCTTTATTAATGTTGTTAAATAAATGCTTGACGAAAACAAAAATTCAAGTTACAATAAATAAAAATGTAGAAACAAATCTCCCCCTTCGGGAAATTAACCATATGGAATCAGTAATTGATTCTAACAGTAACTTTAAATGAAAATTAATTTATGATTAAGAACGTACATGAAATTCTAGATGAATTTAATCTAGCAGTAAACAAACAACAAAGAGTAGAAATTCTTCAACAGAATAATCTTTATCATTTTAAAGAAGTATTAAAATATACATTTAATCCAAACTATCAATTCTATGTTGAAGATAATTTTCCAACAGATTATATCGAACCAGATACTCTATTAGGAATTAGATATGCTGGAATTGAATCAGAAATCCGTCGAGCCTATTTGTTCGTCAAAGGAGATCCAACTGCTGATTCATTAACAGATGATAAACGTAATCTTCTTTTGTTACAATTACTAGAATCTTTTGAGCCTAAAGAGGCTAAGATTTTCTTTAACATGTTACACAAAGACTTGAAGGTTAAAGGCTTAACAACAGATTTAGTTCGTGAAGTATATCCAGAACTTTTAAATTAAACTTAGTAAATAGTACAACAGATGAAAAAGCACAGCAATATTCTTATGGAAGATTATACCGATTTCCAGCCTAGAAAAACCAAACAGATTAAGAAATTCAAAACGAATCAAGTTTCGTTTTCTGAGTTAGAGTATGACGATTTTCAACCAACAAAGAAGAAAAAGAATGTCAATTTTAAACAGTATTAAAGACGTATATAACAGTATCCCTAAACAAGAACCTGTTAAACAAATTGTAACCCCGATGGATCCAGAATTATTGGGCAAAACTTTGGACCATCTTAACCAACAGCCTCAAATTGCCCCAAATATTACTAGGAAACCAGAAAAATGAACTTAAAAAATCTGATATTCCGTCAACACTATCTGATGGAATTGAGTTACTCATCAAGTAACAAAGCTAAACAAGCTTCAAAAGAGCAAGTAGTAACTTCTAAAACTTTATACCCCGAAGATTTCGCTGAAGCGATGTTCGGTATTTTCACTGAAAAAGATCTCAAAATTTAATCTAGGAATTTATATCATGACACAAATCGATAAAGATACATTAAAAGCTAACTTACAAAATGGAACTGGAACTATTGTCTTTACAAAAGCTGATGGTTCAGAAAGAACAATGAAATGCACTTTAAAATCAGATTTATTGCCTGTTGTAGAGATTAAAGAAGGGGCGAAAGTTAAAGTAGAAAATCCCGAAGTATTATCCGTGTGGGACTTAGAAAATTTAGGATGGCGTTCATTTAGACTTGATTCAATTATTTCTGCTAATGTAACTTTATAAAGAATTGATGGGGGAGTTTTGCTCCCCCAAATTTTTAAGGTCTTCTAGTAAGCTCTCGTTTAGCAGCCATGCTAACATCTTTATGTTTATCGTTTGCTAATATATTAAGATGTTCTTTGGTTGCATTTGGATTGTTTGCGGCAGCTTGTCTAACATATGGAGACTTGTCTTTAATTAATTTATCTAAATGTTCTTTGTGTGGAGTGTTATCTGCTGCAGCAATTTTAACCATTGCCTCTTTATCGTTAATTAATTTATCAAAATGATCTTTATCTGTAGCTTTATTTTTTGCAACAGCTAGCCTAACATTACTACTTTTGTCTCCAGCTAAATGGTCTAAATGATCTTTCTGTGTAGTATTTCTTGCAACATTTAATCTTACAAAATCATCTGGATCATTAATAAATTTACCTAATTTTTCGTTATGGTTTTTATTGGTATGAACTATATTGGCTCTAATATTAGGGCTTTCATCAGAATTTAATTTATCTATATGTTCTTTATGCGGCGAATTTACTAAAACTGCTTTTCTAACGTGTTCAGATTTATCGTTAACAAGTTTATCAAAATGTTCTTTAGTTGTATTCGGATTATTTGCTACAGCTGCTCTAACTTTGTGGTCTTTATCGTTAACAAGTTTATCTAGATATTTTTTATGCGATGTATTTTCTGCTACAGCTGTTCTAACGTCTTCATTTTCGTCATTACTAAGTTTATCAAGATGCTCTTTAGTTGCATTTGGATTAGTTGCAACGCTTGCTCTAATTTTTGGATCTTTATGCGTAATTGCATATTTATCTATATGTTCTTTATGTGGGGAATTTTTAAAAACTGTGTTTCTAACATGCTCGCTTTCGTCTTCGATAAGTTTATCAAGATGCTCTTTAGTTGCAGATTTATTGGCTGCAACACCTGCTCTAATATCTTCATCTTTATCATTAATTAATTTATCTAAATGTTCTTTACTATTTGTAGGGTCTGAAGCTTTTTGTACTTTATAGTGTCTAGAATTTTTGATAGCAGGAATTTTTTCTAATTCAGGGTTTCTGTGTATTAAATTATGGAAATCTTCGCCTTTAATTGTTTTATTATTTTCATCTTGAAATTGTCCTTCTACTCCAACGCCACCAATTCTTCTATGGGGAAATTGTTCTTTATGCATATGTAAAATATGAAAATTACCTCTAGATTTTTCGTTATAATGTTGAAACATATTTTTACTTCGATCTGTGATGGAAGTACACCAGCCTAATTTTTCTCCATTATCTTTTTTGCCTAATTCCTGAGCTGCTTCTGTTGTATGAACGTGATATGCAGTAAGATTAGGGCTATTGTGCACAACAGTAGAACCATTTACAACTTTAGAATTATTAATAGCTTTTACTTCCTCATCTTTTTCTTTATGTGGATGCATAGCCGTTTTTAATTCTGAAACTGATTTATATTGTTCTATTCTTTTCTTAGGTAATTTTGATTTGTATTTCTCAAAATTCTTTACTGTATCGTGCATATCATGAGCATCTTCTTGCTTTATCTCGCCTTTTTTATATTGGTCCATCATCCAACGAGTATGTTGGACATTACCGCCTGGAGTATGTTTATGAAAATGGTCAATAATATCAGCTGCAGATTTATGTTGTGCATCTGGATCGTGTTTAGTTGAGATATTTGTTTCTTGTGCTTTATAATCATCGATTTTAGATTCGTTCATTAAAAAACGTTCGATCATTAAAAAATGTTTAAATCTTAACATATAAGGGAATCCTATAAATAATGCTTGACTAATTTAAAAAAATATTATATAATATTTATACCATAAACTTTTAACAGTATTTTATGACAAAACACATTCAACAAACTTATCAAGTTCTTGACGAGATTGAACACATTAGAAAACGAACTGGCATGTATTGCGGTTCTACTTCTGTTCAAACAAGTCAAGAATGGGTGCTAAACAACACCACAAAGAAAATGGAAAAGCGAGATATTTCTTATATCCCAGCTTTTATTAAAATCTTTTCTGAAATTCTCGATAATTCAATTGATGAAGGAAAAAGAGCACCGGATACATTAACTCAAATTAAAGTCGATATAACTTTTGATGAAATTTCCGTTCAAGATGATGGTAGAGGTATCCCAGTAGTTCTTCATGAACAAACAGGAACTTATATCGCTGAAACTGTATTTTCTAACCTACGAGCTGGTTCTAATTTTAACGATAATGAAGACCAATCGCTAATTGGAACTAATGGTGTTGGTTCGACGTTGACAAATGTTTTATCAACAAATTTTAAGATTGAATCTTGTGATGGTAAGAAAAAACTAACGCAAGATTTCTGGAATGGTATGCGCGAGCGTTCCGAGCCTATAATTAAAGATTTTACTAAAAATGGAACTAAAATTACGTTTACTCCAGATTATGAATTTTTTAAACTAAGTGGGTTAGATGCAGACCATATTCTACGAATTCAGAAAAAAGTAATAGATGCAGCTGCGAATAACTTAAACATTAAATTTTATTTTAATGGGGAATTAATTAGATTTAGATCTTTTGACGATTATGTTGCATTATATTCAGATAATTACTTTACCGATAATAGTAAAGATTGGAATGTTGGCATTACCGATTCTGATGGATTTGAGCAAATTTCTTTTATTAACTCAGTAGAAACCTATCAGGGTGGAACTCATGTTAATTATGTTGTTGATCAAGTAACAAATAAGTTACGCGAACATTTTAAAAAGAAACATAAAGTTGATGTAAAACCATCTGATATTAAAAATCATTTTAGAATTTTTATTGCAGGAACTGTTAACCGCCCTAGATTTTCCAGTCAAACTAAAGAAAATATGATTAGTCCTGCATCTGAATGGAAAACTTCATGGACTGTTAGCGATAAATTTATTAAAGGTTTATTAAAATCTGATATTATTCAGTCTATTTTAGACTGGGTTCAAGCTAAAGAAAAAGCATCTGAATTAGCTGAATTGCGTAAAGCTAATAAGAACTTAGATAAAGCCGATCCAAGAAGAGTTGATAAATTCCATGATGCTTCTACTAAACAACGTAGTGATGCTATGTTATTCTTAGCAGAAGGAGATTCAGCTTTATCTGGTTTATTATCAGGTAGAGATCCAAAGACAATGGCTGCATTTCCGCTACGTGGCAAACCCATAAATGTAATGCCAATGGAATTAAAAGATATTCTTGAAAATAGAGAGTTTAAAAATATTATGACAATTACTGGGCTTCAGTTTGGGGTTAAGGTAAATTCTATTGAAGATATTCGATTTGGTAAAATTGTATTATCAACAGACCAAGATTTAGATGGATTTGGTATTCGTGGACTATTGTTAAATGCTTTTTATAAATTTTGGCCAGAATTATTTTCCTTGGGTATTATCCATATTTTAAATACACCAATTGTCAAGGTTAAGTATAAAAAAGATACATTATCTTTTCATGATTTGACATTATTTGAGAAATGGAAAGAAAAACATGTTAACGAAAAATATGAGTCAAAATATTACAAAGGATTAGGAACTAGTTCTAGTAAAGAGTGGAAAGAGTATCTAACGGATTTATCTGGTAATTTGGAAAAAGTTGTTAGTGAAATTGGTGATGTAGATATTTTTACATTACAATTTTCTAAAGATACTGGTAGCGCTGATAAAAGAAAACAATGGTTGAATATTGAAGGATAATTATGAAAGAAATTACAATTGAAAGATTATTTCAGGAACAATACAAACCATATGCCAATTATGATAACGAACGGTCAATCGTTAATTTAATTGATGGATTAAAGATTACTCAAAGAAAAGTTCTTTATACATGTTTATTAAAGAATGTTAATTCTGAAATGAAAGTTGCGCAATTAGCATCTTCTGTTGCTTATGAAACACAATATCATCATGGAGAACAAGGAATAGCTGGGGTTATTTGTAATCTAGCTCAAGACTTTACTGGATCCAATAACTTAAACTGGTTAGATCCCATTGGTCAGTTTGGTTCAAGATTATCACCTGTTCCTGCAGCTGCTCGATATATTTTTACTAAATTATCGAAAAATTTTAGATTATATTTTCGTAAAGAAGATGATATTATCTTAGAACATTTATTCGAGGATGACTTTAAAATAGAGCCTAATTTTTTCGTTCCAATCCTCCCTGGAGTGCTTTTAAACAACTCGCTAGGAATAGGTACGGGTTTTGCTTCTACGATCCTCTCAAGAGATCCAAAGGAACTTGCAAAGTATATTAAAGCTAAACTCTCTGGAAGTTCAAAGAAATTTCAATTATTACCACATTTTCGCGGATTTAAAGGTAGCGTAACTCGACTTGATAATAAGTATCAAATCAAGGGTTCTATCTCTAGAATTAATGCTACACAGGTAAAGATTACTGAATTACCAGTAGGAATGTATCTTGATGATATTAAGAAACAGCTTAATAAATTAGTAGAGAATAATTCTATTAAAGATTATGAAGATAATTCAACGGAAGAAGGGTTTGATATTGATATATTTTATCAACGCGGAATTCTTAATTCAATGGAGGATGATACTATTCTTGAGAAATTAAAATTAGTTACAACAGTAACAGAGAATTTAACCTGTTGGTTGCCTACTGGTAAATTAAGAAAGTTTGGATCGGTTAATGAAATTATTGATTATTTTATCGATTGGCGTTTAGGTAAATATACAGATAGAATCAATAAATTAATTGAAATCCTTGATAATGATATTATTGATTTAAATGAACGAGTAAGATTTATCTATTTTTATCTAGGTAATGTTAATAAATTTAAAAATGCTTCTAAGATTGAATTATTTAGTATTTTAGAAGAAAACAATTTTGACAGTAAATTATTAGATATGAAAATTTGGAATTTAACTGGCGATAGAATTATCGAGTTAGAGCAAAAGGTTAAATCTTTGGTTGAGCAAAAGGTTGAGTTGCAAGAAACAACAAATATTGTATTATACGCAAAAGAATTGGAGCAAATATGAGTGTAAATTTAACGCCAAAAGAGATGTCAGAATTACAGGGTAGATTTTCTACCGTGATGATTAATGAAACTATTAGTAATGATACTATTGTTTGTACTTTATCTACGGGTAAGGTGGTAAACGGAGTAGTTACTGAGAACGGAGTTCAAATTAAATCTGTTTCTGAATTATTATTCGGGTAAATAAAAAATGGGAGCTTTCGCTCCCATTTCCTTTATTGCATTTTGGCTAATCTTTCTTTGGCAATCGAACTTACAGTTTGCGCGTCATCATTTGCTAAATGTTGTAAATGTTGTTTGGTAGCTAAAGGGTGAGCAGCAACAACTTTTCTTACTAATGAGTGCGGGTCTTTTATAGCTTTATCTAGATGTTTTGTGGTTACAGTTTTAGGTCGAGTTAATGCAAGTTCCCGTGTAGTTACGCTTCTATTGTCAGTATTATTTAATACTTTATCAATATGATCAGAATTTATTTTTGGATGCGTTATTGCATTATTTTTTATATTCCCTATTTTATCATCTAATGCTGTATGTAAATGGTCTTCATCAACATTAGGATGTTTTATTGCTTTATTTCTTACTTCCCAATTTTCGGAATGTAATCCATCATGAATATCTTTTTTAGATGCTGTTGGTGAGTCTAATTTTTTATTTGAGATATGATCATCGTATGCTCTTTTAACTGGGGCAATTTTCTTTACGTCTGGATTTCTATGAACAAAGTCTTCTAATCTATCGCCTTCAATTGTTTTATTATTTTCATCTTGAAATTGTCCTTCTACTCCAACGCCACCAATTCTTCTATATGGAAATTGTTCTTTATGCATATGTAGGATATGGAAATTACCTTCAGACTCGTCATTATAATGATTAAACATATTTTGATTTGCATCTGGATGAGAAGTACACCAACCCAATTTCTCGCCTTTTGGTGATTTACCTAATTCCTGAGCTGCTTCTGTTTTATGCACGTGATAAGCCGTAGCATTTGGACTATTATGAATAACAGTTGAACCTTTATTAATTTTATCTTGATTTACAGCTTTTACTTGTTCATCTTGTTCTTTATGCGGATGAATAGCTGTTTTTAATTCCGAAACAGATTTATATTGTTCAACTTTTTTCTTCGGAAGATTATGTTTGTATTTTTCAAAATTAGTCAACGTATCTTTCATATCAGGAGCATCTTCTTGTTTCATTTCGCCTTTTTTATATCGATCAATCATCCAACGAGTATGTTGGACATTGCCATTAGGAGTATGTTTATGGAAGTGATCGATAATATCCGCAGCAGATTTATGTTTTCCTTCTAAATCATGTTGAGTAGAAATATCTTTTTCTTGAGCTTTATAGTCGTCTATCTTAGCTTCAAGTAAAGAAATGAAATGTTTAAATCTTATCATATGGAGATCCTAGAAATAATGCTTGACTTTTTAATATATGTATGGTATAATATATTTATAAATTTAGAATAAATGCTTTAAGTCTGGGAAAACTCTACTTGCTACACATATATCATATTCTTTTTTATTTTTAATATTGCACAAAAATAAATCTTTCTTTTTATGTTTTTTATTTGTTGTTCCAAGGTTAAACCCATCTGGTATTTGATCATCTTTGCCTATTTGAATATTAATTATATTATTTGTGATCCAAGTATATTGATAATTTTTTAAATTTAATTTACCATAAATCCATCCAGTAGGTATTTGTTCATTTTTGTGTATTTTATTATTAATTATTCCGTTATTTATCCAGACTTTATTTTTATTATGACTTTTATCTCCAGATATTTTTAATGAGAATTCTAATTTTCTTTTATCTGACCACCTATTATTCCAATTAGGATTATTTTCTCCAATACAATTTTGTAATTTATATTCATCAGTAAATACTTTACCTGAACCTCCTTCGCCGCCGTCAGTTAGATTTAAAAGAATTCCAGTTCCTAGATCTTTTCTGCCATGCCAACGAATTAATCTTCGTTCAATAGCAAAAGCGCCAGTTTCGGTGAGATTTGATTCTATAACAATAATTAACGATTTATCTTTTGGTAATTTTATTCTTCCATGTTTTGCATATGCCCGTTTTCCTTGACCTTTTCCAATATAATATGGAGTTCCTGCTTTTGCAGTTATTGAATCTTTTGATCTGAGATAGGCGTAAACGTAAAAAGATTTTTGTTTTGTATAAGTATTTGTGCTGGGCATTACAGTCTCCTGATTGTTGTAGAAATGTTTAGAGCTTATGGGTGGTGAGACACCGCGATAAGCATTTTTTCCTTGACTTTATACTACTTTTATAGTATAATTTTATTTATAGTAATTAATATTTTTAATATAGGATTTTTTGTCATGGCTATACTTATTGATTTCCACCAAGTAGTGATTAGTGGATTGCAATCTCAAGTTGCATCAAATAGAATTAATGTTTTAAGTAAAGATTTATGTCGGCACCTAGTTTTAAACTCGATTAGATCGCATATACATAAATTTAAAAAAGAATATGGTGAAGTAATTATCTGCTGCGACTCTAGAAAATACTGGAGAAAAGAAGTATTTCCATTCTATAAAGCAGGAAGAAAAAAAGCACGAGAAGCATCTAAATTAGACTGGACTGTTATTTTTGAAGTGCTTGATGAAGTTCGCGAAGATTTAAAAATTATTTTTCCGTATAAAGTGGTGCATGTTGAGCGAGCTGAAGCTGATGATGTAATTGGTACATTAGTTCCTAGAATTAGTGCTCATGAAACTGTAATTATAATTAGTTCTGATGGCGATTTTAAACAATTACATCAATATTCTAATGTTAAACAGTATAATCCAATGTTAGGGATTTATGTTAAATCAGAAAACCCTCAACTTGAGTTAAAAGAAAAGATATTAACTGGTGATGCTGGAGATGGTATTCCATCGGTATTATCTAATGATGATGTATTTGTTGCGGGTATTCGTCAGAAACCTTTAACAGCTAAGAAAAAAGCTGTTATGTTAACTGAAGATTTTAATAACCCAGATATTGAAAATTATCGTAATATTCAGAGAAATAAATTATTAATTGATTTGACTATGACTCCCCAGGATATCAAAGATGCCATCGTTGAACAGTATGAAGCTCCAAAAATAGGTTCAAAACAGATGTTGATGAAGTATTTTATCGAAAAAAAGCTCGTCAAGTTATTAGAATGTATTGATGAATTTTGATGTACCATAGAAACCAACTATAAAGGTTGGTTTTTATAAATAAACTTAACTTGGATTGATGTTTAATTCAAGCTAAACTTTTTTTAATTTTCCCTTGGTTAGGAGAATAATATGTCAGCTACAGTTGAAACAGTAAAAGCAGAAGTTGCAGAAGCACCGCTTTTAAACAAAAGAAATATGTTGTTAGGCGCAGCTTTGTATATTGTATTTTATGGTTGGGTTCGTTGGTATGAGGGTGTATATGGATGGTCAGCTGGTTTAGATTCATTTGCTCCAGAGTTTGAAACATATTGGATGAATTTCCTTTATATTGAGATGGTACTTGAGGTATTAACTGCATCAGTGTTGTGGGGTTATATCTGGAAGACTCGCGATCGTAAAGTAATGTCAATTACCCCTAGAGAAGAATTGAGACGTCATTTTACTCATTGGGTATGGTTAGTAATGTATGGTATTGCAATTTATTATGGTGCTTCATATTTTACTGAACAAGATGGTACATGGCATCAAACAATCGTTCGTGACACTGATTTTACTCCAAGTCACGTTATTGAGTTTTATCTAAGTTATCCAATTTATATTATTACTGGTGTAGCTTCATTCTTATACGCTAAAACTCGTTTACCAACCTATCAAAAAGGATTACCATTACAATATTTGGTATCTGTAATTGGTCCTTTTATGATTCTTCCAAACGTAGGTTTGAATGAATGGGGTCATACCTTCTGGTTTATGGAAGAATTGTTTGTTGCTCCTTTACATTACGGTTTCGTATTCTTTGGATGGGCAGCTTTAGGTGTATTAGGTGTTGTAAATATTGAAGTTCAAGCTATTTCTAAATTATTGAAAAAAGATTTAGCTGCAGTATAAGTTTATTGTTATGTGATTGATGGATAGGGGTTTAATACCCCTATTCGTCATTTAGTTCTTAGAAAACTAATTCTATAAATATTATTAAGTAACCACGAGGAAATATTTATGGAATTAGACGAAAGAAAAAGTCCGCTTACTCTTAAATGCTGGAAAAATTACCACAAACAAGGCACTAAGATGAAAGGCGGCAAGCGAGTTAATAATTGCGTTCCCAATGAAAGCGTTGAATTAACGCCTGAAGAAATGTTTGATATGATTGAAAGTACCGTTGAAGAATATGCAACTGACAATGGGTTTGCTAGCGAATACCTTTGGGAGTTATATGATGTTATTAGCGATAATGAGTTATTGGAATATGCAATTGATGCAAAAGGTCACAAAAGTTCTGCTGGTGGGTTAACTCAAAAAGGTGTTGATGCGTATAGAAGAGAAAATCCAGGAAGTAAACTTAAAACTGCTGTAACTACTCCACCAAGTAAATTAAATCCAGATAGCAAAGCTGCAAAAAGACGTAAAAGTTTTTGTGCTAGGATGGGTGGTATGCCTGGAGCAATGAAAGATGACAATGGAAAGCCTACTCGAAAAGCATTAGCTTTAAGAAAATGGAATTGTTAAACTAAAAGGAGCTTTTTGCTCCTTTTTTATTCTGGAGGTATTATGGAAAATGTAACTGTAGCAGACGAATTCGGTGTAGTAATGATAGCAATTATATCGACAATTGCTATATTAATGTATGTCTTAGATTGCGATTGCGATGACTGTTAATTTTTATAATAGTTACAAAATTTAGTTATTTCTTCTTCGGATAAATTATTTTTAGCTCGATTAGCTTTTACTGATATAATTAGTAGATTATCTATTTCGTATCCTTTCGAACTATCAATTCTATCGAAACTATAACTATCATCTTGAGGTTTGTTTCTGTGCCATTTTAACGGTATATTCAACACAGGGCAAGAAATTGGAAAACTTATATTATTTAACTCAGATAAAGTTAATGTAAAATTTATATTTCTTTTTTTAGCTGATGATTTTAAGTTATTATAGATCTGTTTAATTTCCGGTGGTTTTATTTTATATTCCATAGTTTTGCATTTAAAATAAATATATCTATAACAACATAAAATAGGATTCTTATGAAACACTACTTAAAAGAAATTTATGATGAAGAAATACATGATGGTTTTATGTTTATCTTAGATGAGAATGAACAATTAGATATTTCAGCATTTACATATAAAGATAATGCTCAACCAATTGAAAAACATGAATTAGGATTTAAGTATCATATTATAACATATAAAGAAACAATTGACGGGGATGTAGTAGAACCTGATATGTTTGAAGCAATTTTAGGTAATCCGCATCATTATATTGCAAATTTACTTAAAAGCGGATTCTTTGGAACGATTTGTAAGAAAACAAAAACATCAAGTGAACTTGCCAATACAATGTATGAAGATTTAATAAACATGGTAACAGAAGACGATGAATACGCAAGTGCATAAATTAATTGAGGAATATTTTCCTAATGACAAAGAAAAAGCTGAGGCATTTGTTCGAGCTATTTCTCATGGAATTACTTCTGAGATACAAAAATTTTCAACTGAAGAATATAAAAAATTTACATCTAGTACAAATAATGAGATTAAAGGAAGTTCATATGTATTAGGAGTTAGCGATGGAGCTGATATTTGTATTGGATTAATACAAGATATGCTTGACGAATAGATAGTTTTATAGTATAATTAATTTGTTGTTTAACTAAAGTGAGGTATTAAAATGGCGTCAACTGTTGAAATTAAACGTTGTAACTGTACTGGCGGAAAAGCTGCTGAATATCAAGATGCAACTTATGGTAAAAATATGCGAGTTATGAACGAAGACCAAAAGAAAGGATATACTTGTACTGTCTGCGGCGCGAAACATAAGTAATCATTCTACAATAATAATATAAGTTATATATATAAGCCAGAAGCGCAATACTTCTGGCTTTTTTTATATTATTACTTTTTACTTTTTTTGGCTGCTTTTGCTACTGTTGAAACTTTACCTGCTACATCTGCAATTTTAGCTTCACCTTCAGATGCCGCCACAGTAGATATTTGTTCTGATACTGCGCCAACTAAATCTCCTGAAGTATTTACTTCCTCGCCAACTTTTGCAGCTGCATCGCCTGCTTTTTGAGTTAAAGCCACTAAATCTGCATGACCAGTTGCTACTTCCACTGTTGTTGCTATTGCTGTTAATGTTGGAGCTGCTTTACCTAATCCAACAAATGCCTCTTTTATTTTACTAAAAAAACTCATGTTATTTCTCCTTTGTATCTTCTTTTAGGAATATCCCTGCTATAGCAAATACTGCAGATAACCCATTCATTACATTATTCCACATTTGATCCGAAATATTAGTTCCAAATACTGCAAATATTGCAGCTAATGCGGCATGACTACTTGGTTCTCTTAGTCGACTATAAACATAAAATAGTTTATTATATTCGCCTTGTAGAGTTCTTGGTTCTTTTATATATGCTAGTATTTTATTCATCACTTTCTCCAGTTTTTTACTTCTATTTATATAAACTAAATAAATTGGGATTAATTATTAAAATAGGATTTTATGTTAAATTGGCTTGGTACTGTAAACTTTCTTATCGCTGGATCTTTAATTGCAACAAATATTGAACCGTATACAAAATATGCATTTATTTTCTTTTTGATAGGGCATGGATTATGTTTAATAAATGCATATTGTAAAAATATTGCATCATTAAAATTGCGATATTCTTTTTTCTGTGTAATAGATTCTTATGGGATCTACAATTGGTTTACATAAGGAGATATTATGATTTCGCTTTGGATTGCTGCGTTTTCTGTTATACTCACATATTTTTTAATTGAAACTTTGTATAAAGATAATGAATAAAAAAAGGAGCTTTACGCTCCTTTTGCTTTTGGTATAGTAGGCGTCTTACAATAAGAATCAACCATTTTTCTAGCTGCATCTGGTGTCATTTTATGATCTTTTACTACAGCATCAACTGCTTTTTTAATATGTTTTTGTTCGACAGGCGCAGCACCAGAAGCAAAAATTGGACCAATATGGTATTTAATTGTTTGCTGAACGTCTTTTACTGAACCTTCATATAATTGTCGAAATTCTCTAAAACTTTTCATTTATTTTTCCTAAAAAGGGGGATTTCTCCCCCATATCAATTAAGATCTTGGATCTTTATAGATTGATGTATTTTGTTTTGGTGCGGGGAACTTTTTAACTACATCATGAACCGCGTCAAAATGTTTAGGTGATTTTTGCATGTGAGCCATAACTTCTTGTCTTTTTTGTGGTTTTAATCCAGCCATAAAGCTATTAATTCTTTTTGCATCGCCATGTTGTAAAGTAACAGATCCTTGTCTTAAATCAATATCTCTATGAGCATTTGGTTTTGACATTTCACCTTTAGCTGCACGAGCTGCTAATCCAGCTTGAACTCTTTTGTCATCAGGATTTTCTTTTTCATCATCAGATAATGGATTATCATCAATATCTTCAGCTGTTTTTAATTTTCCATGAAGAGATTTACTAAATGAATCATCATCTACTTCAGCATGTTTTTCATCTTTATAATCATCATCTTCTTTTGGTTTTTTCATTTTACTAATTGTTTTGCTGTAATCATCATGATCATTGTCATCATCATCGTCGTGCGATTCTTGAATACCAAATACTCGTTGAGCAACACCAATTTTAGATTCTTCTAATCTAGCTGCAATTTTAGACGAGATAATATCAGTAAATGATTGTGTAGATTCAACTAAATTACCTGATAATATAGTTTCAATCATACCTTGAATAGATTCTCTTGTTACTTGCATATCATCATGTTCTTGACCAGAACGACGAGTTGCAGGTTTGTTTCTGGCAAGATAACGAGCATCATGTTTTTCTGGTGGTTCGCCGGCATCTTTGCGTTCCTGCGCTCTTAAACGCAATAAATCACCTAATTCATCTTTTTTCTGTTTTTTAGGGCGACCATAGCTACCTGTATATGCTTCTTCGACTCCACCTTTATATTCTTTAGCTTTTTGTGCATTAATGAAGTCTTTTAATGAAGAATCAGGATTCTTTTTCATAAACTTATCATAGTTTGCTTTGAATTTAGGGTGTTTTGGATTATGTAGTTCGTATGGACCAGAACCTTCTTCTAATTCTTCCTCGAAATCATCTTCATCTAGGTCAAAATCATCTGGGTCGTTGTATAAATTACTCATTTTTGTATTTCCTTGTACGGTTAATTAATTATTATTTATATATTTATTTAGTTTTTGTCGTTATAAAATGCTGCAATAGCTCTTTGACGGCGTTTTTCTTTAGAGTCGCCTTCGAATCTAGAGTCATCTGATTTTATGAAATCATCTATATATGCTTTGACGCCCATAGAAGGATTTAAAACTTCATTTAATGCATCTTCAATCGCTTCTTCGTTACATGTAGTATCGCATTTATTGGTATATTTTTTAGCTCTTAGTTTTTTGAAATCATCTGAGTCTAATTTACCATTTTTGTTTTTATCTAAATCTTTGTCATATCTTTCAGAATAAACTGCTTTTTTAGCTTCAAGTAATCTAGATGCGATTTTACTTGATAAAACAGCTTTAAATGAATCAGTTGATTCGACTAAATTATTATCTATGACTTTATCTAACATTTGTATTACAGATTCTGTTGTATTTTGTTTTTTATTCACGGTTTTGCCTTTTTTAGGTGAAGGTTTTTCTGTTGCATGTAAAATTTTAGTTACATCATCGCTTTTTCTGCTGTTACCTTTTGTCCACATTTTATGCGAAAATAATGGATTTCCGCTTTTATCCATGGCATGGATTCTTAATGTTGCGCCACTTCTTTCTACTTTAAAATGATTAGCATTATTTAAATGGTCATTCAATGATGTTGAATGGTCTTCAAAATGATGGCCATTATGATTATTATTCTTATCAACAGTCATATGCGCCCTAGCAGCAACAAAATCTGGATTAGGAATTTGTAATTTATTTCTTACAAAATTTTTAATATGTTCGTGTCCATTCGGTCCATCTTTTATTTTATTTAAAGTATTTTCTAAATGACTTGTAACATTATGATTCTTATTTTCATAAGAATCATTTACTGCTTTTATATTATTTTTTAATCTTTCGTCATCTGGGCTTCCGCGAAGAGAATCTACATCGTGGTCATATTTATGTTTTCTAACGCTTTGTCCGCCGGAATAGATTCCTTGTGTAAGTTTTTTATGATTATCTACTTCTATTTTAGCTTTAGCTTTAAACTCATTAACGGTATCTTCGTGATCATTTCCAAAATCTTTAGCGTCTAATATTGTATTATGCGTATTATTCTTAGCAGTTGGAGTTTGATTTTTTTGGCTGCCCCATTTTAAACTTAATCCAATTGGTTTTTGATTTCCTTTTTTATCTTTAATAGTAGCCATAACATCGGCATCATCAGTTCCCTTATTCATCTTTCTATCAGGATTACTGCCATGTTTTTTCATATAACTGTTAACATTTCCATCAACAGAAGTCCATGCAACATTACTTAACGATTTAGGGTCGTATCCTCTTTCTTCTAAATGATTATGTAATTCTTTTGCGTGGTGTACTGCATTTCTATAATGACTATAATGTTCTTCTGGTTCTAACGAATCATGAGTATATCTATCGTGAACTGATTTTGGAATTTGATTATCTTGATCGCGATAATGTTCTGGCATATAATGTTCTGAAAAATGTCCATTTTTAACATGATTATCAAAATGCTCTTTTAACTCTTTATCATCCATTTCAAATAAATTTGGATGATTTCCTCCATGATATGGATTATTTGAACTGTTATGATGTTTAGACATATGATTTAAAACGCCTGCAGTCAGCAATTCATGTCTGACTCCATTAGTATTTGCGGCTGCGCCAGCTTTACTGTTTTCTTTTGCTTCAGTTAGGAAAGATTTAAATCTTAACATATTGATTTCCTTTGTTGAATGTTATATCTATATATTTATTTAAACAAATGCTTGACTTATTAATCCTTATACGTTATAATTATAATGTATAAACGATTAAAAAAGGAAAAATAATGAGAGGGAATTCAAAAATTATTATAAATTGTTCTTATTGTAATATAGAATATTTAAAATATAAAAAACAAATTAAACCTAATAATTATTGTTGTAGGCGATGTAAAGATTTACATCAAAAAGTATTATTTTCTGGAGAAAATAATCCAAATTTTAATAATAAATGGAACGAAGAACAGCGAAGAATTGGGTCAGAAATATCTAAGAAAAGATTTGAATCTGAAGAAATGAGGTATAAAGCTGGCTCAGCGAATAGAGGCAAAAAATTTTCTAAAGAAAAAGTATCTAAGATGCACGATCATAGAACTTCAGAAAGTTATTCTAGAAAACATACTTCCGACAGTAAAATTATAATAGGAATAAGATCTAAAGAAAAGTTTACCGAAGAATATAAACAAAATCATAGACAAACAATGGAAAAACTTGGTTATTGGATTCCATTAATCGACAAAGATCCATATAAAATATATTACGAAGATGCAAATTGGATTTGTTCAATGATAGAATATTTTTCTGAATATGAACAAGAACAATTAACTTTATTTGGTATATTTAATAGAAATAATACAAATGGTTGGGTTAGGGATCATATTTTACCTAGAAATATTGGGTATGAATTTAAAATACCATATCAGTTATTACGGCATCCCGCTAATTTACAATTTATTCCGCATAATATGAATATATCTAAAGGTTTTTCTGACAGGAAATTATTATTTGAAGATAAAATAGATTTAATAGATGTATTGTATAAAAAAATACTATCTTTTGATAAAACTTGGGTAGAACACAAATTTTGTTTACATTTTATAAATGAAGGAGGTTAATCTGATGGCTGAAATTTTTTTCGCGTCAGATCAGTGACAACATTTTGGTCACAAAAATATTATTAAATTTACGGATGAAAATGGCAATAGATATCGTCCATTCGATACACTAGAAGAAATGTATGAAACTATCATTTATAAACATAACTCAGTTGTTGGTAAAAATGATATCGTTTACTTCTTAGGAGATGTTACATTTAACAAAAAATATCTTGAATTATTAGATGAAATGAATGGTGAGAAATATCTTGTAAAAGGTAATCACGATTCTTGCTATCCATCAGTATATCTAAAATACTTTAAAGATTTATATGGTGTAATTAAGAAACACGATTTTGTATTAACACATGTTCCTGTTCATCCATCGCAATTAGACAGATGGAAATTAAATATTCATGGACACTTACATGCTGATATGATTATGTTAGATGGAGTCCCTGATACCAGATATTATAATGTTTCTATGGAGGCAATTAATTTTACTCCTGTAAATTTAGATATAATTAAACAATTTGTTGAGACTAGAGATGCTTAAATTAAAAGATAATGTTAAAGTTTTACAAGTACCGAAAAATTCAATTGATTTTTCTTTTGAAAAATTATCATTAGCAGGTAAACAAGTTAATGTTGTTGGTATGTGTTGGGATGCAGTGTTTAATGAATTTTTATACGCTGTTTATGATAATAGATTAAAAGTTAATCAGTGGTTTCGTGAGAAATATTTAAACTTAGTTGAGGAAGAAAATATGCGTGAATTTAAAGTTGGTGATCGAGTTCGGGTTGTTCGGAAAGTTGAACGAGAAAATGGCTGGGAAAATGGCTGGTTGCCTGAGATGAATATGGCAATTAATACTAGTTATGTTTTTACTATTGCCGACATTTCTAAAGAAGGCATTTATTTTAAACAAAATTGGAGCGATAATATTGAAATTCGTGGATATAAATTAGGATATCCGCCAAGTTCGTTAGAATTAGTTGAAACTGTTGAATCAAAAATTGCAACAAGTACAAACTTTCAGTATTTAAATGGTGCTAAATTAGGTTCAGGTGGTCCTTTAAGCGATTTATGTTTAACTATCCTTACAACTATAACTAAATACCCTGACGGGACTGCTAAGGTCGACTGGTCGGTTGCATTTAAGCATCCAAAAGATAAGTTTAACAAAGAATTGGCTCGTCAGGCTGTGTTAACTAAAGAAACAAAAGAATTAATATTAAGTAAAGGATTTAATCGTAATGAGATTATATTAAAAATTCTTGCTGATTTATTGTACCATGATGCATATTTGTCTAGTCAATATAGAGTATATGTGTTATTTTTAGTTGCACAATATTCTACTAACATTTTAAGAAAGGCGTTATTCAAATGAGTGAAAGTACAGTATCTTTATATCGCAGCGAATTAGAAGATATCGCTAAAGTGTTAAAAAAATTTCCAGAAGCTGAAAGCCTTGACATTACCGTTGATAACAGCAGCGGGATTGGTAAAATAACTGATATTGTTATTCCTAATGTAGAAATTAATGGAGCTACAGGTGATCTAAAGATTTCAATTACTGGCGTTGATCATTGGTAAATAACTTGGGGAGCCAAAGCTCCCCTTTTTTATTACCTAAATATTCTAAATATACATTTAGGTACTATAGATGAACGAACTAAACGATTTTTTAAACCTGATTTCTGAAGCAAAACGAGAATCTATCACGCCCAAAAAAGAAATCTTAGGTTTATCTGAAAAAATAAAACATAATTCTTTTTTTAACTTGTTGGAAAATACAACTCCGGAACTGTATCCGGAATTACAACCAATTGTAGAACCAACTCCTCCTGAAATAATCCAAGAAGAATTTATAGAAGAAAAAGTTGCTAAGAATGATTTAACTGATGCTTCGCATTATGATCGATTATTTAAAACTAATGTAGATTTGTTTAATCAACCCAAACTTCCTGCAGTTGCTCCAGAAATGAAGGCTTTGACTGATAAAATTCAGTACATGGAAAATTGGTTAAGTAAAATCTCCATGGCTGGTCCAGGTGGCGGTGAAGTTAATCTTCGTTGGTTAGATGATATTGATAGATCTAGTATTGCTAATGGTAGATATTTAAAATATAATCAATTATCTAATAAATTTGTTTTTGATAATCCAAATGCAAATGAAGTTGGGGTTTTAGATTATTTGCAATTAAATACTGATGGTCCGGGAGTAGTTCCGTTTCCGGGAACCTTATCTTGGAACCCAACTGAAGACTGTTTGAATGTTACCCAAAATGATGGATCAACTCTTCAAGTTGGTCTGGAAAATTATATACAAGTTCATAATGATACAGGAGCAACTCTTCATAATGGAGATGTTGTAAAATTTAGTGGAGTCGATTCTTCTATTGCAGATTTACCGCTATGTGAATTAATGGTTTCTGATTTAGATGCGGAACCGTTATATATTATTGGAGTGTTGACTAATGATATCCCTATTGGACAAAGTGGCAGAGCTACAATTCTTGGTAGAGTACATGATGTTAATACTACTGGTTCGGATGTAAATGAAACATGGAATGTTGGTGATATTCTATGGGTACACCCTACTCTTCCAGGTAAAATGACAAAAGTTAAACCAACTCTACCTAATGTTGCATTATCAGTTGCAGCTATTGTTAGTTCTGGGTTAACCGATGGAACTCTATTAGTTCGCCCTACTATATGGCCAAGACTGCGTTATGGTGTATTCTCTAATACGGTTGACCATATAATAGATGCTATTAATACTGCTTATCCAATTGACTTAGATGTGACAAATATCGCAAGTGGGTTTTCTTTATCTGCAAATTCTCGTGTTGTTGTATCTCAATCTGGATTATATAATTTTTCTTTATCTGCCCAATTATCTTCTACTAATTCAAGTACGAAAAATGTATATTTCTGGGTAAAGAAAAATAATACTGATGTAAATTATAGTACAAGATCTCAAACTGTAAATGGTAATAATACTCGTATGACGTTTGCTTGTAATTGGACAATATCGTTAAATGCAAATGAATATGTTCAACTAATGTGGGCTGCTGATGATTTAACAATAAGGTTGGATTCTGCAGCTAATACTGCGTTCTGTCCTGCAACTCCGTCAATATTATTAACAGTAACTCAAACAGCTCTTTAAA